CTGATCTTGGGAGACCTCACCGAGAAGAAAGACAATCACGGGGCGCTCCTCGTGAACACAATTGTTGAGTATTTGGTCACGCTCTCCGATCGGTGCCCTATCATAATCCTGCGAGGGAATCACGATGGTCTTGATCCCTCGTACCCATTCTTTGAGTTCTTGCGCAACTTCAGGAAGATTCAGTTCATCTCCTTTCCTGTAGACATGGAAGTCGCAGGCATTGGGCACTGTCTGTTCCTTCCCCATACAACTGACTACAAGCGCGACTGGCGCGGGTTGAAGTTGAAGGACGAGGGATATGACTACATCTTCGCGCATAATACGTTCAAGGGAGCCTCGGGGCAGCATCGAGAATTGGATGGCATCCCGACTGATATCTTCAACTCGTATGCGAATGTCATCGCAGGCGACGTTCACATCCCGCAGACCATCGGCCCCATTACGTACGTTGGGTCGCCATACCTTGTAGACTTCGGTGATGATTTCAAGCCGCGTGTGCTCCTCATTGATTCCGCCACACTGAAGCGCAAAAGCATTGTTGTTCCGGGCTCTCAGAAGCGGCTCGTGGAATGCACCTTGGGCAAAGCTGGGGTTGATTGGCCTGAGGGCGGTTTAAACAAAGGCGACATCCTCAAGATCCGCATCTCTGTAACTCCCAAACAGTATGCCAGGTGGGGCGAGGTAAAAGAAGAAGTCCATGCCTGGGGGAAGAAGCATGGCTATATCATTCACATGGTCCAAGCAGTAACAGGTGCCGCGGGTCTATCGCTCGGAGCAACAGCCCCCCAGCGGTCGCGCCTATCTGATGAACAGACATTAGAGGCGTATGCACAACAGAGAGGGATTGATCCTCATCTGTTGAGTCGCGGTAGAAAGCTGATGGAAAAGGTCAAATGAAGATCACGTTCCAAGACATCACGATAAAAAACTTTAGAAGCTTCACCTCCCCCGCGCAGCAGTTGGATTTCTCCTCTCTTCCGATCGGAGTCTGTTTCCTGCGCGGGGAGAATGAAGTTGAGCCCGACCTTGGTGCGAACGGGTCTGGCAAGACCTCGATATGGAACGCGTTGTCTTGGTGCCTGTTTGGTAAGACTCCTGATGGTCTTCGCAATCCTGACATCATTCCTTGGGAGGCAAAGAAGTCTCCCAGGGTTGACGTGTCGCTGTTGGTAGACGATGTTCCCTACGTCGTCACTCGAAGGGCAGCACCAAACGCCCTACGCATCGATGGCGAGGATGCGAACCAAGAAAAGGTTGAGCGGCTGATTGGTCTCAACTTCGATACCTTCACACACACGGTTCTGTTCGGTCAGGACCGTGCGTTGTTTTTTGATCTGTCGGCGAGCGAAAAGCTTGGACTCTTCACTGATGCCCTCGATCTAAACAGATGGGACGAGCGCTCCAAGGTCGCATCAGACGAAGTTCGTACGTTAGAGTTCAGGAGCATCGCTCTGCAAGGTGAGCTCTCAGCAGCACGAGGCCAAGTAGATCGCACCAAGGAACTACTCGATAGAGTCGTGGTCCAGTCGCAAGAATTTGAAGAGCATCGGCTCGACGATCTCGAGAAGTTGGAAGCGGGGATAAGGTCCCTCACTGTTCAGGTCGATACTGCGACAGAAAAGCGCAACTCCGCCAGCCTTGTTGAGGATGGTGCTCTTACTGAGAAAGACGCTCTCGATAAACAGTTCCGCAAGCTTTACGACGCGCTGTTCGAGTTACGCGATGAGCTGTCTACAAAGAGCGCGGAAGTAGAGCAGAAGCGCTCGCGCATCAAGGAGCTCAGGAAGGAGATTAGCGGACTAGGTGATCTCGACAACTGTCCGACGTGCGGCCAGTCGCTCGAAGGCACCTCGCTGCTCAAGCATAAGAAGTCGCTACAGGCGAAGGTTGATAAACTCGTAGCTGACATCAAAGAGATTGATATCCTCTCGATCGAGAAGCGATACAACGCACAGGACAAGAAGATAGATAGAGTGCGGCCGGCCTTGAATGAGAAGGAAGAGATTGCGAAGAAGGCCCGGTCTGAGATTGATATGTGGAATATCCGTTTGGGTGATCTCCAGGTTGATCTTCTAACAGCGAAGCGAGAAGCTGCGCGACTGGACGCCGACACCAATCCCTATCACGATCAGGTTGCCAAGCTGAAGAAGGATCTGAAGAAGCAGAAGCAGATTGTAGATGACGTTGTAGAGCAGATCCGTAAGTTGACCAAGCGGCTGGAGCGGACGAAGTTCTGGGTTCGTGGCTTTAAAGATGTCCGGCTGTTCATCATGGAGGAGGTGCTCGCGCAGCTTCAGCTGGCTACCAACTCGATGCTGGATAGCGTAGGTTTGCACGACTGGGCTATCGAGTATGCCGTCGAGCAGGAGACGAAGTCGGGGACGACAAAGCGCGGTTTATCTGTAACGGTGATCTCGCCACACAACTCTACTCCGGTTCGCTGGGAGTGCTGGTCTGGTGGTGAAAGACAACGCCTTCGGCTTGTAGGAGCGATGGCTTTGTCCGAGGTGCTGCTCGCATACGCAGGCGTGAATGTTGACATCGAGGTGTTCGACGAGCCGACGCGAAGCCTGTCGGAGGACGGTGTCAGAGATTTGTGTGAGTTCCTTAGTACTAGAGCGAAAGAGCTCAAGAAACAGATTTGGTACACCGACCACCATACAACCGAGAGCTCATTGTTCTCGGCTGTTGTAACTGTCCGCAAAATACCAGGCTGTGGATCTAGGATATTTACCTCTTGACCTGTGCTAAAATAGCCGCTAAACCTTTGAGCTGTAGAGACGGAGGTTAGGAGAACTCATGAGACTCGTTTTTGCAGTAGTTTCTGTCGCCGCTATCATTGGACTTCCGATGCTGGCGAATTCGGCACCACTGCCGCGCATGACTCCGGCCCAGTGGGCGCCTCCTGGTTGTGAGCGTTGTCCTTTTGGATGCAGCAATCTTGGTGGTAGGTGGATTTGCAAGTGCAAGCTTGTTGGAACTTGCTGATCTAATTAGTATTGGATACAGTATTCATTCGTAGTTAACTAGCGATGACTTCGTAGAACTTGCCACAGGTTTAGTGTTCATAAGTAGAATTTTGAACTTGACCTGTGGCTTATTTAAGCTCTATAAGGAAATCGTCACTTATGTCCGTGTACGGAGGCTTCGATGGCAGTAGTGTTGTATAACGATTTCAATACCCGTGTCCCGCTCAATCAGGCTTCGTTTCACATGAAGATGGCAACAAGCTGCTTCTTTACAGCGGTCCTGCAGATGCTCTCAAATGCGCTCAACGCTGTAGCCAGCATCTTCGATCCGGCGATCTACGCCGTCTACAGAATTATCGATCGTGTGTCCGACCACCTTGTACCCCTTCCTGGCCTACGGCATCAAGCGTGGGCCTTCCGGTATCGGATGACATACCACGCGAAGGCGCTGTGGGGACACAGGCGGATGTTTGGCTTCGTCTTTGGCTTGGCCTTCACCTTCCAGTTCGTTTTCGTGACGCTGCTTCTGGCGGCTGTTCACTCCTAGTTTTGTTCTGCGTATCGTAACGTCAACCAATAGGGCTTTTTGCCCAGGAGATTACAAAATGAAACTTCTTGCTATTTCTTTCGCTGCTCTTGTGCTTACCGGCGCCGTGGCTTCTGCTGAGGTTGCTGATGAGTGGGGCGACAGCGGCGATTGTCTGAATCGCTATCAGCGTCCGATTCGCGTTTCCACCGCCACCGGAAACGACGTCTGGATGTCCGTCAACACTCGCACCAAGTTCTGCCGCGGCGGCTACACCAACGGTCTGATGGGCGAAGTCGGCGAGGGCGGCAACAACGGCGACGCTGCTGGTGACGCCGGCGGTGATCATGGTGGTGACCATGGCGGCGATTGCGGCGAGGGCGGCGGTCACGGAGGGGGAGAAGGCGGACCGAAGTAAACCGCCCAGACGACGTAGCGGCGGCGAGGGGGTCTTGCCGCTGCAACTACTCTAAGGTTTGGAGAACCACAATGAAAAAGTTTTTGCAGGTAGCCTGGGTCATCGGGACCGGGCTTGTTCTCGGGGGTGCTGCTCAGGCAGCTGACGTCTACAACAGCTACAAGGATTCGCCACGCGCCATCGTCGAGTCTGTTCCGGCGATCGCCTGGACGGGATTTTACTTCGGCGGCCAGGTCGGCTACGGCAATGCCAATCACGAAGTCGATGTCAACGTTGATTACGGTGATGGTGAAGGCGGCAGCGACAGCCACAACCTGTTCAACCTGAATGGCCTCAACTCTCATGGCGTGGTCGGAGGCGTATACGGCGGCTTCGATTGGCGCCGCGAACGCATCGTCATGGGTGCACTCGCTGGCTACACCTGGACCGGGATGGAGACAACTTTCTCCGCCCTCGACGGCGCCATCAACGCTTCCTTGGAGAAGCAGGACGAGTGGTACGTCGGCGGCCGCATTGGCGCTCTGCTTTCGGAGAGTACCCTTCTCTATGTCGGCGCCGCCTACGTGGCGACTGAATACGAAGGGACGGCAAGTATCGAAGGTCGCAGCGTTGGCTCTATCTCGCGCGACTATGATGGCGTGAAAGCCCTGGCCGGCATCGAGACGAACATCTCCGGTGGTCTGTTCGCGAAGCTGGAATACCAGCACGACTTCTACGGCGATGTCAACTGGTTCGACGACGGCGGCGTGTCGGTTGATGACAAAGCCGACGAGGACAAGATCCTCTTTGGTGTCCACTACAAGTTCGGCATCAACGGCCTGCCTGGTATGTAATTACTGCTGCGGCTGAGCTTACCCCGCTCGCTATAGCTGCGCAGTATAGGGCCTGCGGTTCTCCTTAGACCCCTCTCGGGAGGATCGCAGGTCTGCTTATCTCACTCACAGGAAAGTAGATAGTTTGGAGAATGGTATGATGGCTGCTGTAGCCGGTGATGGTGTCCTCGGGCGCCAGGCCGAGATTCCAACCACCCCCGACGGCTTCGAATTCGACCGCATCGACAATCCCAACCCAACGCGCTTGTATGTCTGCCGGTTTACCGTGCCGGAGTTCACGAGCCTCTGCCCGAAGACCGGCCAGCCCGACTTCGCGAATATCTTTATCGATTACATTCCCCGCCGGTACCTGGTCGAGTCCAAGTCGCTGAAGCTCTACATGTTCAGCTTCCGCAACCATGGCGCCTACCACGAGGCGGTTATCAATCAGATCGGCGAGACCTTGGCTGAGCTCTTGAATCCGATCTGGATGCGTGTCACTGGGATCTTCAATCCTCGCGGCGGCATTCCTATCGACGTATGGTTCTACCACGGGAAGGTTCCGAGCGAGCTGTCCGCGTTCGACATTCCGCAGTTGCCTGCTCCGATCTGGCGCGGCAGATAAATAACTTCTCTGTCGGGGGAGGCGTAGAGCTCTAGCGGACGTGCTCCCTAGAGCTTTTTTACTGTTATGCGACAGATCGGTGAAGATATTTTACCTGAATGCTTGGCTTCATGTTTCTTCACCGCAGAAAAATTATTGTCGCATTTTTGACCATTCCCGCTATTATTGAGCAGAGTGAAGACGTAACCCAGTGCGAAGCATGAGCCCGCTGAGGGCCATGAGAGACGGACGAGAAGCTGGCCCGCTACCCTAGCCGCGGACCCTGCCGCTTCGCGAGTCGTTCGCAGAGCTCGTGGCAAGATCCCTATGCCGGAACGCGATTCCATCGACAAAATCGTGAATTCGTACTTCGCGTGCGTTACGGCTGAGCCGTTCACATACAAAGGTGAACGATTCGAGCCTAAACTACTTCGCGTGAGTCCATACATATTCCGCGGCTACACCTGCCCGGCCTCGTGTGCTGCTTGTTGTAGCCGCTTCTCTCTTGATTACCTTCCCAAAGAGCTTGAGCCTCATCCCTATCGGTTGACCAAGCGGACTGTTGAATTCAACGGGAATGACATCGTCATCTACTCCGACGGGCAAGACGATCACAACAGCCACCACTGTCGTAATGTCAAAGATGATGGGCGATGCGACATCCATGGTGAGCATCCTTTTTCGTGCGATTTCGAGTTGATCAGATTTCTGAAATTCTCGAATGCACAGCAGGCAAATCAGCTCACACAGAAGCTGTACGGTCGTGCACATGCGATGCTTCAGGTCGATGGTACGACCCGGGGCGCGAAGTGCGAGATGTTACCACCGTCCGAAGACTACGCACTTGACGTAGCTCGCAAGCTTAAGCGCTTGAAGACGTGGTGTGAGCATTTCCAACTGAAGCACAAGGTTGACAAAATAATCAAGTACGTGGAATCCTATCCGCGGATCACACCCTTGGAGGTATAGAGATGGCGAAGAAAGACTCGCGAATGGACATCCATATTCATGTGCATACCGATCCGGAGTTAGGGTGCCGGCTGGATCGGATCGAAGAGGCACTTAACCTACTAGGAGTTAGTGAGATCATGAAAAAGCTTAACTTCGACGCCCTGCTCGCCGAGGTCACCGAGACCAAGGACGTTGCTCAGTCGGCCATCCTGCTGCTTCAGCGTGTCACGGATGCGATCCGTGCCAATGCTGCCAACGAGGCCGAGATCACGCGCATCGTCGGCGAGCTGGATGCGAGCAATGCTGCTCTCGCCGCCGCCATTACGGCCAACACGCCTGCGGATCCGGAGCCTCCGCTCGCGTAACATAAACGTGGGTGGCTCGGTTTGATCCGGGCCACCCAACTCTTGTACCAATAGGAGACTCTCATGGCCGATGTTAAGTATAAATCAGAAGCTAACTACAAGCTCCTGGTTGGCGTGAAAGAGCTCGAACGTTATCTGTTGAGTCAGGGCGTAAACTACTCAATCACGAATAGCATTGAATTTGGTAACGACATCACTCGCTTCCTGGCTACTAGGAAGGTCAAAGAAGACCAGGACAAGGGCTGGCCGCTTCCGCGAAAGGTGATTGCAGTACAACAGTTGATGTTTGCAGACGCTGGCGCCAACCCCGGAGATATCGACGGGCTGGTCGGTCCGATGACCATGAACGCGCTTGAGCAGTGGCAGAACATTATCCGCGATACTGAGCCAACCAAGGCTGCTGCCAAGGCTGCGATAAAGATATCGTCCTGGCCGCGCGAGCGTGATGTTGAAAAGTTTTACGGGCAGCCTGGTACAGGTCTCGTGAACATGGACCTGCCCTACCCGATGAAGATTGCCTGGGACCCTCTTGTAGAGGTTAACCGGATTGCGATAAACAAAAGATGCTCTGAGTCTGCGCATCGCGTTCTCGAGAAGATCTTGATGCATTACGGGAAGAAGGAGATTGATCGTCTCGGGATGAACATGTTCGGCGGCTGCCTCGCCAATCCTCCCAGGTTCAAGCGCGGCAGTTTGAAAACAGCGTCAATGCACAACTGGGGGATCGCGATTGACTTTGATCCCTTGCGTAATCAGCTTAGGTGGGGTCGAGATCGCGCGCGACTCGCCCTGCCGTCGTGTGTGAAGTTCTGGGAGTTCTGGGAAGACGAAGGTTGGGTATCGCTTGGCCGCGAACGCAACTACGATTGGATGCACGTACAGGCTGCAAACTTCTAGGTAGTGAGGCTATCCGTGGAATTCCCCAGCGAGGTTGTTGCGTATCTGCAGCGTACCAAAGTACACGATATTGATACTGCATGTGCGCTGCAAATCAACAGAGCACGCAAACAGGCGGATACGCTAGTATCGATATTTCAGGAGCACGAGCCAAGGACACTTCTTGATATCGGCTGTGGACTTGGAATAGCATCAATTATTCTTGCGCAGCAGTTCGATTTGACTGATTTGCATTTGATGGACGGCGATGGGTCGAGCGAAATCTATCACGATTACCGTGAAGATGCTCTCCCGTGGAATGACGTTGAGCTAGCTCGTAAGATGGCTGCAGCCAACGTCCCGCTCGGTTGTTTGGTTAGCGCGTATTACGCAGATCCGAATCGCATAATTCCAGTAGACGTTATTGTTTCTTTCAAATCCTGGGGAACCCATTATCCGGTGTCTACTTACCTGCCGCTTGCTTGGCACTCATTGGAACCCGGTGGTTTAGTTGTTATGACCTTGCGTCCAGGTGATGAGAAATTTCTACAGGAGCAGGTTGGCGAGGTTGTAGCTGCTGGTTTTAAACTTGTCGATCGTCAGAGTCGTCAACACGTTTTCCAACGGAGCTAGTTATGAAGACGTTGTACTCGCAGGCCTACCGTCAGCTGTGTGAAGAGATGCACAAGGAGAAGCCCTGGGGGACAAAGGGCTATCGGTACATCGACGATTTCTATCCACACGTCAAAAGGCTGGGCTGCCAAACCCTTCTTGATTATGGCTGCGGCAGGGCGACGATAAAAGAACACCTGGCGGAGGTCAATCCAGAGATCACCGTCTACTGCTACGATCCATGTGTGCCGGAGTATGACCTGCTGCCAGACTCGGCCCACTTCGTTGTCTGCACTGATGTGATGGAACACGTCGAAGAGCAGTACGTCGCTAACGTGTTGGAGCACATCTGCACGTTGACAGAGCGTGGAGCGTATTTCGCCATCGCGCTTACGAAAGCCAAGCGAGACCTCCCCGACGGTACCAACGCACACATCACCATCAAGTCGGCGTTTTGGTGGATAGAGCAACTCAAAGCCCAGCCTTGGAAGGTCGCGGAGATGAACGCAGGGAAGAAGTCGTTGAGGGTATTTCTCAAAAAGGTGTAAAAGGTATGGAAAAGCTGCCATCGGGGTTTTGGGTTCCTGACGGATGCTACGGGAAACCGTACTTCAGGGATACTACACCTGAGGGCTTATCTAAGCACTGCGAGGAACATATCGCTGCGGTATTGAAGCATCTACCTCAGCGGAGTCGTGGCCTTGCAATTGATGGGGGAGCATACGTTGGTATTTGGACACAACACCTAGCTCGGCATTTTTCTAAGGTGGTGGCGTTCGAGCCAATAACAGATAATTTCGTATGCTTGGTGAAGAATGTTGACAAGCTTGAAAATGTCGTTTTGGTGGGAGGCGGGCTAAGCGACAAGGACGGCGAAGTGCAGATGACCGATCTTGGCAAGGCGTATGGGTATCGCATTCCATTGGTAGATGATCCAAAGACCCCGTCTGTTACAGCTCATATGCACAGCCTAGATAGTTTCGACTGGTCTGTCGATTTCCTAAAGCTTGATGTTGAGGGGAATGAGTTGCCAGCGTTGCAGGGAGCACAGAAGACGATTGTTAAAAACAAGTCTGTAGTGCTCATCGAAGAGAAGTTGAATTCCAGAAAGGAGGCAACAAGGTTTCTTAGGAAGTTGGGTATGAGATGTATATGGCGGCAGAAGAACGACTATCTGTTTGTCTGGTAAGGGGGGTTGTGGTGTCTCAAATTGTTGTTGATCATCTCGAAGCTGGCGCTATCACCTTCCCCGCAGTTCCGCAGGTACGCGCTTCAGAGATACAAGAACACGTTAGACATATTTACAATCGGTATTTATCTCTGGTACCGGTCCTACAGAAGTTTAACCCCAAAGCAGTTCTTGACATTGGTTCGGGGTTAGGTGTGATTGATATTTTCCTAGCGGGGCTTGGGGGTATCACAGAAATTCATCTGATGGATGGTGATGGTTCTGCAAAGAAGTTGAATAGCTTCTCCAAAGATGCTGTTGCCTGGTACTCAGTTGAACTTGGGAGAACTATTGTACAGGAAAACGTTCCGGAAGGTGTAACTGTATTCGGACATCTAGCTGATCCGAGTATTGACGTATCTGTAGATATGATAATTTCTACACAAGCGTGGGGACATCACTTTCCTGTTGATATGTATATTGATACAGCTTCTAGATGTTTGAATCCTGGAGGTTGCATCATCACTGATATACGAACTAGGACGAAAGGAGTTGACACGTTTAGGGCACACGGTTTTACAGTTGAACGTGAACTGCCGTCGAGGTCTAGCAAGCGTCGTCGGTTTGTTTTTACTAGGAGGTAGCTGGCGAATGACGACTATTTCTGTGCCGTACACACTGTACAAGTTTGGGGCGCGTCGGTTTACTGTTGAATGGATTCTCGATCCTCAAAATGCTACTGATGTTTACATCGGTGATCCGTTCGAAGCGATAGACGCCGATCTTGTTTCGGTACACGCTCTATCGGCTTCTGGAATTCTGTGCAAGTTGTACGGCAGTAACCTGGAGGCAGCCAAGACAGATCCAAGCCAAGGTGTGCTGTCAAACATTTCTGACAGTATCGTGTTGCCCTCAGGGAGTGACGTAATTTATTTTCCTCCAATGCGTTTCTACTGGCCTACAGCGGAAGACGTTGCAAGTTTTAGTCGGGTATCCCTTTTATTTGAAGGGATCTAACTACTAAACCAAGTAAGTAACTGAAGAGGAGAAGTAGATGTTTCTGAATGCTCGTATCCGCTCGATGATCTTCCACGGTGAAACCCAGGAGCTCATCGCCTTGATCCCGAACTCGACGACCGGCGCAACTCGGCAGGCGTTGATTCGCAACATCTTCCGCCGCAAGCGTAAGATCCTTGCAGCGACCTGGCCGACTTCATAATCATGCGGCTCGCTTTCTACAGAAGCGCGAAGGAGGGATGCCGGCTCATCGCTGGCATCTTTCGTACTGGTATGCTGGTGCATGGCGACACATTAGACGAGCATGCCATCGGCGGTGACTTTAACAATCCAGCTGATGCGATTGCTGTGTTGGCTGTAAAGCGGAGGGAGATTTTCGACTACGCACAAGCGAATGAGATTCCGTTATTGTATTTTGACAAAGGTTACACGCGTACTCGTGATTGGAAGAGAATTGCCTTCAACGGATGCGAGCCTGGTACGTCATTAGGCCTGTACGGTTTTAAGCATGACCGGCGCAGGCTGTTCAACTGGGAACCCAAGCCTTGGCGGACAGAAGGAAATCATATCGTTATCGCGTCCTCGAGCCCGAAAGAGCATAAGTGGAGAAACCTTCCGCCACCAGAAGAGCACGCCGCCCAGCTTGTAGAAGAGTTGAGGCTGTATACCGATCGGCCGATTCTATATCGCTGCAAACCAAACCTAAACGAGAAAGGAACGGTGCCAGGAACGATACAATCTGAAGACGGGAGGACGATCCAAGAAGATTTAAAAGGTGCTCATGCTCTGATCACTGTAGGGTCAAGCGTAGCACTCTGGGCAGCACTTGAAGGTGTGCCATCAATAATTCTAGGTGATGCCGTCTCAGTAGGGTTCTCGAGTAGTAGTTTATCGAACATCGAGCATCCTAGATTGGGAACTGAAGAAGAAGTTATCGCAGTACTGAATGATCTCGCGTACCATCAATGGTCGATGGAAGAATTCGAATCAGGCAAAGCTTGGTCGTACATCAAGCGAATGCTATTCATCAACGCAATCAAGCAATGGCAAAAAACACATGACGATACAAGTTGAAATTATCGCAGATAGCATTTCCGAAACAGATGTTCGGATCACTACTTTTTTGTTGACGTATCCGAGATTCATTCATGCGGAGGTGTTAACACATCGAGTCTTTTCGAGGAATAGTGCATCTAGTCGCGCGATCCCGATTACGAAGATGTTACACTCTGTTTTAGATACTCCTGCCCTTCCGATACATTGGGGTAAGAATCAGAAGGGGATGCAGGCGAAGCGGCAGCTGGACGGTTGGCGGTTAAGATGCGCAAAGATGCTGTGGAATATTCACAGATGGCATAGTGTTGGAATCGTTTGGACGCTTAACAAGCTGGGACTGCATAAGCAGTTGGCAAATCGTCTACTCGAAACGCATTCGCACATCACCGTTCTTGTTACCTCGACGCAGTGGAAAAACTTCTTCCATCTTCGTGCGCACTCTGATGCGATGCCGGAGGTTGATGATCTTGCAAGAAAGATGCAGTATTGGTACACCGAAAGCCTTCCGAAGCTGAAGGGAAAAGATGAATGGCACCTTCCATTCATCACAAGCGTAGATATGGCAGACCCGTTCGTGACGTTGAATCCCGAGACTTCTAGAAAGAAGTTGCAGCTGATATCAGTCGCGCGATGTGCGCGTACATCGTACACCTTATTCGAACATAACGTATTCTCCTGCGAAGAAGACTACACACTGGGTAAACGGTTGGTGGCTGCGAGACCTCTACACGCATCACCACTTGAGCATCAGGCCACTCCCGATCCGTTAGAAAAGGAACGCTACTTGTGGGGTAACTTCCATGGGTGGGTTCAACATAGAAAACTATACAGCGAAGAGGCTGTCAGCGAAGTTTCTAGTTATAGAAGTAGAACTGACAGTGTGAGTGGAAGTGACGAAGTAGTTCAATCCGAGGAATGACGTATGATTCTCCCGGCTCAGCATATCAGGAAATTGTGCCTGCAAGAAGAATCGCTTGTGTCTCCATTCAACGAGCAGCAAGCATTTGAAGGTATGACCTTCGGGCTCTCGCCCGCAGGATATGATGTTCGAATCGATCAGGATGTCACAATCAGCCCGACATCCTATCGGGGATCGTTCGCGCTGGCATCTACAGTAGAGCGATTCATAATGCCAAAGAATCTACTCGGCAAGGTCTGCGATAAATCATCGTGGGCCCGTCGAGGATTGGTTGTTCAGAATACAGTGATCGAGCCTGGTTGGTGCGGTTACTTGACGTTAGAGCTGAGCAACATCGGCGACGAGGTTATCAGTCTTACGCGCGGAACACCAATCGCGCAGATCGTCTTCCATCTACTGCTTGAGGATACAGAGCAGCCGTATGTTGGAAGATATCAGAATCAGGATCCAGGTCCTCAGGTGGCCAGACTGATTCAAGAGTAGACAACTACAACATTCCCAAGGAAAGGAATAGCAATAATGAAGGGCGTAGATAAGTTGAAGATAGGTTTTGTTGGTGCGGGCTGTACTGGAAAGAGTTCGGTTGCCAACATCCTCGCAGCAGATATCACGATACCAGAACAGTTCCGGCCATCCATCGTTCGTGATGTGTTCACCAAGCTTGGCTACAGAGGCGAGCTCGATCAGTTGAAGATGAACGATACTGATGCCTGGCACCTGCAGAAGATGATATTGAAAGCGAAGTTTGAATACGATACAATCGCTACTACAGGACTCTTCGATAGGACGCCGATAGACCATGCAGCTTACGCGTTGTATCGATGCGGTAACTTCATCAGCGATGATGATCTCGAATGGATCCAAACAGAATGCTGGTCATACACGAGCAAGTATGATCTGCTTTTCTTCTTCCCGATATACGATTGGGGAAAAGTAGTTGATGACGGCTTCCGGCAGAACAACAAAGCGTACCGGATCGCAACACAATCGATCATGCTCGGCTTGTTAACTGAGTATGGCGCGAAGTATGAGACGATAGAGAATACAACTCCGCAGCGTCGGGCAGAGTTCGTAAAAGAGAAGATGAACGCGCGAAGGAGCAGATAATGGAATACAAAGAAGTATTGTTGTTCTGCGGAATAGCTGGGGTAATGGCTCTGATATACGCAGTGATCAGATATCTCGATCTGGGTACAGCGTTCGCTAGTATCCTCGAGTTGATTAAGTAGAACAAAAAGAATTAGTTGAATACTAAAACGACAAAAACCTGTAGCGGCAAGTATGATGTAGATTGATGTTATACTTGACGCTACTACAGAAGAAGATGGAATCAGAGCAAAAGCAGTAAGTAATAGAAAGAAGGTTAAGTATATGAAGCGCGTCAGGTTGAAAGAAGATGTACCAAAGGAACCAGGTTTAGTATCAACTACTTCCCCTTTGGTTAAGTGGACTGCTAAGGCGGCAAGGGAACATGCGTTTCAAACAGGTGAGATGCCACACCTATTCTTGTTGAGGATTAGCAGAGGGGAAGTGATAGAAGATGGTACACCTCGCGGTCATCGCCCTACAATAGAAGAACGGATAGATTGTGCGAAGGCTTGCGCACAGTATTTCGTTCCGAAGTTGGGATCCTTAGCAGTTAAGGATGATACAGATACGACACCAAGACAACAGATGGTGTTTAATGAAGAAGCACTAGAGAGCTTGACGCCAGATGAACTCGATGTCTTCCAGCGTGTATTCGGTAAACTCCTCGGAAGAGGAGATAGCCGAGAAGATGCGAATACTCGTGATAAGAAGCCGGTTAAGGAGTATTCCCGCACCATCGACCTTAAAGTCGAATGAGTGGCCACCAAACTATGATTTGGTTAAGGCATGGCGTCAGCAGCAGTTAGAAAGAATGGCATTAGACCCTGAGTTAGTTGATGCTGCTAAGAACCATTATAAGTCTGGGTTCCGTGGTGCAGTGGACTTTATCAATGATTGGTGCACGACGTATGACCCTAGAATGATATCGAAAGGCAATCCAGCAAAGATGCCTTTCATCATGTTCTACAGGCAAGAGCAGTTCGTTGATTTTATCCTGCGCTGTCTAGCAGAGGAATGCGATGGCCTTGTAGAGAAATCACGCGACATGGGTGCCACTTGGATATGCTGCGCGATAAGTGTCTGGCTATGGTTATACAAGGATGGATCGGCAGTAGGCTGGGGAAGTAGGAAGCAGGAACTCGTAGATAGGATTGGTGACCCATCTTCTATCTTTGAGAAGATCAGAATCCTTATTCGCAATCTACCAGAAGTGTTTTTACCTCGAGGATTCACGTTCGATGGCAATGCCCACTTCATGCGTGTTACAAACCCTGAGAATGGATCTTCAATCATCGGGGAAATCGGCGATCAGATCGGACGTGGTGGTAGAACGCTTGTTTACTTCAAGGACGAGTCAGCCCACTATGATAAGGCAGAATCGATCGAAGCTGCTCTTATGGATAATACGCGTTGCCAGATTGATATCTCCTCAGTTAGTGGCACGGATACAATCTTCTACCGCAAGCGCGACTCCGGGATTGAATGGGGACAAGATGATCCGGTTTACAAAGGTAAGACGAATGTCTTTGTTATGGATTGGTCGGATCATCCTGAGAAGACTCAAGAGTGGTATTTGCAGAGAAAAACCAAAGCCAAGGCAGATGGTCTCAGTCACGTATTCGCAAGAGAGATTGACAGGGACAGTGCTGCCTCGGTCGAAGGTGTTATCATCTTACCCGAATGGGTCAAGGCTGCAATCGACGCTGATAAGAAACTGGGGTTTGATGATAGCGGTGGATGGGCCAGCGGTCTTGACGTCGCAGATGAGGGAGTCGACCTTAACGCACAACTCATCCGGAAAGGAAGTGTCCTCAAGTTTATCGATGAGTGGGGAGACAGGGATACCGGCCTTTCAGGGAGACGCGCAGTATCCAATGCAAAGACATTGGTTCCAGAAGGTGACTTCCTAGAGTTCGAGTATGACTGTATCGGGGTTGGTGCTGGTATAAAGTCTGAAACAAACCGTCTAAGTGAGAGGGGGAAGATACCAAAGCAGTGGACAATCTCACCTTGGTCAGCTGGCGCAAAGGTTCTTAATCCGAATGATCGAGTAGTACCAGAAGATAATCTGCTGCCAGAAGCGATGAGGAAGTCACCTAGGAATAAGGACTTCTTCCAAAACTTCAAAGCACAGGCTTGGTGGATAGTCGCACGCAGGTTTGAGAATACATATCGAGCGATATACGAAGAAGGTTTCGTGTGGACGCCTGATATGGTGATATCGCTTCCATCTACTCTACCAGCGAAATTACTCGGCAGGTTGGTAAAAGAACTCAGCCAGCCAGTAGCGGCAAAGAGTGCCACGCTGAAGATGATGATTAAGAAGCAACCAGATGGAGCAAAGTCACCGAACCTTGGTGACGGGTTTGTAATGTGCTTCTGTCCGGCAGATAAAAAGGAGAGGTTGATATCTGTTGCGGGCTTTAGGGTAGTTGGCGTTAGGTAAATCGAAGTAAGAGGACACGTTAAGATGGTTGAAAGAGTTCGGCTAGGCAAGGCTACGGTCAGCCGTCTGAACCGGGGCATCAATACACCGGGGCTGGGACTGCCCCCGGCAAAACCATTCAAGGAGATGGGTGGGACAGGCACTGCTGTATACGGAGGATTCGTACAGCGGAAAGATAAAGCGCCTGAGTGGTATGGAAAGCAGCGATATACAATCTCGTCTGAGATCCTATCGAACATCTCGATCGTGGCAGCGAGCGTGCGATACTTCTTAAACCTGGTATCGCATCCGCAGTGGACGGTGACTCCTGCCAGCGATACAGACGAGGATAGGATGTACTCTGAGTTCGTGGAAGACGTTATCCACGACATGACCAATCCATTTCAGTCTACTGTGCGCAGGGCAGCGACATATCTGTTCCACGGCTTTGGCATTCAGGAGTGGACGGCCAAAAGAAGAGAAGATGGCAAGATCGGCTTTGAGAGTCTGGAGCCGAGAATGCAGCATACAGTTGAGCGCTGGGAGGTAGATGAGAAGGGAACCGTTCTTGGTGTTTGGCAGCGCTCGCCTCAGAACCATAATCTGCTAGGCCTGCCCAGATCCAAGATGGTTTATCTGGTTGATGACACGTTCACGGATTCACCTGAAGGGTTTGGTATCTTCCGCAACCTGCTCGAACCCTATAACAGGTTGAAGCAGTACCTCGACCTTGAGGCTAGGACGTTTGAGAGAGACCTTCGTGGTATTCCAATCGGCCGGATGCCCTTGGCTAAGTTGCAGGAGTTGGTTAAGGCTGGGCAGATTACCAAGGATCAGGCTGATGCTGCCATCACGCAGATGACTAACTTCGTTGAGCTACAGGTCAAGGACTCTAATACTGGTCTGCTGCTCGACTCCATGCCGTATGAATCTGAGGCAGCTGATGGCATGAAGATCTCTAGCGTCTATCAGTACGGCCTAGAGCTTCTGCAGGGCAGTGCGAATGGATTGCCGGAACTGTCAACTGCGATCGATCGGCTGCAAAGAGAGATGGCTCGCATCATCGGAACAGAACATCTGATGATGGGCGACCAAGGTGGCAATCGTGCCTTAGCTGTTGACAAGAGTCGGAACCTGTACCTCATCGCCAACTCTGTGCTTAGCTCGATTGTGGCTGCGTATGATGCAGACGTAATCACACCGATCTGGGTCCTCAATGGTTTCCCAGTAGAGTCCAAGCCTAGGTTTAAGGTTGAAGATGTCTCATTCAAAGACGTGGGACAGATCACAGCAGCGATTCGTGATATGGCAACAGCTGGAGCAGTCCTCGCACCAGACGATCCTGCTATCGATGATGTGCGCGACCTTCTTGGTATAAGCAGATACGAAGGTGTCATGGATCCAACCATGATGGCACAGAACTCAATGGACGCATCACTGGCCGCGACAGAGAACCTAATCAATCCGCCGCAGCCGGATAATGCTGGTGGTAGCGATACTCGATCAGATGGTAGCGGTGAATCGCGTAGCCGCCGCCCAAGAAGAAGTTCCGCATCTGAGACGTAGTTGTAACTTTTTGTAAGATCGGATTTGGGCTATGAGCTCATGGGGAAGACTTCTCCAGACTACTGGGATCCTGATGCTATCAGCGTCAGGCAGGCGGGTTGCAGACGATCCGCACAGTAGAGTTCATCAAGGCGTGATGTATCATTGTTCTGCGATATCGACCAACCTTGCGAACGATGCTAATCTCGACATGATGATAACAACACCTGCGGACGATGCCATCCATATGATAGTCGAGGCCGCCGCAGGAGGACTTTCGGAACTACGAGTATATGAAGGTACTGTGGCAACAGGTGGAACACCTGAGGAGGTGATGAACCTCAAGCGAACGAGCACACGAGAGTGGAGTGGCGTAATGGTGTCTGGTCCCACGGTATCCGATGTTGGAACACTCCTCAGTGCTCAGGTTATGCCAGGAGGTGTAAAGAACCAAGCGATTGGTAGTTCCTCAGCCTTCACGCTTGAATGGATCTGCAAGGTGAGTACGGCATATCTTATCAGACTTACAAATAGGTCTGGTGGAGCACTACGAGCTTCGATAGGCTGCAACCATTACTCGGCTGCGGTGATATCCGATACGTAAGGTTTAGCGCGCAAGCGATATGTATTGAGATGTAAGCAATAGCAACAGGGAGAAGTAAGATATGTCTGCGCCCAACCCACTCACCGACACACTTGCCGCGATCGTCAAAAGTTTGTCTAGCTCGTTATTCAATGGAATTGATTCAACGCTGACGATGCTTAGCGGCATCACAATTCAGCAGAAGATGGTTCTACACAAAGAAGAAGCCTTACTGGCTAGGCTGGAATATATCGTAGGTAAGCTGGAACTGCCTACGCCTTCTAAGTACACTGCGAGTGGTGAATGGAATAAGTCTGATGGCACAATACCGCCCGCTTATGTAGAGATGTCGGATAAGCTGAGCAGCGCACTTGGTGAGGCGGCGAAGTACAAAAGGCTTCTCGAGACGATGCTCAACACGATTGAAGACTTCCTTGAAGCTTATGATGCGCGTCCGCGTTCTGTTGATGGGTTAACGCGCACAGCGACTGTCTTGCGGAACCGGACTAGGGGCGTTAGGAATCTGCTGTTAGAAGGCAAGCTGCCTGATCCTGAGCCAGAGTCTAGCGACGAGGGCGGTTGCGAAAGCTGCGGCCAGTATCATAATAACGCAGGCGTTGGAACACCGTGCGGACGGTGAAGCTCCGCGAACGCGGCTGAGAGAGCTGGCACAAGGCTCTCTGCCCCTACCCTAGCCGCTCGGAATGATTCAGCCGGCTCATTCGTCCAGATTCGCAGCCGATATAGAAAGACTTCAGGAATGACACAGACTTTGAAGATGACTCAGAAGGCGCAAAGGCAGATCGATGCCTTCTACAGGAGCGCCTATCTTCAGAACATTTCGCAACCACAGGCTGAGCAGATCCTGACCGCACATCTGCAGATGGTACAATCGACACCAGGTCTTACAACCGAGATGGCGATTAGTAGAGCCAACGAAGCTTTAGTGAGGTACAAGAAATGAAAGACTCCTGCGGGAACTGCCACTATTGGAAGCGGACTGAGCCTCACGGCACTGCCGGACAATGTCGTAGGTATCCGCCCATACCTTTGATGCTCCCAATGGGTAACCCTATTACAATTTGGCCGGATACAAGAATTACAGAGGTATGTGGTGAGTGGGTGAGAGGAAAGCCACGTGGTGATCAAGAAGAACGAGAAGCAAGATAGACGGCCGCCGTCATGGGCAACAAGTGATGAACTTTGCGATATGTGCGGCCGTCCGAAGAAAGACCACCCACCGCACCAAGACGAGGCAACAGATTGCGCAGAACGTGGGTTCTGGGACGAAATAAGTGAGGAGCCACGTAATGATCAAGTTCGACCTGAATCCGAAGGCGGAGGTTCCCACCGCATCGGATGAGCCGATCTTCCTGGGAGTAGATTTCTACGACCTTGATGTCGTCGAGGTAACAGGAGAAACATCCTACTACCCGGGGAATGGCTTTTGGTATGTAAAGACTAGGAAGGGTGAGTGGATCCAGCTCGAGTATGCGAATAGAGAAGAGCGGACTGCCATCCGGGAAGAGATTAAGCATTTGGTTATGGCTTTTGAGAAACGGATGGGAAAGAGATGGGACAGTCTGCCGCGAACTCGATTAGGCGGTTGAGGGCTTCGCACACCTGGCATAAATGCAACGAGCATGATTGCATTGTCTGCAACGGCGGGCTTGGCTGGTGTACGGTGTGTGGTGGTGCTGAGGCCGACTTGCCTAGGGACTGCCCTGGTACTCGTATGACCGAGGAGCAGAAGATCAGTGTGCGGAATGAAGACCTCGACTTCTATAGAGGACGTTGGTGGCGTTCTGCAGAAGCCGATGATGATTTTGGCCTCCGGGAGATTGAGGAGCGTGTTAACATCTGGCTGCGCGACTGTGTAGGCCATGAGGTTGCCGATGACCTGGCTGAACGCAATCACAGGTTCTGCGAGGAAGCTCTCGAACTCCTGCAGGCTTGTGGCTATACGCGTGCGCAGATCGATGCGATGGCTGACGTGGTATACAGCAAACCTCCGTCTTCCAATCAAGGAGGCGAGTGCGCAGATGTTATCATCTGCCTCGTGCAGTTGGCTAGGGCGCGCAATATTGATCTAGTCAAGATGGTTCGAGAAGGTATTGCTCGCAACTGGGCGAACAGCGATAAGATCAGGGAGAAGAACAGAACCAAACCTATCCGCTCTGGCACGTTACGGTGAGAACCGTGTGGTGGGGCTGGACACGTAAAAAGAAACCCAAAACCGCAACAGCTATCTTGGCGGAGGTTAAAGCACAAGCACTCGAGGAGGCAGCTAAAGGCATCACAGTAGTAGTAGATCCTGCAGTTGTCGCTCAATTGGAAGAGCTATCACTCAGGCTTGATGGCACGAAGATGCAGTCGCTCGGAACAGCCATCACAGTACTTCTAACGATAACGGAAGGAGGTAACCGGGAGTTTACTGTCACGCGTTTTGGAAGACCACTTACGTTTGCAATCAAGGAGATGATCGATGACAGTGCAGAGCGGTGACTACTTAAGAACTGATTCTAAAGAAGATGATTCGCAAGACCTTGATTTGTCGATGATCACACGCGCCGTTGCGTTGTTCTGCGCGACAATATCAGGTCCGGCAGTAGACGATTTGGAAGAGGACTCTAGTAGCGTTCTGAAACGAGCGCGGGTTTACGAGACCTACATTCATACAGGGAATATTCCCAAGGAGTAGCGATATGTTGTTTTATGCAGGAATGGAAAGACGTGTTGGCAAGGTGAGCGTTACTGTCCGCGATCAGTCGTGGAAGGCAGAGCTGGCTGCCGTACAGAAGGATTGCGTGGTCCTGCGCTGTGAGTACAGGGCCATCGATGACGCCTTTCACATGGACCTGTTCCATCCAGACTTCGCACCTATTCGAATAGGTGAGACTGCTGCGCGTTACGACGCCGAGCTCGCTGATACTGATGAAGGAATCGTGAGGACGGGATTTAAACGTCGTTGAAATAACGCTCAGAGATCGGATAGAGGATGCGAATTACCAGATCCGAAAAACAATTCATTGCGTTGCATCGTGAACGGATTAAGCTGGATTCCACGAACTGGGCTCAGGAGCCCTACGTGACAGCAAAGCAATTAGTCGAAATGTCTGGCTGGAAAGCACAGCAGCTTCTATCCGATCCACGCTTTGTTCGTGATGAGTTCGCAGACATTCTAAGAAACACAGGAATGCCTAATGATCATACAGATGCTAATGGCTCTCGAGGAGGTGACGGGAGAACTGCCGTGGCTGTGGGAAGCAATCCAATCGCCACCGCCACCGGTGGCTATGGCGGCGACTAGCGATACAGATGGCTGGCAGTGGTGCGCAATCACTATCATTGGACTGATTGCCGTCGTAGGTCTTGCTGGTCACTACAAGGACGACAGATAATGCTACCGCTGAAAGATGGGTTTCCAGTCTTCGCAGCCTTGTATGCCGCAGTCGCATCTATGCTACTGTTTCTCATCTACTGGCCGGCAGGTATTATCTTTCTATTCATAATCATTTTAGGCTATGCGGCGGCTCGGAAGCGATGGGGCCGCACGCGTGTACATGATGTACTTAATCGCGCAACAGAAGAACCCGCACCCTGGTGTTAAGGAATACTAAAAAATGACTGAGGTAGGAAAAGGTGAATTGCGTATCATTGAGTGCGACTGCGCCCACGAATCGGAATGTGATGGGTCGTGTGGTCGGAAGCTCAATGGCGTTGAATATCTCGAGAACGCTCTCCCGTCGATATGCGGCGCGCTGGTCTTGGAAGATGATGAGTGTATCGTTTCTTTAGGTGAGGACGGTACAGGATTCATTATCGCACGCTCAGATGAGATTGCAGCAAAGGATATCCTTCTCGAGGATACCGCTGAGGAGTGCGGATTCAATCACAACTGGGACGACAATCTTCTGGTTGGTGTCTACAAGCTGAAGATTCGTCCGTGGGCTGAACGCGAGAGCGACGAAGCTGGTGTCGATGTTACCAAGGTGACTCTGCTCTGGGCTGTTCCCAATCCGGATGTTCCTCCGCACAAGATATTCGAGAACGGCTGGCTGGACGATAAGCGCGAGGCGGCTAAGCACCTTCCAATCGTATACAGCCCTTCCGAGACGATGATTATGCTGCTGCTTATCCGCAAGGCCGGCTTGTGGCAGGTTGTTGATTCGGAGCCGCATCGTAGTAAGATGCTCCAGGTCTGGTACGAGGACGCCTGGTGGAACCTTTGCCGGACTGATTTATACGACCACGTCGCGACCTTGTATACGGCTGGAACGAAGTACCCCGATTTTTGGAAAGATCCTATCGGCCACATCGTTAATAAGTGGTCGTATGGCTTGCGTGTTGATTCGGATACCAATACTCTGTATGTTGTAGACTCTCAGTCAGACGGATAAGACGAAACCTTATTGAATTGAGGCACAGGAATGAAGTACGGAAAGCAGCAGTATACAGAAGGCCAGGCAGCGCTCGCATATGCGAGCAATCATGTTGATGGCCAGAAGTTCAGACTCTCGAACCTCGGAAAAGATGTAGAAGCTCTTCGCGGAGGTAAGTGGGTGGTAGTTGGTTCCGCTAAGGTATTCGCTGAGAAGTGGGACGCTCTAAACCCCTACATCTTCTAGGAGGGTTCGATGGCTCTGAATGATACGCCCTGTGGTGGGTCAGTTCTTGCCAATACAGGATGTTTGAACTGCACGCGCTGCCAGCAAGAAGTTAGAATTGCTCTGCCGCGCGTGCGTAGAGCAGTAGAACGAGCAGAGGCAGCAGGTTCGGTGCGTGAGGTAATCAGATTACGCGCAGCCTTGACTCTACTCGAACTGGCTCGGGGTAGGATGGGCATCTGATGGCCAGGAGTTGGAAATGGCAGGTGACTGGTTACGCGAGTAACCGGCACCGACTCTACCCCAAGGTCAAGTTAGGCGACATCCTTCTTGGCACTGTGCACGCGGACGACGCCGGCAAAGACTTAGAAGTAGACTGCTGGAAGTCGCGCATGGCTCGCTCGAATGATGTCGCCTACGTCACTGTTGTTAACAAATTGACGGGAGCGTCCGAGACGATTTATCCCAAAGCAGAGAAGAAGAAGTAATGGCAATCAAGAAACACGCAGAAGACGTAAATTGGTATTGTGAGTGTGGCGTCAAGCTCGTACATGAGCATGAGGACTGCCCTACTTGCGGCCCGCAGGTCAAAGACAATGAGCGCGATCGGCTTAGAGCATCTTCTCCCGATGACATCCGCAACCTTGGTTGGCTGGTCGCGATCCACAACGATTACATACTAGAAGGTCGTCGGATGACCTTCTGGCTTTTTACTGACTACAGGACCGGACGATTTATAAAGGGCGAAGGCTTTACTGATGTCGAGGCTCTTAATGTCTGCCGGCATCAGATCCTTCCGCTGATCCTGCCCTCGGATCGCGACCGCATCAAGAAGATTATGGAGGCTAGCTGTGGCTGAGGACGAGTCCGACGACGACCGCTGCAATACGCACAACCTTCCTACATTCGTACTCGACGGGCAGATCGTGTGTCCGAAGTGCGTCGAGGAAAACAAAAAGCACATGCCGTCTTTGTGGCGGAAGGTACAAGCTCGGTTACGGGAGAGCAAGTAGACCATGAGCGAGGAATGGAGCCTCAAGGCCAGCTTCCGCGGCGTCGATATGCAGATAGCCAAGGTCGCTGGCGAATGGAAGATCGAGTCTCGATGCCATGACGGTGAGCACCGTTCTTATTGGAATGGAGACGCTACTCGCATTACTCTGGAGCAGGCCATCGAGTACGCCTACACCTGGCATAAGAGATAACCATGACCGTCTACGTCGATGACATGTACCAGTATCCTATGGGTCAATTTGGCCGTATGAAGATGTCGCATATGATCGCTGACACCTTGGACGAGCTTCATGCGATGGCCCAGCGGATTGGTATTGCTCGACGTCACTTCCAAGACAAGCACAGCGGCGCACATTACGACGTCTCGATGTCTAAACGTGAGCTGGCTATCGAGAAGGGTGCGATTCCGATAGAGCTTCGTACTCTTTCTTGTATGTGTTTCGTGCAGAGGGTCAAAGGAAAGTTGCCAAAGCACTACCTGGCTGAGATCGAGTGGAGAAGATGTCAGCGGCAACTGCTGTTAGGATATGAAAGGAAGAAGGCTGAGCTGAACATGCGAAATAGGAAACAGGATCAGGTGCGGGCCAGACGGGCCCGCATGGTCAGAGAGATGGAGGCTTCTAGATGACTGAGCAGGTGCAGATCGATAGTGGTATTGTCTACGATACATACGCCACTATCGAGCAAGCGGATGAATATCTGAACGCATCAGTGACCGCGACCGGTTGGCGAGACCTAAGCCTAGACGATCGGGCCAGGTATCTGGTGACTGCTACTCGGACGCTCGATCGGGAATGCTGGCTAGGCGAGAAGACTGATTCCGCTCAGCCCCTACAGTGGCCACGAACCGGAACAGGTATCACTGGTGTGGAAGATGATGTTGTCCCGCAGGATATCATCAATGCCAGCATCGAGCTAGCCGCCGGCCTTGTTGCCGACACGGCCCCGATTACGTCTCAGAACAACGAGCAGACCATCCAATCGTTGAAGGCCGGCTCGGCCGCCATCACGTTCTTCCGTGGTGCGGGTGGAGAGCCGTCTAGGTTCTCGTATAACATCATGTCACTGATCAGGAAATACCTATGCGGCACTGGTGTGTCCGTAGGAGTTGTATCATCCGGAACTGATCTTGAATCAACCACCGCAGACGATTTCGGATACAGCGAACCCCTATAACCTTTGAGCATAAGTAATGAAAATAGCTCTATCTCTTATCCGCCCTAATCCTGTATATCGTCACGACGCATTCATTGAGGGAATGAAGAAGTTGGGATTCCAAGTTGAGTCCCAACCTTTTTTTAAGGAACGTCGCCCGCGTGAAGATGACGTTCTCCTGATTTGGAACAGATACGGTACAGGAGAGAAGCAAGCGAAGTTATTCGAGGACAATGGTGCCGCAGTCATTGTTGTCGAGAACTCGTATCTCAACATGCGCAAAGCGAAGAAGTCCTTTGCGATGTCGCTTAACCGCCACAACGGCGCAGGCTCGTGGCCAGCACCTGAGTACTCCCGGTTTGAGAAACTCGATATCGAGTTGCAGCCGTGGAAGGAATCAGGCACTCACATTCTTGTGCTGCCGCAGCGTGGAGTTGGTTTGCCTGGTGTCGCGATGCCAAAGGATTGGGAAGGCAGTGTCGTCCCACGCATCAGACGGATAAGTAAATCAACGCTTGTCCACGTCCGCAGGCATCCAGGAACCAGTAGAGAGACCATTCCTCTCGAAGAAGATTTCAAGCCGGCTTGGTGTGCTGTTACCTGGGGCAGTAGTGCGGCGACGAAAGCACTGGTGGCAGGCATCCCCGTCTTCTACGAATTCGATCGGTGGATCGCAGGCCCAGGAGCCTGCTTCGGAATTAACAACATCTCACTCGACACGACTGCCCACACCTTGATGGGTGATCGAGTTGAGATGTTAAAAAGCCTTGCCTGGGCGCAGTGGACCCTGGAAGAAGTTGTAACCGGCGACCCTATGGCCCGGCTTATTGATTTACACAAACGGAGGAACCCGTGAAAGTAGCAGTGTATGGAGTATCCAATCATGCAGCAGGGCGTGACAAACCAAACCTAATCGGGCACGCGCTTCGTGCAGGATTCAAGCGCCATGGTGTCGAGTGCTTGCCGATCGAGCGATTCACTGGTGAGGTTGTCGCCGATGTCGCGCTCGCGTATGGTTGGCTAGGAGAGCTGACCACTCACGTGTTCTCGAAGTATAAAGAAGCGGGGAAGCATTTTGTATTCTTCGATCTGGGATACTGGGAGCGTGGCGCAGAAGGGCACTATCGGCTAGGCATCGACGATTGGGATACAGCCTTGAAGATGCGGCGCGGCTGTCCATCCGATCGATTTGATAGCCTACGCATTCCGCTGCGGAATGATTGGGATTCCAACAGCAAGACGATTATGGTTGTTGGGATGTCTGACAAAGCGGCTTGGACCCACGGCTACAAGGCTGGCGAGTGGGAGCAGCGGACAAAGGTAGAAGTCGAAAAGGCTGTACCTGGATACGAGGTGTATGTTCGGCAGAAGCCAAACAAATCAACGCGTAGGATGGCGCCAATCGAAGAAGCCCTACGGGAGGCATACTTCGTAGTCAGCCATCACAGCAACGTCGCAGTCGATTGCCTCGTTGCTGGTGTGCCGTTCTACGCTAAGAAGGGAGTAGGGTCTCTGATGTCCCTGCCCGACTTCAGCGCCGATACGATCCTCAATCCAACCCGTCCTGCCCGTGAGGATATGATGGGCCTTCTGTACGACATTGCGTACGCGCAGTGGACGCCAGCGGAGATGCGATCCGGCGCTTGTTGGGATTACATCAGACCGATTGTCGAGCAATAGAATTTCTTAACCCAATCAAACTTTCGAGGTGTATCAAATGAAGATGTATTTTCAGATCCGGCCCAATCCCGATAGCGGCGGATGGCGGAAGTTGGAATACGATCTTGGTCAGGCATTCAAGAACGGCGTGGCCAAGCACGGCTGGAATGTTACCCTGTCCGAAGAAGTTCCTGATGTCGCCGCATACGACATTATCGGGTTCATCGGAGTTAAGAAATCCGACCTTGCGGCGAAGTGCGATCTGCTCAAAGTTCCGTACATCTACTTCGACAAGGCCTACAACCGCAATCCGGATTGGTGGAAGATATCGTATGGCAGCCACCAGCCTACGAAGTTCCTCGGGCAGTTGAGAATGCCTGATGATCGTCGCAAGGCCGAGGGATGGGAGTTTAAGGGCTGGCGGAAGCCCACCAAAGACGGCCACGTGCTGATCGCTGGATCAAGCTTGAAGTATCACGTCTACCACAACCTCGAACATCCGACTAAATTCTGGCAGGATGTTGTTGATCGTCTCCATGCTCTGACCAAGCGGGAGATACTCTACCGTCCGAAGAAGTCCTGGCACGAGGCAGAAAAGCTGCCTGGGTCTGAGTTCTCAACTGAGATTGGCATTCGCGCAGATCTGCGTGGCGCGCATGCCATGGTGACGTACGGGAGCAACGCAGTGATGGAAGCCCTCTTTGACGGCATCCCAACCATCTGTCTCGGCGAGGCTGTTATCGCTCCGATATCCTCCCGCGCGCTTGAAGACGTTAACAACCCTAGGGAGGCAAGTGTCGAGGAAGTTCATACTCTACTGAATGATTTGGCGTATTGCCAGTGGAGCGTGTCGGAAATCAACGACGGTAAGTTTTGGGGAATGTTAGATGGGTCAATTCAAATATCAAAAACGCTACAGGGAACTACACCAGCAACACCCTAAGTGGTTTAGCGGGGCGCTCAAGTCTGTATCCGTCCAGGAGATCACCCAGCTGGTCAAGGATACAGGCGCGAAGACGATTCTGGACTACGGTAGCGGAAAAGGCTATCAGTATTTGAAAGCCAGAGTCCACGAGGCTTGGGGGATCCTTCCAACCTGTTACGATCCTGGAGTAGTTCAGCTTCAGGATCCGCCAGCCGAAGGCACGAAGTTCGATGGTGTCATCTGCACAGATGTCATGGAGCACATCTCGCAGACCGATATCGACGAGCTACTAAAGAATCTATTCGGATATATCGGGAAGCGAGGCTTTGCCTACTTCGCGATCTGCTGCCGCCCTGCTAGGAAGGAGTTTCCTGACGGGGTAAACGTGCACCTTACCGTGATGTCTCCGCGGTGGTGGAATCAGAAGCTGAGCCAGTACAAACGAGATGGGCTCATCATTAGGGCCGATTACGAGGTTAAGGATGATCCGAGTAGTTACGACGACTAGCAAGAAAGGGTACGAGGAATACGGGCATCGCCTACTGCGGACATTCGATCGTTTCTGGCCGAGAGATATTAAGCTGTATTTCTACAGCGAGGACATCCCGAGCGCCGACCTCCCAGCGATAAAGAATGTAGTGTATCGCGACATGCCAGAGTGGTACACGGAGTTCAAAAAGAAGCACGCTGACAATCCTGATGCTGTTGGTCGCGACCGCAGAAAGAACAGAGAGCGCCGGGAGTATGACTTCCGGCGTGATTGCCTGAAGTTCGGGCACAAGGTAGCAGCACTAACTGATGCTGCAGGCAAGTGCGGCGAAGACCTGCTCATAATGATAGACGCCGATACCTTGGCCCATACTCACGTTGATGCTGACTGGCTGTTCAGTCTATTTCCAACCGACACGTACATCGCGTGGCTACATCGTGATCGGGGTTATCCCGAGTGTGGGTTCATGATGTTCAAGTGCTGGAGACCTGAACATACTCGGTTCATGTCAGAGATGCGAGAGATTTATGAGTCGGGAAAGATATTCGAGCTTGACGAGACTCACGACTCATACGTCTTCCAACGAATAGCTCTGCGCGGAATCGCGCAGGGTTGGCTTACTACTCCTCATAGCCTATCGGGGAGACACAGTCGCCAGCATCATCCATTCGTGCACTGCGAGCTTGGCTCACGTCTTGATCATGCGAAGGGTGCACGAAAGCGGCATGGCCGCACGAGCAAGGTCGAAGTCAAGAACATGCGGAGAGAGGCTTACTGGAGATGAAGCAGATTCGTGGAATGTGGTTCCCCGACGACGATACCCATTTCCAGCAGCACCTCGAGCGTGAGGAGCTTCTGCTGAATCGCGGGCAGTACCAGTCCAAGAAGCTACACGCTGCGGTAGCCCTGGTACCCGAGTCATCGCGCGGCCTCGCGGTCGATATCGGGGCCCATGTCGGCCTGTGGACTCACGTGCTCGCGTCACTCTTCGATCACGTGGAAGCCTTCGAGCCGCATCCGGTGCTATTCGAGTGCTGGAAACGGAACTGCGCAGGGATCGAGAACGTCACCGGCCACAAGGTAGCGTTGTCGAATGTAGACTCTGACATCAGGATTGAATACGTCGAGGGCAACAGCGGCAATGCTCACGTAGCCGAACCTGGTACCGGCAGAGGCCATCTTACGCGTGCGTGCGCGTTGGACAATCTTCTCTTTCCCCAGAAGATCGATCTGATGAAGATCGACACTGAGGGATGGGAACTGTTTGTGTTGAAAGGAGCCATAAAGACAATACTGAAAGACAAGCCCGTCATCGTGCTTGAGCAGAAGCCAGGTAATGCCGAGCGTTACCAACTAAGCAGAACAGCCGCCCTTGAATACCTGATTGGGAACGGGGCAAAACTAATGTGGGAAAAGTCAGGAGATTATTGTGTCAAATTCGCGTAGCATTTATGTGGGGTACGACCCCCGCGAGACGAATAACTTTGTAGTGTGCCTTCGCTCGGCGCGTTCGATGATGAAGCGTGAGGATATCCCAGTCCATGGCCTAGTCCTGGACCAAGTGCGGCGCCGCGGTCTGTATACCAGGCCGACGTCAATCAACATGGAAGGGAAGCTGTGGGACAAAATCAGCGACGCTCCTATGTCTACTGAATTTGCGTGCTCACGCTTCCTGGTTCCGCATCTGCAGAAAGAGGGCCTAGCCCTATTCGTCGATTGCGATACCATGTTCCTCTCTGATCCGGCCGAGCTCTTCGACCTGGTTGATCCGAGCAAGGCAGTGACCTGTGTCAAACACAATCACGTGCCGACCGAGGAGAAGAAGAAGACCGGCGAGATCCAGACGAAATACAATCGGAAGAACTGGTCCTCGGTGATGGTCTTCAATTGTGAGCATCCGGCCAACCAGAAGCTGACTGTGGAGATGATCAACACTCTCCCAGGCCGAGACCTCCACGCTTTTTGTTGGCTCGAAGACGATGACATCGGCGCACTGCCGGCGACGTGGAACCACCTTGTAGGCGTTACTATGATGCCGACTGAACACATCAATCTGGTGCATTGGACCCTCGGCAGTCCGAATATCGTCGCCCGCGAGAACACAATCTACTACGATGAGTTTCACCACATCCTAAACTCATGGGCTATCAGTGGTGGAGCGCTCGTCTAAATTGATTGCCTTCGTTCTCGGGGGCGCTGAATGCATCTGGGCTGACCTGGAGTCAGCCCAGTCGTTATGCTCTCCGCATATCGTTGTTGCCGTGAACGATATCGGAGTAGACTACCCGGGAAGGATCGACCACTGGGTATCTTATCATACTGATTTCCTCGACAAATGGGCCCGCCTTCGAGCAGCACGAGGAATGCCCGATATCCAACACTACTGGACGGGGAAAGGTGGACCAACGAAGTCTGCTCCCAAAGGTACAAGAACGGTGAATGCAGTTGGAGGGTCCTCGGGGATGCTGGCAACGTATGTCGCTCTGAAAGTAGATGCTGCGAAGGTGATCCTTTGTGGCATTCCCATCGATGCAAAGATGCCGCACTACCACAAGCACAAAAAGGGAGCAGCCTGGACCGAGGCTTTGAAGTACCAGAAGCACTGGAGAGAAGCAGCAAATAATGACTTCCGCGATCGTGTTAGAAGTATGAGCGGGTGGACTGCTGAATTACTCGGGTCCCCTACTAAAGAATGGTTGGAGGGTTAGATGCAGTTTATTCCGCAGTCGCATGTAGTTAGATTCCGGCACGCCACGCTTGGTAAAGCCTTGCCGGAAGATGTTAAACGCATCGTGACATTCGAGGCGAAGCAGGAGCGTCTGATCATTGATGCATTCGACACGTTCTTAGATGAATGTCGATCTGATGAGGTTGCCAGTAAATTCGGCGAGGCCTATTCGAAGTCAAGAATGATCCAAGCTGTAGACGTAACGGATCAGGCGATCGCTAACTTCTCTCGTGTGCTGGTTCCTGTATTTAACAATGCCGGGAAGTTCGAAACCAATTGGCTCTACCACGAACTGGATATCAACCAGGTCAAGAAGATCGATGTGAGCCCGAACATTGATCTGTCATTTGATCCAGGCAGCGCTGAGGCTGCTAGATCGATGCGCAACTCCTTGTTGCAGTTTATTCGTGAGATGACTGATGCGCAGCGGAAGGCGATTCGTACTGTTCTAGCACAGGCATTGCAGCAGGGCTTGAGTCCTATCGAGGCAGCAAGGTTGTTCCGAAGCAAGATCGGCTTGACACAGTTCCAGATGGGGGCTGTAGACAAGTACCGCAATCTACTCCAGAATGGTAGTTCTGAGGCGCTTAGTCGCACCTTACGTGATCGCCGGTTCGATAGCACTATCGGCCGGGCTATCGATCAAGGCGTGCAGTTATCCACTACTCAAATTGAACGAATGGTTGGCCGATACCAGGAACGGATGTTGACTATGCGTGCGGAGACTATCGCGCGTACCGAGATGCTGAGCACAGTCAATGCTGCGCGACATACAGCCACGATCCAGATGGCCAATAAGGTTGATCTGGAGATGGGCCGCATCCAGAGAACCTGGCGATGCGTTATGGATACGCGCACGCGCGATACGCATCTCGCGATGAATAGACAGGTCCGCGGCGCGGAAGAGCCTTTTGTCAGTCCGTCTGGTGCGAAGCTGATGTATCCGGGAGATCGGTCGGCTCCTGCTGCTGAGGTAATCAACTGCAGATGCGTAACTCAGGTTAAAATACTTCCGCCAGGAGAAAGCACAGCGATCTCGCAGCCAGTTCGTACGCCGCTTCGACCGACCACGCCTCCACCTGTTTACCAGAATCTCAATACGGCGCATGTTGATGATTTTGCTGATGGCTTCATTACCTTCGCTGACAATGACGTAGCTCGTACAGCCTTTACGCAGTTGAATACTCAGGTGGCTGACGTACTTAGGAAGGTAGAGGCCGCCCAAATAGCTGAGGCAGACGAGATCCTAGCCGCAGCCTTGAAATCGGCAGAGGCTTTGGAGTTGGCCGAAGCTAAGGCAGCAAAGAAGTACACTGATGTGGTTCGAGCCGCCGCAAAGGATCGTGGGATTACATCTACTTCGATAAAAACCATCGGAAACGAAAAGGTTGCAACTTCTGCCAAATACGATTATGGTGTGCCATCTACAGTAACGAAACCGCCAAAGGGATCTGGTAAGAATAAAGATCTATTTATCGCTGTTAAAACAAAGGAGGAACTAACCACACTCGCTAGGGAGATGTACGAGGAGAGTTTAAAACGACCATTGACGTCTATTGAACTCGAAACCATTCAAAGGTATACGGGTTCTCAGTACGAGGCGATTAACAAATTACTAGAAAAACGTTTGAGGAGTTCGAAACCACTTCAGCTTGATCCCACCTTACCTGATTTCGAGGGAGAGTTTATTAAAATCCTTGATGATGTTTTTTCTAGAACTCGACTAACAGAAGATATCATGGTTTTTCGCGGTATGGGTGCTGATCGATTTCTTAGGACTTTTTCTGGTGCATTGGAAGGGCAAATAGTTATTCTAGATAAAGCATTCCTTAGTACGAGCATGAGCCGAGACTTTGCGGCGAATTGGTATCTTCCGCGGGCAAATCAGAAGCCTTTTGTAGTTGAAATAATGGTGCCAAAGGGTTCTTCGGCGTTAGCTATCAATCCTATAAGTAGGGTTAAGGGAGAATATGAAGTTCTACTTAATCGAGGTTCGAAATTTATCGTTCATTCGATATCAAGTAACAAAGCTGTTTTGGAACTTCTTCCATAGGAGAGGTAGATGGCTAGGAAAGCAAAACCAGTCAAGAAAGTAGATCCTGTATCACGATTTGTGTGGCAGGACGACGAGAAAGAGTTTGATATCATTCGTTACGACGACGAAGCTCGTCGACAGACCGTCGAGGCGCTGCTCGCTGAGAGCCGCGCCATGCTAAAGAAATCATAAAATATTTCTGAAGGAAGAGCGGCTTCACGTATTTGTGGAGCCGTTTCTGCGTTTAACCTAAATTTTACCATATTGCGTCATCTATAGGGCTATGCTACTTTTACGGCCTACGCGGACTGGCCCCTAACGGAACTCGGGCGGCTGCCACTCTCCCGTAGGCTCCCAAATAAATATGTCAGGGTTTTCTACCGATGACCTGCCGGATGCGGCGAGGGCGGCCCTACCTGAGCCTATGGCTAAGATTGGCGCCCGTAACTCGCGTACGGACCTTACTGATATCCAATCGATCCATAACGCCTCCGTTCGGCTTGGTGCTGTATGCGAGCACGCTCCCATCGAGAAGAGGGTTGAGCGGCCGCTTTACGTGAGCCGGCCCCTGCTTAATGCGGAGCCTTTTATCGCATGGGCTAAGCAGCAGGGATTCAAGACAGTTCTTCAGCGTGGCGATCTACACGTTACTCTCGCGTACTCGCGCGTGCCGGTAGAATGGCCGGCTCCTGTGGCGACGCCAGTCACTGCCGACGACCCGACGGGTAGAGCAGTGGTCCGGCTTGGTGATGGTGGAGCTACTGTCCTTCTATTCAAATCACCAGAACTCAACGAGCGGTGGGATTACCTTCGCTCGGTCGGTGCGACGTGGGACCACTTCCAGTACACGCCGCACGTCACTATCTCCTGGGATGCTTCGGATGTCAACCTCGACATGGTCCATCCCTATACAGGCGAGTTGGTGTTCGGCCCAGAGAAGCTAAAGCCGATTGACGAGGACTGGAAAGACTCTATCACCGAGAAGGTGTTCCAGGTCGCCAAAGTCAGCACTGAGCTTGGTATCGTCTTTGGTTGGGCAGTCATCTCGAAGATCCGCGGCGAGCCGTATTTCGATACTCAGGGCGATCACATCCCCGAAGAGGCGATGTTGCACGCTGCCACGGATTTCATGATGAACTCACGTATTGCTGGCCATATGCATCGTTACGCTGGCGATGATCCGAGGAGCGTCGAGCGGGTTGGGGAAGTTGTATTCGCATGGCCGATGACAGCTGACATCGCCAAGATGATGGGGATCACGACACCGACCACTGGCTTGATGATCGGCATGAAAGTTGTGCGGCCGGAGATCCTCGAAAGATTTAAAGATGGCACGTACACGGGATTCAGTATCGGCGGACGCCGTATACTCGATGAGAGGGTAAACGGATGAGCAAGAAACCAAAAGCGCTCAATGTCATGCGCGCCTTTGAAATCGGAGAGATCAGCGCTGTTGATATTCCGGCGCAATCAGGCGCACTCATGCGCATTGTAAAAAGCGCAGATGGAGATGTGGATATGACTAAACTCGATATTGGAGCACTAACAAAAAGATATATTGATCCCATAGACGGCGCCGTCCCTTTCTCTACTGCTATGGCAGCGGAGATGCGTTGCCAGGAATACCATGAAGTGATGGAAGAGGTGTGTCCGGTTATCTACGCGATGGATACATCACTAAAATCAATTGCTGGCGATTCCGCAGTTCCTCCTGAGACCAAACTCACGATGATGCGGAACACCGTCGAAGATTTCATGTCTGTTATTCGACAGATGTGGAGCAGCGCTGATGTCGTCATGATGTCGGCTTTAGGCAAATCGAACGAAGAGGTTGATGATATGGTGAAGAAGGCGCTGACTGCTGATCAGATGCAGGAGCAGATCGCGGCCCTTGAGAAGAAGCTCGAGGAGGTTACTACGGCTTCCACGGACGCCAGCGTTGCGGCCGGCCTTACTAAGCAGGTCGAGGAGCTCAACGCCCAGGTTGCTGACCTGACCAAGAAGCTCGAGGACGAGTCGGCTCTCGCGAAGATGAGCGACGCTGAGAAGGAATACATGCGCGGCCTGAGTGCTGATGCGCAGCGTGCCTTCCGCAGCAAGCCGGCTGGCGAGCGCAAGAAGTTGGTCGGCAAGGCCGGCGACGAGGGCGAGACCATCACGTTCAAGGGGCGCACCATTCGCAAGTCGGAATCCAATGCCGACATGTTCGAAATGATGAAGGCCCAGAACGAGGAGATCGAGATCGCCCAGAAGGCGGCCGCGACTGAGCGGGAAGCCCGTCAGATGTCGCAGTACGAGAAGGTGGCGGCTGACTCCTACGGCAACCTGCCCGGCACCAATGCGGAGAAGGCAGCGGTCCTGAAGGGCCTCGAGGTTCTCGACGAGTCTGTCCAGAACACCATCTCGAAGATGCTTGCTGCGGGCGAGGGCGCGATCAAGTCGGCCTTCAATCGTGTCGGCTCGAACGGCGATGATGATTCGGTCCACAAGTACTCTGGTCTCCGCAAGAACGGCTCGCATCCGTTCCTGACCAAAGTCGCCGAAGTCAAGAAGCGCGACAACCTTGGTCACGCTGCTGCGTTCACGAAGGCCCGGACTGAGTTCCCGGACGACTTTGCGGACTATCGCAATTCCGACAACGCCGCGTAATCAGAAGGGCTAGGCATTGTCTTAGCCCCTCCCATTCATACTCAAATCAAACGGAGTAGAATAAAATGGCAATTTTTCGTGTTCATGAGGCCTTCCTGCACGCTGAGACGGCGGGCGAGGATCTCACGGGCGATCTGAACAAGATCGTCAAGTTGAATGAGGCCGGCACGCTCGTTCTCGCTGGCAATGGTGAAGTCGCCCTCGGCACCGTGTATGAGGAAGCTGCCAGCGGCGAGCCGGCGACTGTTCAGATCGGCTGCATTGCCAAGGTCAAGCTCGGCGGTACTGTCGTCCCTGGTCAGCGTGTGATGTCGAATGCCTCCGGCCTCGGCATTGCTGCGACCTCTGCCCTGTATGCGATCGGCCAGTCTCTGACGGGCGGCGTTTCCGGCGACGTGATTCCGGTCCTGCTCGGCGGCCATCGCGTCTAACAACAACATCGGTTAGGCACTCAGTACCACATAAATATAGAAGGGCTTATGACAATGCGTATCAGGAAGAATTCCCCGTCGGCAACGAACATCGAGGGGACGTTGCATATTGATCGGTACCTGACCGACTTCTCTGTGATGTTCGTTCAGGACTCGAACAAGTTTATCGCGCAGCGGGCCGCCTCCGTGATCCCGGTCTTGAAGCAGACCGACAAATTCGTTGTCTACGATCGTGGCTACTTCTGGCGTGATGAAGCCAAGCCCCGTCCGCTTGGCGGCCGCCCTGTCCAGGTCGGTTACAAGATCGGCGAAGGCACCTACAGCGCGACCGAGTTCGCTCTGGAGCACACCGTTGACGATCGCCAGCGCGCCAACGCGGACGATCCTATCCGCCTCGACGAGAACGCCACGATCCTGCTGACGCAGAAGCACCTGATCAAGCAGGACCGTGTCTGGGCCCAGAACTTCTTCCGTTCCGGCGTCTGGACGACGAACTTTGAAGGCGTTGCATCAACTCCGGGTTCCCTCCAGTTCCTGCAGTTCAATGATGCCTCGTCGGATCCGATCGGTGTTATCGACCTTGCGAAGGACCAGGTGAACGAGCTGACCGGCTTCATGCCGAACACGCTCGTCCTCGGCGCCGACGTGAAGCGGACCCTGCGTTCGCATCCGGATATCGCTGACCGTATCAAATACGTCCAGCACGGTGTTGCCGACGATCAGATCCTCGCTGCTCTGTTCGACGTCGACAACGTTATCACGGCTCGGTCGGTATACAACTCTGCGGCTGAGGGCGCCACCGACAACTTCGACTTCATCGTCGATCGTACTGGCATGCTGCTGGCGTACATCGAGCCGAATCCCGGCCTCGACTCGCCGACCGCGATTGCCAACTTCGCTTGGACCGGCCTCATCCCCGGCGCCACGAATGCGATGGGCGGCGTGATCGAGTCTGGCCGTGACGAGCGCGCGCACAGCGATTGGTTCCAGGGCCGCATGGCTTGGGATCTTCAGCAGGTCGCCGCCGACCTCGGTGTCTTCTTCAACGACGTGGTGACTGGCTAATACTTTTCTAGCCTAGTGACTGCACAAGATTGAACCTGGCTTAGAAGGAATGGCAACAATGCCCAGGTATACAGCATTTCCCCGTATGCAGCCTTTTAATCGTGAATGTGAGTTTACTGTCAAGCGTCAGATTACCCTAGCCGGAACAGTTCTTAAGTTTGGTGATACTGTCGATAAGACTCTACTAACGACTCGCAGACTCCGCCAGTTGTACGAGCAGCGTTTTATCGTCCAGGGTGATCTCGATCGGCCGGCCTTGATTGCTCCGCATTCAATCGACTTCAAACAGTTGCCTACTGCTGCTATCGTGAGTTGGCTAGCGGCGCGGCATAAGATTCCAAGGCCCGGAAGTGACCGCGCGAAGATTATCTCTCTAGCGGAGACTATCCAAGCGAAAGAAAAGGAAGCTGACAATGCCGTCGTTTCTGGAAACGCAGATAAGAAACGAAATCTACAAAGGGTTCAAAGGCCGGCTGCTGACGGGGATTCTGCGCAGAGCAACGTTTAGTGGTGTCGTTGACTCTCTAGGTGATCCTACAGAGAAGACGTACACTACATACAACCTGGAAGGCTTTGTGGACACCTACTCAGCCTTCTACAAAGCCCAAGCCGGTATCCCAGAATCTGATGTGAAGCTGTTGATTATCGCTGGCAGCCTCGCAATCGCCCCTCGGAAAGATGATCAGGTTCGGTTCCGAGGCGTCTGGTACCAGGTTCGCAGGCTTGGAACAGACCCAGGCATCGCAACTTGGGAATTGCAGAGTTTTCAGATAGCGGATCCGACATGACCCTCGTAGAAGTAGATAGCGCATATGGTCCAGTTGAATTTGACCTCGATGTAGTAAAGCCCTACTTCGAGAATCAGAATCCTGCGTTTATTACTTCTTATCTCCATCGTCATGTTGAGTCGATCGCCACGCGGTTCGACACAATCAAAGAAGTAGTAGCAGAGTTCAAGTCAGATCGCTCGCTCGACATTGGTTGTGGCTTAGCCGTCATCGACGTCTTCCTCGCGCGCATCTCAAAGGTTTCTACTATCCGCCTAATGGACGGCGAAAAGAATATCCCGCGGATTACAGGAATCAAACCAAGCACCTTGGCGTGGGCCGATGTTGGAATTGGTACTGACATCGTGAAGCGGAATGTCAAAGGTGGCGCCGTAGTATATCGGCACACTGCTGATCCGCATCCGGCTGCACCTATTCCTGTAGACCTGATAATCTCTACTCGGTCATGGGCGCATCATTACGCAGCATCAACTTACATGGACCTAGCTCGGAAGAGTCTGAGCTACGGAAATCCTGTGATTGTTGATATTCGGAACGGCACTTCCGGAATGCAAGATTTCCTTGATGCGGGATTCGAGTATCACAAGACGCTTCCCGATCGTTCGAAGAAGTGCACTCGGATGGTGTTTATCCGGAGGGGAGTATTCTAATGTCTACAACTTGGAATGGCGATAGAATAACTATCGGTGTTCGCAACGCTATCATGCGCGGGTTGGTTAGCGTAGGAAACGACGTTCGTAACTACGCAATCAACTCGATAGTCGAGGGACCAAAGACTGGTGCTGTATATTCGCGCGGCGGTAAAGTGCATCAGGCTTCAGCGCCAGGTGAGCCGCCAGCCGGTGATATTGGCACCTTACAGAATTCAATCACTCTGCGCATCGATGCTGCAAAGTTGAACGTGTATGTCAACGCGGGCGCGCGTTATGCTGCTGCTCTCGAGTACGGCACGGTGCGTATGGAGCCTCGGCCATTCCTGCGGCCGGCCTTGGCAGTACACACGGCGCAAATCAACGCAAGAGTGACTGCTGAGGTTAGAGCTTACCTGGCCGGCGGCGGTCGATAAAAGGAGTTTATTATCATGGCAGCTTTGGTTCTGTTCAATCAGTTCTTTCAGAACGTTGGTCGCGGTGTTCATAACCTGCACACCAACGCGCTCAAGATGGCTCTGACGAACTCGGCTCCGAATATCGCCACGCAAGCTTTGCTGAGCGACATCACACAGATCGCGAATGGTAACGGATACACGACCGGCGGGTTCACGCTCTCAGGTATTACCTTTACGCTCGATAGTGCTGTCGCTGAGCTGATTGCTTCTGATCTGGTGATCACTGCGAGCGGTGGCACGATGGCAACCTGGCGGTATCCGGTGCTGTACGATGACACGCCGTCGTCTCCGCTGGATCCGCTGATCGGCTATCTTGATGTAGGCTCAGGCATCTCGCTGGCTGATGGACAGAGCCGGACTCTTGACTTTAGCGCGACCCTTGGGCTGCTGCGGCTGGGAGCGGGAACTGTTAGCTAGGTTTTAGTTGATCGTTCCTGGGAGATACAAACAGTATGGCGAGCGTCACACAGACCGCAATCGCGTCCAGCTCAACGGACACAGCGACTCCGACGTTTGCGGCGCAGGCGATCGGCGCGAATGGCGGTAGCGATGTCCTGTATATTTCGGCTGGCGCTCGTACTATAGCTAACGCCTCAACCATGGCGTGCTCAGTAGACGGCGTCGCTGCAACACAGGCCGTTTTCTTTAGTCAGAATGACGGAGGCAACGTCAGATCTAACGTCGGCATTTTCGTCCTGCCGAGGAACAACCTACCAGATCCAAACCAGACAGATGTTGATATCGTTCTAACACATGATCAGGTTTGTATTCGGCACGCTGTCGCTGTCGCTGTTTCTCCTGATGCTAGCTCATCAGCGTTTGCTACAAAGACAGCCGCGCTTGGAGTTTCTGATGTCAGCGTAAATACGTCAGCCGATGGCATTGTTGTTGGATCCAGCTACGATGGAAATGGCAACACAGTCATTTGGACAGGGCTTACTGAGGTCTCTGATATTGACGTTGCGGCAGAAGGCTCCAACAGGTTTAGCACTGCGTATGCCAGCGCGGTTTCTGCTGAAACGCCTCGCACCATTACAGCGACTCTACTTAATGACGCCGCGGCAAAAGTAGTTGCTTCGTTCTCTACTGCGAGCGTGGTTGGAGTCGATGCCGCTCAAGCAGCAGTAGCCGGACAGACCATCGACTTATTTGAAGATCCTATTCCGGTAACAGCAGCAGCAGCGGCAGTTGCGGGACAGACCATTGACATTATCAATCTACAAATAGCTGTAGACCCGGTTGATGTCGCAGTACAAGGACAGGCTGTCACTCTCGTGGGCGGCGGCGCCACCTTGAACCTGGCTTCTTCGATATATGCTGCATTGGCTGATGATTTATACATAACCTCTAGGCTCGGTCAATTCATGTCGCCTTCTATTCATACACGGCGGCCGGTTCCTGAGGGTGCTGAATACCCTATGATCGTTGTTAATCCTGACACGAGCATCATCAACGAGGATGCACTTGTTTCTCGGAGACCGGTTATCACTCGTGACGTGATTGCGTACGGTGAGCAGGATGGTCAGTATCGCGTAGTAGAAGAACTTGGGTATTACCTTCGTGATAAATTCCATCGCAATCCCGATAGTTTGACTGTGTCAGGATACGACATTATCGACATCGTAGTAGTTGGTCCCTTCCCTGCGCCAACAGATGATTACCAACATATTGCTAGGGGAGTCACACTAACAATTCGTTTACAGACAGCGTAGAAAGGAACGTGCTATGACGGTTAATACAGCAGCGGAATCTAGGGTGTTCATCGGCACCACTGGGCAGGCGAACAGTGTCATCGACTACGAATCTGACAGCTACGTCGAAGTTGGCGAGGTCGAGGATCTCGGTGAGTTCGGCGACACGGCTGAGGAGGTGACGTTCACCGCTCTTGCGGATCGGCGCACTCGGAAGTTCAAGGGATCATTCAACGCCGGGACCCTGACAATCATCACCGGATCGGATCCGGCTGATTCGGGCCAGCAAGCCCTCCTTGCTGCGTTCGCCACCGACTTTGATTACAACTTCAAAGTCACGCTGAACGATGAGCTGACGCTCGGTGGATCACCCACCACGTTATTCTTCAGCGGAAAGGTGATGTCAAAGACCCGTAACGTCGGCCAGGTGAACAACATCGTCCGGCAGACGTTCATGGTCGGTATCAATACCGAGATCCTTGAGGTTACCGCTACCTAATTGCTCTGCGAATCGCAGGCGCTCGCTCGTGGAAGGGACTTAGCCGCCCCGCAGATAGCGGAAAGCCCTTTCGACCGCTCGTTCGTCCAGATTCGTGGATCTCGAGCTCACATTTTCCTGAAATCTAACTGAGACAAGCAATGACAAAGACAGTAGAACTGCCGCTACCTGGATCAGGTGACATTCCCTTCACCCTCGATGGTGAAGATCTTTTCCTGAAGCCTTCTCTCAAGGCTTGCATGAGTGTATCGCGGCTGCACAACAATCCGCACGAGACCGCCAGCAAGGTTATGGCGATGGATTTCGATACCATCGTCTCCGTCGTCGGTTTTGGATTGAACCGTCCAGTCTCGAAAGAGCTCCAGGAGAAGGTATACAAGACGGGATTGGTCGAACTCCGGCCAGCCTTGATATCGTTCATTCATGTGGTCAACAACGGCGGCCGGCCTATCAACGTTGACAAGACTACTGAGGAGCAGGAAGAAGAGGGAAACCCTCCAAGTCCGAGCCTGTAACTCTTTCGCAGTATTACAGCAAGCTGCTGGAGTTTGCAGCGGGTTGGCTCGGATGGCAACCAGAACAAGCGTTAGAATGCGACATCTGTTATCTCCTCTATGCGTACCAAGGCAGGATGGAGATGTTTCAACTACTCTTCGGATCTAGGGACACAGCGGACCGTCCGAAGACAGCCAAAGCGGACGAGATCAAACAGTTCGCAAAGACACACAATCTTCTTGTGCAGACAGGCAAAGTAAAACTTCCTAAGAAGAAAGCGAAGAAGAAATGACGCAAGTTGCTGGATCTGTGGAAGTTGCGGTTCGTGCGAACATGGCTTTGTTCTTGCGCGATCTACAACGCGCGCGTGCGGAGCTCGCAAGATTCGATGCTTCTGCGACTCGCGCAGCAGGCACCACAGCCAAGCAATTCGATACGCTCGGCGCCGCTTCGACAAGGGCGAGTGGAGCCATATCAGTGTTCGCCCGGCAGTTCGCGTTCCTCGGGACGTTGACTGCCGGCTTTGCACTGTATAAGGTAACTGCTCAGTTCGCTGAATTCGAATACAACATGAATACGGTGCGAGCTGTCTTGCAAACGACAGGCTCGGAGTTCTCCCTGCTTAACAACAAAGCGCAGGAGTTAGGACTTACCACTCGCTACTCAGCAGAACAGGTTGCTGAGGCGATGACTCTTATGGCCAAGGCCGGCATGAACGCTGGGCAGGTGTACGGAGGCGTGGCCAGCACCTTGAACCTAGCCGCTGTTGAAGGCATGGACCTGGCGACGTCTACTGAGGCGGTTGTCAACATTATGACGGGTATGGGTCTAACAGTTAAAGACCTCGACCGCGCCGTTGACGTTCTGACAAAGACGAGTGTTGATTCTACGACTAGCGTTACCGAACTCGCCTACGCGTTCAAATACGCATCTGGCATCTCTGAGCAAGCTGGGTACAGCATTGAACAAGTTGCCGCGGCTATCGGTGTCATGGCCCAAGCCGGTACGAAAGGTTCTACAGCAGGTACTGCTCTGCGCGGCATCATCCAGCGCTTGATTGATCCCGTCCCCGAAGCTGCTAAGATTATGAAGGCTTGGGGAATCAGTGTAATTGACACGACAGGGAAGCTCAAGTCCCTTGTTGAGATCGTGAAGCAGTTCGAGCCGATGTCCAAAGCAGGTGCTCGCGGCCTCGCTGATTTGAGCACAGTGTTTGGTGCACGACCATTCCAGGGCATTGCAGCTTTGACCAAGGCCGGAGCAGATGAGCTTAATCGCTTTGAGGGCGCCTTGAGTAAGGTGTCAGGAACATCAAAGCGAATCGCTGCTACTCAGATGGAAGGTCTGAAAGGCGCGTTTATCGAACTCGGCTCGGCGGCGAAAGGTCTCGCTGTCGCAATCGGAGAGAGCGGCCTCGGGCACGCGTTCGAGGTGTTGGCTGATAGAGCTGCACAAGCACTCAGGTCGATGGCCACAAGCTTGAAGGGAATGGCCCCGCTACAGCAGCAGTCACTCAACACTCTTCAAGCCACCTTGGAAGGTCAGCAGGCAGAGCTTGATCAGCTTGATAGAGTTCTCGCAGAATCACGAGCAGGCAACCGTCCGCTTAGTGCGATTAATCGTCTCGAGGCCGGTCGAAAGGCGATGCTCGAGAATATGGCGACCACGCAGGAGTTCATTCGTCTCCAAGGTCAGCTACAGTCAACGCTCGCAGGCCAGGCGCCTCCCGGAAAAACAATCGAGCGTACAGACGATAAAGATATTCCTCCTCCCGCTGATGTTGAGGGCCAGGCAGCAAAACAGAAGGCAGCCCTTAGCGCGCTTCAAGCTTTGGAGTCTGAATATCTCGAGGCGACCAAACAGAACGCGCGACTCATACAGGTTGAACACGATCGCGAACTCGAGAAGTTTAAAGAACTCCTTGATCAGAAGTTGATTTCCGAGGAGCAGTATAACCAAGCGCGCGAGCAGTTGGCAGCAGTCACGCAGAAGAAGCTCGAGGAGTTGCGCGCAAAGGATTTGAAGTTCGTTGAAGACATCACTGGCGCGATATCGAGTGGACTGGAAGGTGCCTTCCGTAGCTTTATCGAGACCGGAAAGATCGACTTTAACGAGTTGACGAGATCCATTATCGCTGACATTGCAATGATCGCACTTCGCATGGCTGTGCTGCAACCGCTGTTCGGAGGCGGACAGGTGCAGGGAGGTGGTGCCATGGGACAGGCGCTCATGTCACTGTTCCATTCAGGTGGTGTGGTTGGTAGCGGTAGCGGCGTGAGGAGAATGGTTTCTGCTTCTGCTCTCATGGGTGCTCCGCGGATGCACAAAGGCGGCAGCATCCTTGGCGCTGATGAAGTACCGGCGATCCTTCAAAAAGGTGAGAAGGTTATTCCGCGCGGCGAGAATGACAATGGCCGGGTGACGGTTCAGATTATAAACAACTCCAGCGCTCAGGTTAAGGAAGAGTCAACGCGGAGTTCAGATGGTGAGGAAATCCGTAGGTTTGTCATTGAAGAGACAAACAAGGGTATGACCCGCGGAGCCTTTGATGGTTCGATGCGAGGCCGCTACGGAAACCAAGTAGTCGGTACTCGCCGGTAAGGGATGAGGCATGTCATACATAACCAAGTTTGGTGGGTATCTGGCAGCTGGCGATCTGTCGGAATCTGATTGGACGAAGCGTTGGAATACAGCGGCCGTTGCTGAGGTCCTCGGCATCGGCTACGAGTTTATTGGGTCTGGAGTAGATGGTACTGACGCCACATCGTACACCTTCTCTGGATTGATCGATGAGTTCGGCACGTACATCGTTGCTGTGCAAGGGCAGACGAATAACGCGATTGGCATCGCCTCTGTGACGATTGACGGAACCGGTGGCAATCAGATATTAGAGCAGCAGCCCGGTGGCAATCAGATCAATGCCTTCTTCATGTTGGAGCCAAGCAGCTTCGCGCATGGCGATATAACAGTCACCTTCGTATCGGCCTTCAATCGGTGTGCCATTGTTGTCTGGAGACTGTATGGCAATGATGAAGCTACGCACGACGCAGAAGTTACGTCGCCTTCAGTGAACGCTGAGGCGGCAATCGCTGTAGCGCAACGCAGCGTGGTCTTGGCCCAAGCAGTAACAGGAGGTGTCGCTGGAATTGACATGTTCTGGTCTACGCTCGACGAGCGCGTAGACGGACTAGTTGATGGTACATCGTATCGGTCTGCTGCTGATAAGTTGATTAAGACAGAAGAGTCCTCGATCAGCATCGCAGTGAGTACAAACGATGTTCCTTCTCAGAGTGGCTGGGCTGCAATCGCCTTTGACACCCCTGTTCCATACTTCCCGTCTGGCCAGGGTGCTGAATTCACGAAGCAGAGTTCCAATGCTCTGACGATGTGGTCCTGGGATGTGATCCCACTCTTGGACGATGTCGAAGCGCTGGCACTAATCAGGGTTACAGCCCAGAGTGATCTCGCGCGTGTAGGCATTGCTGTCCGTGGCGGAGGAGCCGCCGCTTCTGAGCAGGCCTACTCATTTTTGCTCACCCAGTCTAGTGCAGGACTGCGCGACACGGTCAGTATCGCGAAGCACCTCGCAGGGACCTCGATTCTCGATGTAGAGAACTTCAGCTGGTCTCTAAATACAAACTATTGGATGCGGTTCCGAGTTCGCGGCTCATCACTCAAGGCTAGGATCTGGGCCGAGGGTTCTACAGAGCCATCGACTTGGCTCCTCGATACGTCTGATAGCGATATTACAGTCGCAGGACGCTCGGGCATCTTCCAATTCTACACAGGCACGGTATTCGAGCTTGGGCACTTTGCAATCACTGAGCTTGTTACGGAGTGGCCGACTGATACCATCCCGAACAACTGGACGGTTGATATCCAAGGTGGTCCGCAGTCGAATAAGATCTCGTTCAAACCTGATATCGGACCGCCTATCGATCGTCGCCGCGCGAGTGCAACCAATCGGTTGTATCAAGTAAACTGCCCCGGCTTGACGCAGGAGGAATACCTCGCCTTTGTTGAGTTCTATCATACAACTCTGAAGGAAGGCACTCTGCCTTTCATGATTACGGATCCGTTCACTGGTTTGGAGAAGACATTCAAGTTCGGCTCGGACGATCCGGCATACCAAGAATCTATACAACGGTCTCCTGGTCCTGACTATACGAATGGGATATACCAGGTATCCTTTTCAGTGATAAGGTTGGACTAGATGCCTCGTTCGCTTCCATCGGCAGTATTGCGGGAACTCAATAGGCAGGACTCAGCAGAGTTCTACGTTGTGTTCCTGACTATATCGCATCCGGCGCTCTCGGATGCGATTCGTGTTGTTTCGGATCCCCGTAATTTCGTACTGGATGGTCACGAGCATATTGGGTTCCAGTTTGATATCCGACTCTTGTCAGATAATGAAGCGGCGCCGTTCTCGCAGTTGACTATTCAGAACATCAGCAAGCAGATACCCGAAGGCATCCTCGCAGCAGTAGCTCCCGCGCGCGTACACATCCAAGTGTTCGCAGGCAGCGAGTTCAACCTTGACGAGACGCCCTGCACAGAAAAGAACGGAGCAGGATCTGCAGTGTACACGTACAATGCTCCTCAGTTGTTTCTAACCGAGATTGAAACTGATGCGATGCAGTTGACTGCGCGTATTGTGTCATGGGACTATACGCAAGAGCTGTGGCCAGGAATGATGGCGACCAAGACTCGGTTTCCGGGGTTGTTCAGATGAATTGGCTCTCGAAGTATGTAGGCATTCCTTTCAAGGATCAAGGTCGCGAGCGGACAGGCTGCGACTGCTGGGGGTTGGTCAGGTTGATCTATCTGAATGAGCTTCGCATCGAGTTGCCAACCTACGGAGAAATCTCAGCGAATGATCTCGTGGCCGTCTCGCAGATGGTAGAAGGAAACTACATACTCGAGCCGTGGAGAGAGATCGCGCGAGAAGATATAATGCCTTTCGATGTTGTCGTAATGCGGTTTTATGGCGCTCGAAAGGTTGGGCATGTGGGAGTAGTAGTTGCTGGCGGAACCGCGGTCCTTCATACTGAGAGATCGGTAGATTCTGTTATGGTGCCTCTGGGGCACATGACAATCAGATCGAGGATCGTAGGCTTCAGAAGACATAAAGATATCGGTGGGTAGTTATGCTGCATACAGTATATCGCGATCCTTTTGCTCTGGGCTCTCCTCATATCAGTCAGATTGGGGAGGGTTTTACGCTCTATGAGATCGTCAGCTTCAACTCACATCTGCCAAAGGACTTCCTCGAGCGCGGGTCGGTAACGATCAATGGCGATCTCGTGCCTAGGGAGTATTGGAAAAGAGTCAGACCCAAGACCGGTACAATCATATCGATGCATGATTACATCGGGGGCGGCGCAGGCGGTGGTGGCAAACAAGTCTTTGGCTTGATTGCTGCCATCGCTCTTACTGTCGTTACTGGTGGTATCAGTGCTGGTCTGCTCGCCCCAGTCCTCGGAGCGGGGTTCGCTGCGGGAACGATCGGCGCGGCTGTTCTGTCCGGCGTGGTCGGCATTGCCGGAGCTCTGGCGATTCAAGCGCTGACACCGCCCCCAACGGCAAAGCCCGGAGCAGAGCAAAAGGGAGCCGGTCTCCGGCTTGAGGCCGCTTCTATCGACGGCAATCTGCTGGAGGCGAATGCCCCGGTTCCTCGCGTGATCGGCACACGGCGGATGTTCCCGCCGTTCCTCACTGAGCCGATTATTGAACTCATCGGTCAGGACGAGATCGTCGAAGCTGTCTGGGGACTCGCAGGTCCGCACGCTCTAGAAGATATTCGCCTAGGTGACGCTTCCATCGACTTGGAGTCGGCCGATGCGACGGATATCGAGATCGAGGTGCGGAATGGTCTCCCAGGAGACATCCCCGTTACCTTGACTGAGAGGCAAGGCAGGACGACTGAGCCAAACATTGAATTGTCGGTTCATACAGTAGATCCAGAGAATCAGGATACGCTTCAAGGTGCTGATCCGCTTCCCGTGTTCCATGCTGTCACCACACGCATTGATCCTGACGAGAACTGGATCCATTTGAATCTACAAGGTCTGGCTCGGCAAGACGCTACAGGAAGTTTGCGTATTCCAATTCGCTTGCGGATGCGGAGACGAGGTGATACTCTTTGGCGTGATTTGCCTGAGATTCACTATCAGAATGAGACGCAGAGTTCAGTCAGGTTGCAGATAAAGATTTACTGGGGAGAGGCCTACACTTCTGCCTTTCCACCAGTGCCGTCTACTATCGGATTTGTATCTGCGCGCAAACTTGTCCCTGCGCAAAACGTACAACCGCTGGGAACTATTTTTGAATCAGACGCGTACTTTTCTGCGGGTGCGGGAAACGATATTCTTGTAGCGGGAACGGAGCTAACTACAAATCTGCGAAATGTTGTCTTGTTCGCTGAGCACGCTGATATCTACCTCAGTGCAGCTGACTGGACACCGGGAATCTACGATATTGAAATCAAGCGTGGTGCGACTCTTGTATCGGCGAACTTCACTTCGTCAACGTACACGTATAGCGGAAGCATCCTAAACTTTTTTGGTCGGACTGATGCTGGTGAGCTTCCAGTAACAAGAGAAGGCCTCCTCGACTCTATCACACTCGTTCGGTTGGTGAACGTGTGGAACGAGCATCCCATCGTACAAGCAGGGATGACGCTCATTGCTCTTACGGCTCGGAACCGGTCAGTTAAGAAGTTGTCGGTTATCGCTTCAGGGTACGTGAAAGACCTTCCGCAAGGTCGTGGCCCAGTTACAGCTAGGTCCTCTGGAACGAATCGAACCGTATTCACGTATGATGCTGCGGGAACGATGATCGATCCTGAAGTGCTTATATTCCTCAGGCCCACCCTTGTTGTTGACGAAGGTGAGATTCAGGGCACACCTATGCTTAGGGTGGGAGGTGCGGCTGCAACTGAGACTGGGTACAGGGCAACGCTTCGTTTGGCAGATGCTACGAATACAGCACGACTGGAGATTAACAAGTTCGCACCGGCATTCACTGTTATTGCAACAACGCCTTTTCCAGTCGAAGAAGGCAGAAACTACTTTATTCGGTTCCAGGTGCGTGGCTCTGCGTTAAAGGCCAAAGTGTGGTCGGCTGCGTTATCTGAGCCGGATGATTGGACTCTAGAAACAACTGATACTGCTTTCACATCAGGTAGGGTTGGTATTTTCTTCAACCAACTCGGAACAGATGCATCATCGAGTATAAATTGGTTTTCTGCGAGTGATGGTGATACAGCGCCCAGTCCGCCCGATTTAGCAACGCTCGCTACTGATTTTAGTTCCGACACGCTCGGAGCAAATCCATCAGGTTGGACAAACTTCTGGGTCGTAGCTAATGCGACATTCCTTGTAACGGAGAACGCGATGTTCCCTTACAATGGTAAGCAGACTGATTGGAATGAGTTTAGAGTCACGAGCAACCCGGCTGCGCATTTTCGTGATGTTCTTACAGGAGCACAAAACTTTGATCCGCTTCCGGAAGAGCTTCTGGACGACACCTCTATCATTGATTGGTGGCGCAGATGTGCAGCATCTGACTTCACGTGCGATATGGTGGTCGAGGGACTAGAGGTTCCTGACTTGCTGCGTGTTGTTGCCTCATGCGGATTCGGGCGACTGTACCGCTCAGAACTCTTCGGAGTTATCCAAGATTTTGATCGGAGCGGTGATACACCTACTCAGGTGTTCTCTCCGAGGAATAGCTCAGGGTTATCGTGGAGGAAGGCGTTCTCTAGACTTCCGGCAGGGTTCCGAATCAACTTCAGAGAGTTCGAACTCGACTATGGCAACGACCAGGTTGTCGTTTACCGGACCGGTGCCGAAGGTTCATCTAATCGCCTGGAACAGGTGACATACGACGGGCTTATTCGAGAGGCCGATGTTATTCGTAGGGCTAGGTTTGATCTACTCCAAGCTGAGCGTCGTGCAGCATTCTACAGTTTGAATGCTCCTTCTGAATCAATCGTCTGCCGCCGCGGTGATCTGATTGGTGTCACTCACGATATCCTGCAGTCACAGTACGGATACGCGCGCATAGCAGACGTTATATACGACGAAGATGAAATCACTGGAATCATTCTCGATGCTCCTATCGAGGTGGTTACTGAAGAAGACGTCCTCGATGTATACGACATGCTGGAAGTAGAAGATGTTCTAGCCCTCGGAATAACAACTGGAGTTGCTATTCGACTGACGAATGGGCAGACCACCACTCACGGCTTGAGCACGGTTTCAGGCCTAACAGATGAGCTTGAGTTTACTACTCCGATACCCATCCGATACGGACATAATTCTACTTTCGATAGACATCCGATCCACACAGTGGCTCCTGGATGTTTGGTTGTCGCTGGTGTTCTCGGGAGTGAGTACAAACGGTTAGTTGTGTCTGAGATATCGCCGCAAATCAATCTGGAAGCTCAGCTTGTTTGTGTTGACGAGGCCTCGGAAATGTTTGGTGAGGTTTTTGGAGTTTCTGTCTAATGGCTACTCGGACGACGTTTACATCTGCAAGTACTCCTCCTGTTACAGGAAAGGAGCTAGTTGACAACCTAGCGGAGAAGGTTGGCATCATGTTTGATGCCATCGCGTTGGTTCCAACGTCTATCTCGAATACCGGAAATGACTACACTATCATCGTTGATCCTGTCCTCGATGCTGATGTCGTATCTGGAATGTTATTCTGGGTTACTCCAGAACAAGACAATACAGATGTTGCGCGGCTTCGAGTATCCTCTTCCAATCCATACTACAATTGGGTCAAGGTTAACGGAGACCCGTTTGCTGCTGGTGAGATTGTAGCTGGCGTTACCTACGGTGTGCTGTTTAACAATGGTGAGTTTAGAACTGTAACGGTTCAGGTTGCCAGCAGCGGCGGGGCTCAGATTGACCGTCAAGTATTCACAGCCTCCGGCACCTGGACCAAGCCAGAAGATATTAGCGCCGATGCTCTTGTGCGTGTAGAGTTGTGGGGTGGCGGTGGCGGTGGCGGCAGTAATACTAACGGTGGCGGTGGTGGCGGTGGCGGTGCGTACACGGTATATACGTTTCGTGCCGGCGACTTGGCTGCCACAGTTACAGTTACTGTAGCAGCGGGTGGTGGCGGCGGCTCGGGCGCCAACGGTAGTGCAGGTGGCTCATCAACCTTCGGAACACATTTATCAGCATTTGGTGGCGGTGGTGGCGTGGCCGGCGGAATTGGTGGTGGCGGTGGTGGTGCTACAAGTGCTGGATCTGGATCCACTCCAGGTGAGCCGGGTATATCTGGCCAAACTCCATCAGGCGGTACTGCTGGGCGTTACGGCGGTGGCGGCTCTAACACTACAGTAATTACTGGTGGTTCAGCGATATTCGGCGGTGGCGGTGGTGGTGCCGGTGGTGCCAGTATCGCGTCTATCGGTGGTGAGTCATTATATGGCGGCGGTGGCGGTGGTGGTGCTAGTGCTGCAGGCTCCACCACAGCTGGAGGCAACTCTGTTGTAGGCGGCGATGGCGGCGGTAGCGGTACTACCGGCGTTGTTGGTAGTGCTGGATCGGCTCCCGGTGGCGGTGGTGGTGCTTCTGACAACGGTGGCGGCGGTGCTGGCGCTCGTGGGGAGGTTCGGGTATGGACACTCGGTTGATAGTCATGAACAAGAATTACAAGATTGCTGTTATCGGAACTACTGGACTAGTGGAGAATGTCATACTAGGGGACTCCGATTTTGGGATCCCCGGAAAGACAATGGTGCGCCTCTCGGAAGTCGATGAAGACGGCCACGACCTTGTTCCATTCAGAACCGAGGACGGCTCGATTCCAAGTGTTGGTTGGTCGTACGATGGGGCCAAGTTCACGCATCCTGGAGCGGTGCCAAAGTCTGCGGAAGAGTTGCACGCCTTCTTGGCAGACCTAAGATACTTCGCAGAGACCTCTGGTATCGTCTGGGAATCTGAACCCATCAAAACTACTCGAGAAGAGCAGAAGTTGTTTGCGGAGGTTCGACTGCGTGCCGAACAATTCCCCAACGAACTGTTCACTTACAAAGCAGGATCGGGTAGTTTCAAGAAGCAGACGATGAAAAAATTCCTTCCGCTTGCCGAAGCTGTATATGCTCACGTGCAGAAGTGCTTTGCAGCCGAAGCAGAAGTCAGCAGTAAGATCGATGCGGGGGAGGTGACGACGTTCAATCAAGTTACGGAGGAATTCAATGACCGGGTAAGCTAAATTCAAACTATCTATTCTCGCACAAGCAAAGATAGAAGATGGCTCATAGAAGGGGAACGCTAATGGCATCACCATTAGGAGTCGATACTGATGCAAATCAGTCCTGCTTGTTACCGCAGATTCGTACGATTGTAGATCAGCGAGAATAACTGGCCATGGTTGCTGCTGACAAGTCAACAGATCGTCTACTCGGACAGCTTATTGCAGAAGTCAAGGCATTACATGATCGACTTGATCGTAACGATAGGCATATGGAGGAGCGGCGCGAGGCTGATCGCGAAGAGCTGAAGAGTTTAAAAGCTGATGTAGATGAACTTAAAAACTACATGGTTCGAGTAGAGGGTGGTAAGCGGATGCTATTCAGCATGTTGGCTTTCGCAGCCGCACTAGGAGGATTCGTCTGGGAGGTTATCTCACGATACCTTCCGTTCAAATAAGCAATATCTACAACATGGAGAAGTAATATGAACGAAACGAAACCCTGGTATCAGTCAATCGGCGTGTGGGCCAGCCTTGTACAGGTTCTCGTTGGTGTGGCAGTCAGCCTCGGCTTTGTTGATCAGGCCGCTGGATCAACTATCGCCGATCAGCTACCCGGTCTCATCGTCGCCATCGTGACATCCCTAGCCGGCGCCGCGTCGCTGTGGGGCCGCGTGTACGCGAAGAAGGAGATTACGGCCACCAACGAAAACAAGTAGAATTCGTGGTCGATATGTAACATATAGCGTCCGTATCCGCTGCGGACGCTATATAAATCTCCAAGGGGTGTCTAAATGGGTCCAACTCTAGTTATATCTGATCAGACGCACTACGATAAGTATCGCGGAGCGAATGAAACTTTCCGTGATGCCGTAGTTAGAATGTGCGGCGGGATGGCGTCGAATAGCGCACATTTCTATCGTCTGAAATCAATCATCGGCGACATGAGCTTCTTGCCGGCAGGGCGGATACAAGCAGCGGTGGGAAGCTTGAAGAAGGTTACGGCAGGCAACTGCTACGTGAGTTCAACTATCGATGACTCGATGGAAGGCATCATGCGCGCGGCCGAGTATTGCGCGCTAACATTGCGTATGGGCGGCGGCTGGGGAGGTGACTTCTCAACCATACGACCATCAGGAGATATGATCGCCTCTCTTGGCTCTCAGGCATCTGGCCCGGTTAGCTTCATGGGCATCTTCAACGCGGTCTGCGAGACAATCAAGTCGGCCGGACATCGCCGCGGAGCCATGATGGGCGTGCTGCGTTGCGATCATCCGAATATCCTGGACTTCATTCGCTGCAAACGCGCACCAATGGAAACCCAGGTGCTTTGGGATCTCGCTGAGGCTGAGACGAACCCCATTCGTCGGCAGGAGATGTTCAACGCGCTTCAGTCTACGCTGCGCCTGACCAACTTCAACGTTTCGGTTGCCGTCACTGATGAGTTCATGCAAGCCGTCAAGGACGACACCGACTTCCAGTTGACGTACGGCGGCCGGGTCTACTCCACGGTTCGTGCTCGCGATCTCTGGTCCGAGATCATGCGCGGCACCTGGGATTGGGCAGAGCCTGGCATCCTGTTCATCGATCAAATCAACAAGATGAACAACCTGTGGTATTGCGAAGAACTCGCTGCCACGAATCCGTGCGGTGAGCAGCCTTTGCCGCCGTTCGGTGTTTGCATGTTGGGATCCTTCAACCTTGTAAAGTATGTCGTACGTCGCAGCGATAAACTCACTTTCGACTTCGAAGCTTTCAAGGCTGATATCCCTCCGGTTGTCGAGGGCATGGACAACATCTTCGACACTGCCACCTACCCACTTCCAGAGCAGCGCGAAGAGCAGATGAATAAGCGCCGGATGGGCTTGGGGGTAACAGGCGTAGCCAACGCTATCGAAGCTCTGGGATGTCCATATGGGTCTCCTGACTTTCTCGAAATCTTCGAGAAGATCATGCAGACCCTTCGTGATACAGCGTATGCAGCGTCGAGCGACCTTGCTGTGCAGAAGGGATCCTTTCCGCTCTTCGATCGCGACAAGTATATGGAGAGCAGGTTTATCGATACCCTCCCCGAGGACGTGCAGAACAAGATCCACGAGCAGGGCATCCGAAACTCGCACCTCCTGTCCATTGCTCCGACGGGGACGATATCGGTCACGGCCGATAACATCTCGTCGGGCATCGAGCCGGTATTCGCATACGAGTACGAGCGCAAGATGTATACGCCGAGCGGTCTGCAAACTTTCATCATGCAGGACTATGGTGTGGCTCGGTTCGGCGTGCGAGGTAAGACCGCTGGTGACTGCACAATTGATGATCACCTCAACGTGCTCAACATCGCATCCAAATACGTTGACTCATCTTGTTCGAAGACGAGCAACATCGGCCCCGACATCGAGTTTGGGGCATTCCAGAACATCTACATGCGCGCGTGGGAAATGGGTCTGAAAGGTTTCACTACCTTCCGGCCGGACGGCAAGCGTATGGGGATTCTCAAGGCTCCGACGAAAGAGAAGCCTGAGGTTGTGGTAGCTGAGGAGCCCTTCGCCCCTCTTACAAATGGTGCGTGTGTCTACGATCCCACGACAGGTATACGTACCTGTGATCAATAGGAGTAGACTATGGCTGCCTTCTACGCATGGTTATCTACAGTTGTAACGAAACTGATAACAACGCCGCTTACTCATCTTATCTCGTATTTTATGGGTCGGCGGGAAGGAAGAGTGGAGCAGCAACGTGAACAAGAAATTGCTCAACATGCGCAGGACTTGGAGACGATTGCCAAGGCTGAGGCTGCTCGTCGTGCCCTTAAGCATGATGACCGCAGCGTGCGCGACGACCCCTTCAACCGTGATAACGACGCCTAAGGCGAACTGCATAATCTACAAGCCGATTAGGTATTCCGCGAAGAACGACACGGTTGAAACAGTAAAGCAGGTACGCGAGCACAACGCTACGTACCTGAGTGAGTGCCCTCCGTTGAAGTGACTGCGGAACTGCAATGGAGGTAAACTCCCGCGTGCTCCAGGGTACGCGGGCTTTTTATTGGGAGAGCTCTGCGAGCGCCAGCGAATGAGCTGGCACAATGAGCTCTCCGCTACCCTAGCCGGTCCGTGCCTGCTTCCCACCGCTCTCTGCGGCTCTATCGGGCTTCGGAGCCAGCCGAGACCCTTTCGCTTCACGGATTGACATCTCAGCCCCAGCTAAGACTTCATCAGCGTATCTGCGAGTGGGTTCGTTCGGGTATCATTGTTCCCTGATCCCTCTTTTAGGTGTGTGCGGCTTATATGGCTTATCAGGATCGATGCGGTACTTGTCTACTACGCTCTGCTTTCCCTTCTCCTGGATCTCCTTTCTTACGATATCCTTCTGCTTAGACTCGTCTTTGCTCTTCTTAGGATCGTCTGTCATGGTGTATATGAGCCTTGATTCGCTTAAGGTTTTACAGCCACGGTGCTGCCACTGTGGAGCTCCGCCTTATCCACGGGCCGCTCTAAGGCCTCCAAGATCTCCTCGACAGTCATAAGCTCGGGCATCTCCCGAAGGAAGGCAGCGACACGGTGCCGCAAGCTGTCCAAGGTCTTGACGCTGGGCACCTTTGTGTCAGGGACCTCATGCCCCTGAGTTGATTTTGTGGCTGATATCAACGCATCGATAGCAGCAACTCGATACGCGTTTTCTTCGTCCTCGCTCATCCCTACTCCTGTAACGATTTGTAGAAGGTTGGAGTTCCTCCGTACGCGACTTCCGTCCAGCCCAGCTTGCGGAAGAATTCGGCGAAGCGCGGGCTGCCAACGTTCTCGACAGTGATTTGTTTAAACCCGGCCTCCTTTGCAGCTTTCTCACAAGCCGGGAGGATCACATTCTTGAATGTACCCTGCCCGGATTTGTAGACCTCGACACTGGCAATCCAGAACCTGGTCTTCTCGATGTCCCTGCGAACGTAGACCTTGTATGCGTGGTGGCAGATCCACTTGCTCCGATTAAGATCACGAATGAAATCTTTTACTGTTAAAACCAAGGCGTCCCGTGCGGCTGACATTGTATTCCCCTCTCACTCTTACACTCTGTTGTTAAATTGTGCCTTTGCCATTACAACCGTCGCAATCGACATACTGATCAGCTTGCGTAAGCCTACTGTATTTTAGCATCCTCCCTGTGCCGCTGCACTTGGTGCACCTGTTATCAACCTCCACATGGCACGAGCCTTTACATACCTGGCACGTCACCCAGCCCTTGCCTGTGGTTAGGTTATTCTTGTTGGGGACGAGGAAACCCCCGACCCCCGCGCAGTTCTTGCAGATTACTAGAGCCATCAGACATCCATGTCTCGAAAAACTACATCTACAACCGGGTATCGCTTCCCGACGGCCTCTACACGACACACGACATCGGGATGTTTCCGGGCCTCAGATCGATTGGGCGTCCAAGGAATGTTGAAAGGAATTATTACAGCCCAGACCTTAGCGCCACCTTCTTTCCCTTTGACGGTCACTTGAGTATACGGGTTGATCGGAGTAGTATCTGCCACGCTCGTCCCTTTCGTAATAGTAGTTTCTGCTGGGTCGTCTATACATCCCGCCCTCTTCGTAGCGGTCGTCGTAGTAGTTGCTGTTACGGTTCCGGCGCGCAGCCCACTGCGGCCCTGTGTATCCTTCCCGGTAGCCGAGTTCGCCCATGAGCATGTAGAGGCTGAACAAGATGGCCAGGGCTGCGCAGATGTAGAAAAAGTTGAACCTGGCATGGACTGTGTTGGATCGATGCCACCTAGCGATGTCCCTGTCGAGGTTTTCAAGAACGAGCTTGGCGTGTTCGGAACCTTCGTCTGCGTATCCCATGTTCGTGCTCCTGAGAAGGGCGGGGGCCGAAGCCCCCAGTTGTTAGAGGCAGAGCCCGTGTAGAATTCCGGGGTTGTCCTCTTCGATTTGCGGCATATTAGTAAGCATTTGAATGAGGCTAGACAGCTCGTCGTTTTCCAGATCGACTTGGATGTTGGCTTTGCGAAGAGCGTCGACGATATGAGCGCGTTGCTGCTCACTTATGCTGATGGTGTAGGTGCGCATTTGGTTATCCCTGTGTTGTAGGCTACTCATTTTATATAGGATAAAGTCCGCGTGAGCGCAATTGTAGTTTTAACTATCCGACCAGATGCGAACCCGCCAACTCGGCTTGTTCGGATGCTGACGCATGACTATGTTTCGTCCAAGCACGGACAGCCACGCGGGCAGTTTATCAACCCAGGTAGGAGGGATCTCAGCTATCCAGTTGCCTTTGAGTGCTGTCAGCTCGCGCAAGTCTTTCGGAGCGCCCTCGTATTCCCAGACTCTGATTGGCTGCGACATCAATCCGTCCCTTCGTGCAGATCGCGGAGGAAGTCGAGTAGCTCATGGCCAGTAGTCCGCCACAGCAGTAGTACTCCGCCTGGCACTACGTTGAAGTCCCCGCGCGAGCTAGAGAGGAATCGTGTGTCGCCTTCAGCCTTGATCTCCCGAGCAGTGCCGCTCTCATCAAAGATCCGAATCTTATCGATGATGGTGACACGCTTCTCTCCTGTGCGTCTAGTCACCTCCGAACCCAGTGGAATCTCTCTAGCGGGTAGCAGGACGGCGATGGCGCCGTCCTCGAGTGTCTCCTCAGTCATCGGGTTTCCCAGTGTTTGCAATGTTGCGATGTTGCTTCGCAAGGTTTTCAAGCGACTCACGCTTCTCGCGATTGCTCTCCTTCGCTGCTCTGGCTTCCGCTTCTTCAGCGAGCTTGATGTGCGTGGCCCGATTGACCGGGCCTTTGCTGCCCACTTCCGTTTTCCGCTTTCTTCCCATTGCTAGCCTCCTGCTGTGGCGTTGTCGGAACGCTTGGGTTGATGATGCCGATAGCAATAGCTGCCATCAGCGCTGCGATGAAGGGGATGAGTCTACGGATCATTCTTGCTGCTGCCTCTAATTGGTGTCGTTGAAGGTTACTGAGATGAGAGGATAGAACTTCTGTAGCTCGATTACCGCCGCACTCACCTTTGGGTCCTGGCGAGCAAGGCCGCGATCCGGCTGGTACTTGATGCCGAAGTTGACGCTACGGGAAGAGCCTCCTGTCGTCCGCCCGATTATCGTCACGCGGGTATGCAGTTGTGTCACTTCGAGTGCCTCCCTTTGAAAAAGGTTTTAATCCAGTTAAGCGAAAAGAGATCTTTCCGCCTAGCTGCGCGAATGATTACTGCTGCTACTGCTGCTGAATGTCCATTCGCTTTCAGTAGCTCATAGATGCGTTTGTATTTCACAGCCCCTCCTTACCAAGAGTTTCAAATACTTTCTCGGATTCGGCCTCAAGCTGTGCGTGAAGCGTCGGATGCCTCTGCCGAATGTATGAATCCCAGCCCTTAGCCCGAGCCTCGTAACCGTTGGTCGCTGACACGGTGCAGTAGAATTGATCTGGACCGTGGAATTCATAACAGTCCCGCCCAAACTTGTAAGTCCAGGCTGCTGACCAGACGTTCTTGGGCCCGTTCGGGATCCGTTTCACATCCTTGTGCACGAGGGCCAAGTAGCTGCGACTGAATTCTGAATCGTTCGACATCTTGTGCCCCCGTGACATTTGCTGCCTCCTAATAAGGAATTTCGTCGTCGGCGTAAGACGTGCGCGGAAGGAACGGACCGTACACCTCCTCGTCGTAATCGTCGTCTTCGGGATGACGAACTGCTGGGCCCTGATAGAAGGGATTGCGCTCCCAAGTATCCTGCGGCGTGTTGATCCAAGCGACGTCCTGATTTTCCATGCCAACGTTGCGAGCGTATTCGCGGCAGGATTCAACATCGGTGGCCAGTCCGCCGGATTCATCGTCTGGGTGAATGTAGTGCATTTCGTTCTCCTGTGGTCTGCATTGCCTATGAATTATGTGTAAGGTAAAGCTCCCGCTACTGCAAGCGGAAACCTTACCGTCAGGCAAATTACCCCTTGTGGACGAGCCGGACGATTTCCTTGGCCCGCTCGGACGAAAATCCATGCCCGCACAGCTCATCGGGGTTGCCGAGGGCTCCAAGGCTGTCGAGGACGTCGAACAACGCGTTGGCGAGAAGCTGCTCTTTGGTGATCTCCGGCTCGACGAATTCTTCTTCGGCAACGATAGGAACGGTGCTGTCGTAGATGTTAGCCCAGGCTTTCTTCCACAGCATCGAACGCGTGCGAGCCGGAATACAGTTACTGTTCCCGACTTGGACGGTTCCAATCGTGGCTTTCGGAAGACGTACATGCATGACGTCGGGGCAGTGGGTTGTGACAATCGAGCGAAGACACTTCTTGCCGTTCTCTGTGTTGTCGACTTCGTAGATGTCTCGGACGATAGCTCCACCATATCCATCTTCGGAGTCGTCGATGTCGAAGATGATGGCGCGGATGTGAACTTGGGTCAATTCAAGCTGCATAGCGGCGGTGGTCATTTTCTTCTCCTGTGGCTCGGGGTTTAGTCGTTGAAGACGCGGAGGACAACGCAACCGCAGTCTTGGCGGTAAGTGGCGTACTCGATATCGCCGTCCGTGCTCTTCTTCGAAATGATGTAGAAGGGCTGACCGTTGCCGATCTTGGTTTCGATCTTCTCGGGCCATTGGCCGGGGCGCAGACCTAGGGTGGATGCTTCAGTGCAGAAATGATGCGGCTGATACTCGGTCAGGTTTTTGGTGTCTTCGATGAACATTTTCATTCTCCGTTGTGTTTCTGCTTGCCTGTGATTTATGTGTAAGGTAAAGTGCCACTAGCCGCAAGCAGAAACTTTATATCACGGAAAATTATTTTCTCCAGAAGTGCCACCAGCGGACATTCTTCGGAATGGTAAGCGGATAGCGAATGTTCTTGGGGAAGCTAGTACCTCCTCCACCACCTCCGCCTCCACCGACCCCACCTCCGCCTTCGGCTAAAATGGTGAAGCCTTCGCCGGGTCCACCACTTCCGCTCGCGCCCGAGAACCCACCGCCACCACCACCACCTGCAGAAAACATTTGCATCGTCATCGGACGCAGTTCCGGATGGTGAAGTGTCAACCGCAAATGTTTATCGCAATGCGGGCAGGGTAGTTGATATTCGATATAGCTTGTCATGACTGTTGTACTTTCTCAAAGAGGTGGGGGAAATTCCTCGAGATTAGATTGAGGACCTCAGTAGCACGCTTGCGTTGCTCAGCTGTCTCGATCTCGATGTAGGCTATCATAGTTGCGGGAGGGTCGATTTTAACCAGGAACCCAGCCGCACCTAGCTTCGCGCAGACCTCCTTGTGCGAGTATCGAAGCGTTCTCGTGTTGCAGTATTTGATCCAGGACATTCTGTACATCGGACCCTCCCACATGTTTATTCGAAGCGGACCTGTTTCACGTGGATGTGCGCGAACAGCTTGGCTTCGTTTGACCCTTCTTCGAGTGCGGTGAATACCGACCAAAGGTTGAGTGATATGTCGAACGTAAAGGAAATGGCTAACTTCTCTTTCGCCCGACCATCTTTTTCGAGAAGATGGTTGGCCCGTTTTCTGAGGGATCTTTTAGCTCCTTCAAGTGAGGCGAATACGTCGTCAATGGGCGATGCTGCGGCCATGGAATACGTCGTGATGTAGACTGTATCAACCATTGTTCAATTCCTGTGATTTGGTTTGTAGGGAGGAGGGGATCACTCCCCTCCGGTATGCGATCAGAGGCGGCGGCGGAAATCCTTGTGAAGCCACTCGGCCATCTCAGTTTCGTCCTTCCACGGTACGCCAGGGATCTGTTTGAACAGATCGAAGTAGTGCTTGGTGAAAGTCTCCGAGTCTTTTTGGATGGCTGCGCGTAGCTGGTCGGCTGTATACTCCGGCTGCATTTTGCAGAGGCCTCGGAACTCCTCGTTCTCGTGATTGAAGAACAGGTCGGAGATCAGGCCTTGTATAATCATGGCATCCATTTGCAGTACTCCTTCGCGCGTAATGCGCACGTGCTTTATAGTAGGTAAAGCGTGGCTCCGCAAGAGCACAAAAAGAGACCCCCGGTGGTAAGCCGAGGGTCTCTAGCGTCTAAGGTCTGGTTCCACGAGTCTCATGGAAACGCCCCCCGATCTGGAGGAGCGTTATGCCGCCAAGCGCACGCGCCGCTGAGTATTCGGCAACGCCTTCGCCTGGAGACCCTGAGTCTTCGCCCATGCCGCTACGTCGTCGGGATGGAAGCGAATCGAGGCTCGCATGTTCTCACGCGGACCACCCTTGATTTGGACGGTTGGCAGCTTGCGATCCTTCCGCCAAGTGTACAAGGTCATCGCTGTGATGTTGAACATGTCGCACATGTCGTGGACGGTCAGGAGTTTATCCAGCTCTGCCTGTAGCTGCGTACTGTTTAGACTCATCGTTGGTTCTCCGTTGACTTCTCGCATCCTTGCACTATAACCCTTTTTTTAGGATAGGTCAATAATTTGCCGCTTGACCTAATGGCTAGACGCACTTATACCGATCGACGGGCCACAAGTACCCCAACCTGGCTCGTCGCGTCGCCGGACCTTCAGATACGTAGTGCTCACGCCCCCCGAGCACCCGCCTACGTTGATGAAGGTCCGGTTTTCCTTTGTTTGAAGTCTTTCTTTCTCGCTCGCGAATCTGGCACGACTCTGGACGCTCATCGCTGCTCAGCGGTATCGCTAGGGGATCGTCCATAGTTCCGGTCTATCGCAGAGTCTGGGGCAGCATCGCAGCCTTGGAAGCTCTTGCGTACCGCGATTCTTCGCGCTTTCAAACCCCCACCTAAAAAATCCTAGAACGCGGTCGGTATGTTATATGAGCTGCCCGGGCTCAATGCGTGCCGCACTTGGCACTTATCGCAACCGCACATGCACGCGAATCTGAGCAGCTCATAGCCAGGACCTAATGTCCCCTACCGTAGGCGAGAGCTTACAAGGAAAGATGACGAAGGGCATCGTCGTGACAAGCGTTAGGAAAAATCCTAACTAGTGAGTGTGGAAAAAGCTCGAGAAGAACCACACCTGGAGCAGGCTCTGGTAACTTACAACCTGCGTGACGTAGAACTTGTTGTTAGAAGAGCTCGTTCTACAGATCCTTAGCTGGATCAGTCTCCGTTGCTTCTGAGCAAGCTGTACGTAAAGGTGATAGAGTAACCCCACCATTCCTGACTAGACTCAGGTTGTACACTTCTAGCGCAGTATGTAGATTGAATGGGTTGTAGAAGTATTCTTACAAAAAGACCTTCTATACATCTCCTCTCTACTTCGCTGCATGGCGTGTCTCATCTGAGACCTTCCCTCACAGCCTCAAATGATGTGAGTGCCATAGCTGTTCGTCCTGATGGGCAAGCTATGGCTCTAGCCCTACAGATTCCTAAATGATCGATATTTCTTAGGTGATAAATTCTAGGTTAAGGTGACATACTTCTCGCGCGAAGAAGAATCAATCGAGGTTCGAGGTTGACCAACTCCGTTCAGGTTGAAGAAGGTCAAGTAGATACAGCTTTATTGGATACTTGGGATTTATGGCTTGCGTTAGTAGGCTCTTGCCATTATGCCAAGATAACAGAGGTGGAAGGGAGAATGCGATGGTAAAGGTCTGGCTGCTCGTCTTCTTGGTGCAGTTTCCGAATACAGGTGTTATGCTGCCTGTCTACAAGACTGTACCGACGGAGGACGATTGTATGATGCACATCATGGAGGCTTTCGACGCTGCTCGCTCTGACGGGATACCTATCCGCGGCACCTGCACTGAATATGACGGTGTCGACGAAGAAGGTACAGCGATGGAAGTAACCCTCATGATGATTATGAAGGAGGAGAAGAAGTAGATGACCAGTGTAGCAGCAAGCTGTCCATTCTGTGGATGCACGTCCACCGCAACCTTGAAGATAATCACTTTACAAGGTACGCGCGGTCCTTACCCAACCCCGGATCGTACATTCGTTGAGTGCGGCGAATGTAAGGCATCAGGTCCGGCAGTTGAAACACCGCACAATTACGGCGAAAAGGTGAGCACGTCAGTTACCTTGGCTGCCATAGCAAGATGGAACTTACGCCAATGACGGTACTCATTCGAGATTGTCCGGAGTGCAAAGCCAAGAACAACAGGATCTCGACTCATACGCACTACGGGAAAGAAGTTGACCGGACGTTCGTGAGATGTTCGGTCTGCGGTCATACAAGCTCTGCTGTAGAGACCAAGCATGAAGAAGGAAAGATGGTTTCTAATCAAACCAGAGACGTCGCAATCACACGATGGAACTTAAGGTCGTAAGATGATGTTCCCAGTGCTCCATGATTTCGGTGCCAGGCACGGCATGACTGTCATGCAGGGCAATGTCGTTGTTGCCTCCGCTAAATACTTCCGAAATCGTGGAGCCTGGCAACTTCGCTTGTATCATGCAAGCTGGGCGAACACCATGGCGAACGAGACTCAAACTGCGCACTACAAACGGCTTGGTCTGCGTCCTGATTGCGCTCCGCACCTGACATCAGTGAAAACCTATCGAGAGGCTCGGAAAATCTTTCGCGAGCTTGCGGGACAACATCATGCGAAAAAGTAGGTTCCAGGTCGAGCGTTGTGAGTGGCACACGCCAGATAACTTCGACTTCCTAACTGCTCACGCTGATGCGCAGGAGCGTCTCGATAAAGGGGAGCGGCAGCGCTGGTGCCTAGTATGTCAGCTATGGCACTGGGACCACGAGTGGGGCAACGAGCCTGCAGGTCTCAACCTTCCAGAATTACGAGCGGAGTACGAATAACTTAGGAGGAGGAAACAATGAAACCGCCGCGATACATCATGCTGAAGGATTCAACTATCGAGCCTAGTGTCAAGGCTGGGCAGGTTGTCTACCGCTGCATGAAATACGACTACGGCCTCGCAGCAGACGATACTGCTCTTACAGGAGTGAAGCACATCTCAGTGGTGCTCAATCCTGATGGTGACTATCCGTACTTCACCGTCCCCGAAAGCGACCTTGAGCAGGTGCAGTATGTCTCCGATCGGTTGAGCTTGCGTCGAGTACAGGCGATGCTTAAAGCGTGTCCGTATTCGGCGCCGCGATTCTCGCACGCCATCAACGGCATGATGGCTCAGTACCTCGCGCAAGCGGCCGAAGAGGGATCGATGCGTAGGGTTCCACGATATACGAACACCTCCGCAACGCTTCGGCGGGTTGCGGTGGATGAATTTAGCCTTGCAGTTAAGAATGGTTTCATTGATTGTTGACGGAGGGTCTAGTGACAGAAGAAGTTAAGAATTTATTGAACATCTCGTGGACTGAGTTTGACTTCCAGTGCGCTGTGCTGCTCAAAAGCCTTAAAGACGTTGCGCTTGATATCGATTGCATCGTGGCTATCGCTCGCGGAGGGCTGGTTCCGGCTGCTGTTATAGCCAATGCTCTGAACGTCCGCGATGTCCGCTCTATCGCGGTTAGCTCGTATTCCGAAGGCGTCCAGATACAAGAGCCCGCGTTCCTTGTTGATTCATCTACCCGATACATTTTCAACAACCGCAGCGTTCTGTTCGTTGATGATATCGTTGATTCCGGAAAGACGCATCGAGCGTTTGATTCGATATTTCCGGCTGCTTACTTCGCATCGATTTATGTTCGGCATACTAGCCAGTCCTTCCCTGATTTCTACAGCGTCTGTATCCCATCAAACGATTGGGTTGTCTTTCCGTGGGAGCCGAAGAGAACGTAGTTGCTTTCGCAGGATTGAACTGTATTAAATGATCGAGATGCGTTTTGGTGACTAGAAATGTATGACAGGATCGAGGTGGTAGTAACGAGTGAATTGTAGTTCCGGATCGAAGCGTAAAGCCCGAGAGAACTTTTAGGCGGGATTGATTCAGGTGTTGTAGATGATGGACTTGTGTTCCATGATCGAGGTATTGTTGATGATAGACTTGTGGTCGTCGAATGAGGTGTGCATAGCGCGTGAACTGTATCACCAAATCGAGGTGTAGACTACAGATTGATTTGCAGCGCAGGACCGAGTTGCATTCTCAGAGTGATTTGATATATGAGATCGAGTTGGCCTCTCGGAGTGATTTGATCGATCCGATCGAGATTAACCGTCGTAGTGAATTGTGGTCTACGTTCGAGTTGTATGCTTTGAGTGATCTGTTTAGGGTAGATCGAGGTGCATTCTAAGATGGAAATGTTGGGACTGATCTAGATGCGCTTGGGTAGTGAACTTATCAGGAGGATCGAAGTTCTGGGTTCGACGGAACTGTATAGTAGGAATGAGTTACAACCAGTAGAGAGAACTGCAAACTATGATCGAGTTGCAACATGGAATGGATCTGGGGATGTGGAGCGAGTTGTAATTCACGATTGATTTGGGGAACTGGAACGAAGTACACGTATCGATAGAACTGTTGCTCAGGATTGAGTTGTGTTCTTGGATTGATTTGGGGAACTGGAACGAAGTGCGCATTTAGAGTGACTTGAATGGTAGGATTGAGTTCCACTTGAAGATAGATATGGATTGAGAGAACGAGATTAGTTGACTTAGTGATCTGCGGCTGAGGATCGAGTTCGAAGAGACGAGGACTACCTGTTACGAATGATCGAGTTGTGTGGAGATTGATTTGTGCTTCGATATCGAGATATGGCAGAGAAGTGAACTGTTGCGGACGATCGATAGGTGAGTAAGAGGATTGACTTGACAAGCGTCGATCGATCTGTTCGGGTTTGATTGACTTGCTGGGTATGATAGAGTTGCCTAGCTGTGATTGATATGAGGAAAGTGAACGAGTCTCGAGATGCGAATGACCTGATAAAACTGAACGAAGTGTAAGAATCGATTGAAATCAAATCGTGGAATGAAGTGGTGCGTATGTGAGAACTGTTTCACGTGATTGTAGCTGCAATGACAGACTAATGTTAGGGCTATTGAGCGAAGCGCGTATAGTGAGAGAACTTAACCTCCAGATTGCAGAATGAATTGGAAACGAATAGCGAACTGTGCTGATGGAATGAATTAAGAATGGTGAGTGATCTGCTGAAATCGAATGAAGTATTTACCACGATTGATGTGCACAAATGGATTGAAGTGGGCTTACATGAATGACTTGTTAAGATAGATTGAGGATAAGTCCCACGATAGATTTGTAGTTCCTGAATGAAGTGGGGACCACGAAAGAACTGCCCATCATGATTGAAGTGACTCGTACGAGAGATTTGTGTAATCAGAATGAAGTGTGTAGTGTGGAGCGATCTGTTTCAGGCCATTGAGTTGCCTCCGGGGCGATAGACTTGTATAAACAGAATGAAGTGTCCTGTTGGATGTTATATGTACCGCGCGAATGAGTTTGCACAATGGGAATGACTTGGATAGCGAGAGCGAATTGTGCTCGAAGACTGAACTTGAACCTCTGATTGAATTTGGGCGAACAGAGAGACCTGACTTGTAAGAATGAGTTATGTATATCGAAGTGCTGTAAGCGAGTGAACTCAATTCGGGAATGAGGTGTGAACGACGATAGACTTGATTTGTGCTGATCGAGATGGCTATATGGGATTGACATGTAAACGGGGAACGAGTTTTTACGAAGGACAGAATTGGGGATGTGGAACGAATTGTAGTAGCGGATAGAAATGTGCGTCGAATGAAGTAGGTTAGGCTTGAGTGATCTGCGAAAGCAGAATGAGGTGAGATTGCGAGAGTGAGCTAATATCAGTGAATGACTTGCGCAATCAGATAGAACTGCGCTGTCCGAAGGAATTAATGCCAACGAGTTGATATGTATAGGGTGAATGAGTTATCGGGTGCCGATAGAACTACAGGAGTGGATCGAATTCTAGATGTAGAGTGAACTATGTACAATGACTGATAAATCAAAGGAGACTTGAAATGTCAAACATCATCACGACTGAAGACGACGTTGATCAGTTCGCCATGGAGCGGCTCAAGAAGGACTTGCGCATCGCCGCCAAGACCATGGGACCGAACCAGGCTCGGTTCATGGTGGACCATTACTACGGTCTGCAGGAGTATCGCAAGAGCGCTGCAAACCAGCGCCGCGCGCTTGAAGAGTCGCAGGAGCCCATCCAGATTCTTGATTGGCTCTACACGCAGACCGACAAGCTGGAGTCGTACATCAAGACGACGCTCGACATCTACGCGCACAACCATCCTGTGGGTCAGTGGGCGCTTGGGGTAAAAGGCATCGGTCCCGTCATTACGGCCGGTCTGCTCGCGCATATTGATATCGAGAAGGCGCCGACGGTTGGACACATCTGGAGGTTCGCCGGACTGGATAGCACCGTGGTGTGGAACAAGGGCGAGAAGCGGCCGTGGAACGGTCGATTGAAAGTCCTGTGCTGGAAGATCGGCGACAGCTTTGTGAAATGGTCGGGCGGTGAAAAACCTTCTCCGTACGGCATTCGCTACCGGGCGTGGAAGGATGAATACGTCCTTCGGAACGAGCGGGGCGACTACGCGGAGACTGCCAAGCAGACCTTGGAGACACGTAAGTTCCGTGCCGACTCTGATGCTGTGGCGCACTACAAGGAAGGCAAGCTTCCTCCTGGTCGGCTTGAGCTTCGCGCGCGCAGGAAGGCGACGAAGTTGTTCCTCAGCCATCTGCACGATTTCTGGTACCGCCATCACTTCAAGTGCGATCCGCCGGTACCGTATGTTATCGCGCACATGCAGCATACGCACTTCATTCCTCGGCCGGATCTTATCCCGCAGAGTGAGTGGGAGCAGAACTTTGGCCGGCTTCCCTGCGGCCGGATCAACCAGCGTGTAATCAAAGCGGCTGCTGCGAGCTAGGGCTCGCAGTTTCTTTTTAAGGGTGGTAAGACATGACTCGTACTAAATGTGAGTACCCTGCCTGCGATTGTGAAAGCAGACTTGGATACTGCGAGGTGAACGGAGTATATTTCGCCGAGGATGAGCCTGTCTTGCCACCCTTTAGTTTGAAGGACAAAATCAAGAATATCTTCCGGCCGGGCTTGGGAATGATCGTTATCCTGTGGCAGAAATTATTTGGTGGCGGTCGTCGTTGAGCTAATGCTATGGATAGACTTGTGTGGATGGATCGAGGTGCATGAAGAGACTGAATTGGTCATGTGGATCGAGACCTAGGTGAGCTAGCAGACTGAAATGGTCAAGAGGATCGAGTTAGAACAAAAGAGTGTGCTGTGGTATGAGATCGAGGTTTGCTCCCAGAGTGAATTATTTGGCGTGATCGAGGTAAACCATCGGATTGATATGTACTGGGTGATCGAGGCGTACAGACAGATTGAAGTGCATCGCAGGATCGAGATGTAATAATTGTGTGAACTGACTGGAAGAATCGAGATGTACTAATTGTGTGAACTGAAAGTTATGATTGAGCTTTGGAATAAGACTGAATTGCAAGTTATGATCGAGCTATCAGATATGATGGAACTGTTGGTAGCAATCGAGATTGAGAGACAGATGGAGTTGCTTGCGTAGATCGAGTTGAAGACATGTAGAGATCTGCGGCACCCGTGCGAGATGTCACTATCGAGAGATCTGTGGTGTTTGTTCGAAATGCCGAATTGAAGAGAACTGTATGTGGTGATTGAATTCGGGGCGTAGACTGAACTGTTATGAAAGTATGAGTTGCCTATGAGGAGTGAGCTTCCCGTTTTGATCGAGTTAATCCTTTAGAGAGAACTGCAAGGCTTGATCGAACTTATGCTGCAGATAGAAATTGGAGACACGAGTGAGGTGGTCTTTCGGAGAGAACTTAGAGGTTGGATCTGTACGAGTTAAAAAAACTGATTGAATTGAACCGCGAGAGCGAGGGGGTTGAGATGTTTCCAGGAGTTGTATCAATTGCCGTAGTCGTCCGAAAACGTAAGCATACTGAGCATACGTGCGTATTGATGCTCAAGGATGGCGTGCACGAAGGTGACCTCCAGGGCTACTGGGTGCTCCCTGGAGGCGAGTATACAGAGGGAGGGTTGTGCGAAGCTCGTGCGGCTGCTTTGCTGTTGCGCGAGACGGGCATCGAGGTGCAGCCGAGCGACCTTGAGCTCAAGTTCGTTGCCAGCGATCCTCGACGCGATCCTCGCTGGGCGTCTATCTGTCTCGTGTATCGAATTGACTTTCGCGAGGATCGGAAGTTTCTAAACAATTTGCATCGGCTCGGAGTTCCGATTGAATATCGCTGGATTCCACTTCCAGAGATTCTTGTCACAGGAACTGATCCAATTGCCTTGGATCACAGGGACATTGTGCGGAGAGCTTGTACTGGATTTGCCCGGTAGGGAATAACGAAATTCGTGCTACATATGTATAGCGTGTAGCTTCTAATTACGCTGGGTGGATTTAGGTATGAAGTCTTCCGTTCGTAGTGTTGTGACTGAGAATTTTGAGAGCGGTGTTCGCCGAGCTGAAAACACCATTGGAGTGGCATTACAAGAGTGGTTAGAGTCAGAGGAGGCGAAGAAGCAGTTAGAATTCTCTGACATCGTCTTGGCTATGCACTTCGTCATCGCGCGGGCGTCCGCCAAGCACGCCTTGTCGAAATGTCTGCCACGCAATGCCGCAAGTATGAAGAGGCAGTACCTCGCGCTCGCAGCGCTCTGCCTTGATGATCAGTTCGAGTTATTGATGAAGAAGCAACATGGCGTCTAAAGAATATGACCAGGCTGTCGGCCTGATAACAAAGATGTCCGCGGTTGAACGAGTCGCATTGCGCGATCACCTGCGGGCTTTGACGAGCATTGGAGCTTCTGCCTCCACCGCAGCTCTAGAGCAAGTGGGTGATAGTGTCCGATCGGTAATCGGACAGTTGTTGAAATTTGCGAAGGAGAAGGGCCTGACCGAGGTTGACGTTACGATCCCGGCTATTAACCGAGTACTGGCGTCAAAGGTTGGCAAGGGCGCTTTTCGGAAATGTGAATCATTGTGGGCTTTCGTATCTGAGCAGACCGACGATAGGCTCAAGAGAGAGGCCTTGCTCCAATTGGGGTTCCGGTTGCATTATGATGAGCTGCGGACTTGGATCGATGTAGTTACCATCAACGAAATGCTCAGGTTCCTTGAGAGAGTTCCGGCGAGCTTCGAGGGGCAGTTCCCCGGGTATGCTAGTCAGCGACTTCTAGAAAAGATTGTAAGTATGAAGAGGGGGAAATGACATGGCAGAACTCGCAGCTGAAACTCTACAAGAAAATCTACTAACTCTTCTGATCTTCGACAACGACGCTGGTCAGATAGTCGCCAACCTTGTTGCGGTAGAACACTTCTATGGCGACTACCGAACCATCGCTGAGCGCTGCTACGAGTACCGCCGGATGTACGGCATCGCTCCCGGCCGCGAGCACATCTACGATCTGCTGGCAGACATACTCGAGGACAAGAACAACAGCAAGCGTGGTGCTGTATTTCAAGCGATTGACGCCATGCAGCGTCTCGCTGAGGGCATCAATGTCGAGTATGTGATCGACAAGGCGAACGCATTCATCAGGCAACAGACGATATCAGGAGCGATCTTGAAGTCGGCTCAGATGTTGCAGCAGAAGCGTGAGCAATCGATCGGAGACATCGAGGCGCTGTGGTCTCAGTTGTTGCGGGCGGACGCTACTGGCTTTAGTGCTGGCCTCCGGCTTGGCGAGACCGAGAGGATCATCAAGTTCCTGAACGAGCGCTACGTCGAGTTCGATACCGGGATCCCTGAATTTGATAAGCATGGCATCGTCCCATATCGTGATGCCGCTTTTCTGTTTCTGGCTTCAACAGGTATGGGCAAGTCCTGGTGGTTGATCCAGCTTGGCAAGCGTGCGCTGTTGCGCCGGAAGAAGGTTCTGCACATCACGCTCGAGATGGGCGAGGAAGAAGTTGCCTCGCGGTACTACCAGTCGCTGTTCTCTGTTGGGAAGCGGAGTGGGGAGGTTGCGTTCACCAGCCTCGAGATGAATTCGAAAGACCGGTTGACTGGGTTTGAGGTTTCTCAGATCGCTCCGGAGTTCTCATTTGATTCGAAAGCGTTGGAAGATGAGCTTAGGATTCATATGCAGACCTTCGGCCCCCGCCTCGAGAACCTGATAATCAAGAAGTTCCCAACGCGGGGCCTGACTGCTGATGGTCTTCGTCGATACCTGGATACGCTGGAACGGGTCACGAAGTTTGTTCCTGACCTGCTGCTGCTCGATTACCTCGGCATCATGAAGACGGACTCGAAGGACCATCGCATATCGCTCGGCCGGAACTTCGAGGACTTCCGCGGCATCGTATCTGAGCGCCACGTGGCTGGTGCGACTGCGCATCAGATAGGACGCCAGGGCGCAAAGTCGCGTATGGTCTCGGCCACAGACGTATCTGAGGACTGGTCTCTGATTGGAACCGCCGACCGCGTGGTGACGTACTCCGCAACCGACCAGGAGCGCCGGTACGGCCTCGCGCGGCTGTTCGTGGACAAGGCCCGCTCCGACCTTGATAAGTTCGGTGTGATGATAACGCAGAACTACAAGCTAGGACAGTTTGTGCTAGACTCAACTCGCATGGATTCCAAGTACTGGGATATCCTGAAAGAGTTGAATGGTAACCGTGACGAAGGTGAGAGCGAAGACGACGGTAACGAGGAGGATGAAGAATGAAGAAGGAGTACCAAATTCAACCAGAGCAGGTTGTTATTGGTGCGGAGTGGTTGCGAAAGCGTTGCCCAAAAAATGATGTTGTGTACAGCGGCCCTGAAGTCTTGCGCGATTTTACAAAAGAAGTTCTTGATATTGTATATCCTAGAGCACATTTACTAGAATTTCAACGGCACCAGAACGGATACTACTTGACATGTCTTATGGAGCATATCAATAAACATGAAGATATCGTATTTGAGTGTATTTGGAAGAAGTACACACAAAGAATTCCGGTTAATATTGTTGCTCCTAAGGAATATCGAGGCGAAAACCTTACTTCTAGATTTACGTATGGTGTGGTATTCGTGAAGCTTGTTTCGCGATACGTAGAGGAAGCGTTGTCCGTTGAGGAACGTTTGGAACGCCTCGAACGGATTGTGTTTGACAGAGGAGATTAAGTAATGGCGCGCGATCACGGAGTGTACTTTGATTTGATAATCAGCGGTATGCGCGCTACGCAGTGGGCAAAAGCCAAAGGTGAGCTCTTGGCTACTGTTCAAGTTGTTGGTGGCACGACTCCGTCTCGACCTGTCGGATCGAAAGAGCTGGAACAGTGGGAATGTTTGGAGCAGCGAGTCCTCGCGTTTATCAAGGACGTGGAAGACAACGGGTTACACGAGTAGGGCCGGAGAGCTCTGCGAGCGCCGCTGAGCGATGGGCGTCCAGCGATTCCCCTAGGGGCTGAGCCCGGAGAAGCTTCTCGTCCGTCTCTGCCATAGACTCGCCGCTTCTTCGAGGGCGGCGATTTCATTGATGAAGTCAAGACAGCCAAGAGGGTTCCAATGTTTAATCGAGAATATCTTGAGTCCGTTCTTCCTGCCGGGGATAAGCTTGACAGCGCGGTTGCGCGATGCCTTGTAGAATGCTTCGATGTTCAGCATCGTGAGGACGCGGAGCGCCTTGTGAAGGATCTTCCGGGGCTGCTTATCGTCATGGGCAAGTTCGTAGAGAAGGATTGGCACGCTGCCTTTCGTAGAGATCAGGATTGGCAGCAGTCCAGCGATCCTAACTACGAGAATGAGTGGGCGTATCAGATCAGCTTCCGCGGCATTGACTACAAGCCGTTTAGTAATTACCTGACCTTGGAAGGTTGGGGGACTGGAACGATATGTTGGTTCGTGACTGTTGAGTACGGCTGGCGCGCGCACATTACAGCAGAGGAGCCACGCTTGGCAGTGCTGCGGGCGATTATCGTGATGTCTGCCGCTCTTCGATCTAGGAAGACTCGACCGTCACAACGCTCGGAAATTGAAATTGCTGTCCAGCAGATTATGGAGGAAGGTTCAGATGCCGCTGGGACCATTCAAGGTTGAATACATCAAGCCTCATATCGAAGTCCCGCAGAAGATGGGATTTGCGAGAAAGGCTATCTTGTTGAATGCTCCCAAAGAGCACCTGATTCCAGTCGCTGGGATCAGCTACCGGCAGGCGGATGTTGAAGTCGCTCTCAAGATCCTGAAGAAGAACCCAGCGAAAGAAAATCGGCGAGCCGAACTCATCTACGAGGACAACAACAAGTTCGATGCTCTAGCGGTCGCGGTATACGTCGTGGGTGAGCACGTCGGGTATTTGCCGCGGAAGATATGTAAAGAGTACCGGACAGCCTTGAATCCGAACATCCCCGACGGGTTGACGATCCTTCCGATGTTCTGTCCAATGATTTTCATTGGCGGAGGAATTGGAGAGCATATCGGAATACGCCTATCGTTGCCAAACTCCTTGCGAGCATCTGAATCGCGCAGCAGGTCGGTGAAGGTAGGCAAGCCTAAGAAGAGAACAGTTGCCGTGCATTACGATCCGAAGATGTTCGAAAAAGCGTAGAAAGGAACTACAGGTGTTTGGGAAGAACGTAGTAACAAAGCCGTTTCCGCATGACGATGGATCGCTGAAGGTCCACTCGATTTGGTACACGATTCAAGGCGAGGGGCCTGATGCTGGCCGGCCTGCGATATTCGTCCGGCTGTCGCATTGCAACCTCCGCTGCTTCTTCTGCGACACGCAGTTCGATACGGGCGAAGTTAAATCGCTCGATACGATGTGCCAGGAGGTGCTCACGCTTGTGTGGAAACAGAGTTGTCGCCTTGTCGTGATTACCGGCGGTGAGCCTCTGCTGCAAAACATCATACCGCTGGTCGAGTATCTCAACAGCCACCTGGTCGAGGTGTCGGTCGAGACTGCCGGAACTACATTCTTGCCCGGCATCCCGCGCGTGTTCGCGAAGGGCACCAAGAACAAGATAATCTGCTCGCCGAAGACACCGAACCTTAGCCCGAACCTTATTCCGCATATCGCAGCGCTGAAGTATATCATCCGCGCGGACGAGATTGATCCGAGCGATGGCCTTCCTTGTATGTCAACTCAGATCCCTGGGAAGTACACGAAGATCTACCGTCCGTGTCAATCGCTTCCCAACGACGTTCCGGTCTACGTCCAGCCGATGGACGAGGAAGGTGAAGAGAAACAGAAGGCGAATATGTACGCCGCTGCGGCCTCGAGTATGAACTTTGGGTACCGCCTCTCGATCCAGCTGCACAAGCTTGTTGGTGTAGACTAGGATGAAACCGATAATCATTATCAGCTGCATCCTGGCTAGTGGTAACGACTGGCAGCCTCGTGGACACTACAAGGATTGGAAACAATGCGGACGATACGCGAAGCAATTCGAGACGCGTCCGAGTAAGCCGATTTGCTGGTGCCACAGGAAATCGTACACGTATTCGTACGGCACACCGATACCAACTAGAAAACCTGTTGAGAGTAACTGATGGGAGTCATCCCCAAGACAGTAATCAAGAAGTTCCTCGAACGCGAGAGGCCGGACTTTCGCAGATGGAAGCGATACAGGCTCAACAAGCTTAACGCGATAATGCGTGCGAAGCTCCCCGTCCGACCTCCGATATGGAAGAAGCTTCGACAACATCAAAGAGTGTGTCTTCTTTTAGGGGCCCTGCATGGCAGCTGGGCCTTCTTCCTTGATACGGGTTGCGGGAAGTCCCTACTGTCTATCGCCCTAGCTCGATACTACAAGAAGGCGAAGCTTGGCAAGCGATACCTGGTTCTCGTTCCAAATCGAATCAACATGTTCGAGTGGAAGGACGAGATCGAGAAGCACTCCCCGAAAACCAAGTTCTCGATCTTAGGCGGGACCAGCGATCAGAAGTGGGAAGAGCTGCGCAAAGGAGAATCGCTGCTCTACGTGACGACCTACATGGGCCTCCTTCATATGGTCTGCAAAACCACGCAGACCAAGAAGAAGGTTAACAAGATGACTCCGTGGGACAAGAAAATCAACGAGCTACTACGGCTGCTCGATGGCTTCTTCCTCGACGAGTCTACTGAGCTAGGAAATCCTGATAGCTTGACGTATCGAATCTGCCGGCGATTCACGATGGCCAAAGATCGGCTCAGGCCTGTATACCCTTTGACCGGCACGCCTTTCGGAAAGGATCCCAAGCCGCTCTGGGCACAGATGTTCCTAGTAGATCGCGGCAGCAGCCTTGGTGAGACCCTGGGGCTGTTCAGATCAGCGTTCTACTCCGAGACTGTCAACACGATGACGGGGTTCCCCGAGTACCACTTCGAGAAGAAGAAGTCGACCTTGCTGCATGATTTTATCGCTGCGAGGTCGATCGAGTATACAGCAGATGCGGCCTCGCTGCCATCGATGGTCTCCATCGTGAAAGAAGTGCCCATGTCAGCCGACGCTGAGGCGCACTACTACGCAGTCCAGTCTGAGTTCAAAGACGCGTTAGCCGGTACTGGTCCAAAGAGCCTGACGGTAATCAAGAACTCATTCATACGTCTCCGGCAAATATCTTCTGGGTTCATTGGGTACCAGGACGACGAGACCGGCGAGCGAGCATCTCTACAGTTCCAAGACAACCCCAAGCTTGAAATGCTGATGAGCATCCTAGGAGAAGTTGCGCCCCGACACAAAGCAGTTGTCTTTCACCAGTTCACAATCTCCGGAGATATGATCGCTCGAGATATGAAGAAGTTGGGAATTGGATTCGAGCGGATCTACGGGAAGACCAAAGACCAGAAAGCAGTATTGAATACGTACAAGAAAGATGAGAAGTGTAGAGTACTTCTACTTAACAACGATTGCGGCGGCTTTGGACTTAATCTACAAATCGCTCGATACGGGATATACTACGAGAGTCCAATCTGTCCCATCATGCGCAAGCAAACACGACGCAGGGTCGAGCGGCAGGGATCAGAGCACAGTAGTGTCTTCATATACGATCTGGTGACTCAGGGAACATACGACCACGCCAACCTTGTATCTCTAGAAGAGGGCAAGAATCTACTGGAGGATGTGCTGCGCGGCAGAAAGAAAAACATTAGTTTGAGCTAAGCTTTCTCTTGCGTTTGTATGCGCTTTAGCTTACACATAATGAGTAGGCAGTGAAATACAAACACAGGAAAATGCAAATGACTGTTCTTCCTTCTACTGCGCAGATTGGTGTTCGTCTTCTCGAGATCGCGAACGAGATTGAAGCCGCCCCTGTTTCGCATACAGTCGCTCCAGAGATCGCGGGAGCAATTGGCCTTATTGTCGCCGGCTTGATGCAGGTGGGAAATAAAGTCGGAATTAATGAATTGAGCGAGGAGGATCAGAACGCCCTCGCGAAGACGTTCGAAGGTGTTGTTCGGATGTTCAACTGGGATCGGGAGTATGCAGCTGATACGATCCGCAGTTGTGTCGAGACGTATAAGTGGTAATAGCCGAGCGAGGACTAAGCCCTGCCGAAAGGTGGGGCTTTTTTTTTTGGTTGTTTGACAATTATTTCATTGCGTTTGTAGTAATTATACCTTACATATAATGAGTAGGCAGTAGATAAACACACAGGATAAAGACAATGACCCGCAAAACTTTTTCGAATATCAAGGCCGGCGACATTCTCGAAGTTGGATATCGCAAGCACCTCGACACTTGCAAGTTTCTCGGCTTTACCAACAACGATACGAAGTACAGCGAGAAGCCAGTATTTTCGACCGCAAAAGAATTGCTTGCGTATATCAAGGTATCAACTTTCGCTGACCTTGAAAGAGTGCAGGACGCAGCTGATAAGGCCTACGGATACGGACATCACTTTTATGCCGTGTTCGAAGACCAAGGAAACGGAGATGTATTTTGTGCCTACATCTCTAAAGGCCGCTGGGTTCTTGGTTCTTCTGCAGATGTTTGCAAGCTGCAATAAGTGTAGCGGGGCGGGTGGAAACACCTGCCCCAAAATTATTTTAGGTGATACCTAATTTTCTTATTGCAGTATTGTAGATGTCTTACTATATACAATGCATAAGCAGAGCAGAGAAGAAGTTGGTGGCAAAGAAGCTTTGTAGTTCACAAAATTGTGACCATGTTCCACCAAATTTTTTTAGGTTTCAGCTTTATATCTTATAAAACCTATTGCGTCATACAAATAAATGTCTATATTGTAATCATAGGAAATGAGGAGCAAGAGCCGAAAGGCCCCTCCGAACTCCTAAAGGGAAGGCAGAAAGGCCCGACCGCAACTTGAGAAGAGCCTAGAGAGGACTAGGCACCCGAAAAGGGGAACCAGGCACCGACCGAAGCGGAAGCTGGGAACATCAAGAGAAGCGCAAGGAAATCCTTCGTCTTAGCCCTACCAGCCAAGAGGCCGCGAGGCGCTCCGCTGGAGAAGAAGAAAAGCCGAAACCTCGGAGAAGAAATTCTTCGGAGGTCGTCGGGAAATGAGCTACCCGGCTTGATAAGGCAGCTCGACACACAGGAGTAGTAAATGAAAAAGGCCCTAGTTATTCTCTTCACAATCCTCGCAGCTTCGCCGGCAATGGCATCTGATGTGGATGAGAGATGCGGGACCAAGATAACTTGGAAGGCTATCAAATGCGCGACGGTGGCTGGTTGGGCCGACGGAGCCGAAAAGAAGGCCGCCAAGTACGAAAACCTAGCCAAGCACGCAGAACTCGACGGAGATCAAAACCTGGTGCAGTTTTATCGCAACCGCGCAGCTTTTAACGCTGCTGAGGGCCAGCGCTTGAGAAAGTACTTCGAAGAGAAGTATCCGAAGCAGTAAGCCGAAACCTAGGGGCAAGCAATTGCCCCGAAGGTCGCTGAGGTGTGAGAGACCCCGGCCCGATGAGGCATCTCAAATCACAGGACTTGATACAATGTTTGAAGGCGCTAAAGACGTTGGTGGACTTCGTCGCTTCCTAAACTGCAAGGCCAAGACGTATAATGGTCTGCTGCTCGAACTCACCAAAAACGTCGAGGCCGACGTAGCGTACGCGAAAGAGAAGGGAGACGTAACCTTCCACAATCAGATGAGTTGGTTGGCGTGGCATTCGGTAGATCTGCCGGTGGCAGCTACCGCCGCCAACGAGGCAGCGATCCTGCTGCATTATCTTAAGAATCTCGAGGATGGTGCAGCGATCCCCGAGCTGATTCGGAAAACGGCTCTCACCAATGTCCTCTCGGACATGCGGTTGAGCAGCCGGTCCACTTCCGCCTCGAGCAACTTGATCGAGGATGCGAAACGGGCCTTCTGGATCGAGGTTGGTAGCCTGGTTCTGAAGTAAGCCGAAACCTAGGGGGAGGTGAAAGCTTCCCCCGATGGTCGCCGAGAGGTAGGAGCTCCCGGCCCGATGAGGCATCCTAAAAACACACAGGAGTTTGTCATGAAGAAATCTACTCTGAAGTTCGTGTCCGCCGCCACAGCTTGGACGATCGGCACGGTTCTTTTCACCCTGGTTTTTGCCGCTGGCGGCTTGAGCCTATACGTTAACGTCGCAGTTGGCCTGCAGATGGGCCTGGTTGCTGCGATTATGCTCGGCCTAGGCGACATCGTGAAGATGGTCCTTCCGATCACGATGCACGCCGTTGGCAAGTCCATGCTGCTCCGCTCGCTGTACTGGCTGGCGGTTGTCGCTTCTTTCGCTTGCGCCTTCTACGCCACTGCTGACATGTTCGGTGCCAAGTTCGTCACGGACATGACTTCCAAGAAGGTTGAGACGATCGGCGCCACGAACCTCGCAGATCTTCGCGCTTCCCTAGCTACCGCTCGTGAGATGGCGCTGGCGGAGTCGAAGAAGAAGGGCTGCGGCCCGAAATGCGAGAAGTTGAATGCCCGCGTCGAGACCCTCGAGGCCGAGATCAAGACCGCGACCGCGAAGCAGGAAGTTGCCACCACCGACGAGATGTCGGGTAAGGCCCTGTTCGCGCAGACCATGATTGGTGTCTCCGGTCAGAAGGTTGACACGGCGACGGCCATGTCGCTCGTCATCTTCCAGATGCTGATGATGGAGCTCATGAGCCTGCTGTCCGGCTCGGCTTGCCGGATGATCGGCTACGCGTACAGCCTCGGTAAGGCCCGCCGGAAGGCAGCCAAGCAGCGGATTGCTCGCGCCGCTCAGAAGGTTAGCGAGAAGGAAGAGAAGATCGCCGCTCTTGTAGAGGCGAAGCAGGACCGCGAAGCTGCCGCGATCGAGGCCAAGAAGAACCTGGCCGTGAAGCGTCGCAAGGCCACCTTGAAGAAGAAGCAGGATGCGGCCGAGAAGATGGACGCTGAGAAGCAGGCGAAGAAGGCAGCGATTGTTGCCAAGCGCCTTGCTACCATGGCCGCCAAGAAAGCCGCTATCGCCGCTGATCCGGAGCTTGCTGCCGCGATGGCTTCCAAGCCCAAGCGCCAGTGGTCGGAGAAGCGTCTGCAGAACCACGCAGCCAAGCGCGCCCACCTGAAGGTAGTCGCGTAAGTCAACTAGGAGGGCCCGTCGTGGCCCTCCTTTCACACTGTCAACGGTGGGCTAAAATTTTTTTAGCTGATATAAAATTTACCGTTGCGTAAGTAGACGCTTCGTACTACAAAGAATGCATAGGCAGACAAATACAAACACACAGGAGAAGGACAATGACCACGATGACCATCCACCGGAAAGAGCGTACCGCCAAGCTGCATACCGCCTTCAACACGATGGACCGGAAAGCGGCCCTGGCCTACGCGATCAAGGAACTCGGATACACGGCCGCTGGAGCCAGCTCTTGGTTCAGCTGGTGGACGCCGAAGGGCAGCAAGCCAGTAAAGACGGTGACGGAGAAGCTCGTGCCGGCCGCGCCCGTCGTCGAAGTCACGGAGGAGAAGGTTGCTCCCGAGACCAAGCAGAAGCCCTGGGAGGTTCTCGGAATCAGCAAGAGCACCTACTACAAGCGTAAGGCGAAAGGCACCCTCTAAGAATACCGGCCCCGGGCGACAATCCGGGGCCATCATACGTATCAGCAAGGAGAAAGAAAATGGCCAATCAGCTCGCAGGAATTATGCAGGACATCGCCAACCTTATTCGCAGCCACCAAGACTCCGACGCGGTCGCTGAGCTGTATGCAAAGATGCGCAGCTACGAGAAGAAGTTTCCGCAGACTGTCAGAGACCTTGGAAAAAGCAAAGGGACGGGCACGATTTGGTTCGCAGTGATGCTCGCGTGCGATGACAGCGAAGAAGAGCATGGCGGTGGAGGCCACGAATAAGCCGAAACCTAGGGGAGGAGAAATCTTCCCCGACGGTCGCTGAGGGATAAGCGCCCCCGGCTTGATAAGGCAGCTTAGGGAGTACACATGAAGATGAGAAGCCATCCAGGACTACCTCAGCCAGTTCGCACAGAACTTGTTCGAAATCGATTGAAGTGGCACCTGGTTCAGAAGACAAACCACGACGCCATTGTTGTCGGCGATCGCGTCGTAACCTTTATCGGTCGCAGCCAGCCACAGCCTCGCTGTATCAAGAATATGGTTGCAGCAGTCCGGCGATTCGCGAGAGGAAAGGAGATCAACAAGTACCGAAGAGATTCTTAGGAATCAGGAAAATTTCCTATTGCGAAGCGACGCATTTTACCTTACGCATAATGAGTAGGCAGTAATCACAGGAGAGTCAAATGGCCAGAATTCGTGACCTGACGCAAGCCGATCTTGATGCCGTTCTAGGCCGTCCGGTCGATATCGCGTCCAAGGCCGATACCATGTACCGCTACTCGCTGCACTACAATGCAGTGGATCAGGTGTTCGAGCTCACGCGGCTCGATAAGTCTTCGAGGGCTATCGTGCTTCTCGGCACCTACCCGACAGGCGCACCTGCTATCGTAGCATACAACAACATCGTTATCTAAGCAACTAGGGGGAGGCGAAAAGCTTCCCCCGAAACCTCCAACCCCACCACAGGGAATAAGATCATGCCAACCATTCTCGCAGAACGCCTTGACGAAGCCCGCAAAGAGCTCGACAAGCTGGTCCGTCGTGCCAATCGCTACGGCGGCGAAATCTCCTATACGGTCGGAGCCCCGTACATCCAAGAGCGGACAGTTCACGACTGGGACGACACTCCTCGCAAGGTTCGCGTCCACGTCGTCGATATCCACGTCGTGGGGGAGGCCCCGCGCGTCGGAGACTACACCTTCCTCGCCCGCATCGACCACCCGCAGGGTATGGCCAACATGGTCATGGTCCACCCAGACTTTGAAGGCCAAGTTGACAAGAAGTGGTGGCACGCAGCTTCCGGCTGCGAGCACTGCAAGCGCGACCGCAAGCGGATCGACACCTTTGTCGTTCGCCACAACATCCACGGTCATCAGCTTCAGGTGGGTCGCACATGCCTTCGCGACTTCCTTGGTATCGACAACCCAGAACTTATCATCCGGAAGTTCGAGACCATCAAGCGGTTCAACGATTTCTCGGAGAGCTATGGTCGGATGGAGTGGGCTCGCGCTACTCTTGAGATTCTCGAGGTTACGGCTTGTATCGTCCGCACCAACGGTTGGTGCCCGAAGTCAGCTTCCAACGACGAGACGCCCTCGACCAGCTCTATTGTTTACACCGTCTTAGACGACAAGAAGGAGAAGAACGAGTGGCGTCGGTTCGTGAAGGAGAACATGTCTGATGCCGATCGCAAGCTGGCTGAGGATACGCTGGGCTGGCTGCGCAACGTCCTAGTCGTCAAGAGCGATTACGACCAGAATCTGAAGACGGTCGGCCTGGCTGATGTTCTTACGAGCTCGCGGTACCTGGGCATTCTTGTATCCGCTGTATCGGCCTACTGCAAGACCATCGCCCGCGAGCTGGCTTACGCACAGCGGAAAGCGGACGCTGCCAAGAGTGAGTGGCTTGGTACAGAGGGCCAGCGTCTGCGCCAGATAAAGGTCCGGCAGGAGACGGCTCGTGTGATCTCGGGTGGCTACTACGGAGACTCGATCTTGTACAAGTTCGTCACCGAGGCCGGCAACGTTCTGACCTGGATCACGGGCAGTGGCACGGACAAGCACAACGGCGACGAGTTCATGATTGACGCGTCTGTCAAGAAGCACAGCGAATACCAAGGTGCCAAGGAGACGCTGCTCACTCGAGTTAAAGTTGTAAGCTAGGAGGTGAAATGGACTACGAAAAGCAAGCTGACCCGGATGCTTATTTTCTGGGTCAGGCAGCATATCACCGACATGGTGATATCGAAGCAAATCCCTATCCATACGGCTCGCATTCTTGGCGGGCCTGGAAGCGGGGTTTCGAAGACGCATCGACGGAATAAAAAAATTCCGTGAAGGTAAAGTTTCTATTTGCAGTAGTAGGAACTTTACCATACACATAATGCATAGGCAGACAAGCACACAGGGACACAGAAAATGAAGCATCTCAACAGCGACCCGCATTTCCTCGAAGCCGCCGCCAAGTATGGCTGCTCCACTCAAAAAGGCGCCGAGAATCGCATCACGCGTTGCCTAGGCAAAGAAGAGAACGGCCCACTCACCTTCGTCATGCAGGTCGGAAAAAAGTTCACCGCCGTTGCAGTCGTCACCGATAGAAACAGCTTTTGGCTCGGAGCGCTGATCAAAAACAACATCTACACGGTAAGCGCTTAGTAGAACTCGCGGGGGAGAAATCCCCCGCACTCTTCCACACAGGAGATTCTAATGACCACGCCGAAGACAAAGCTCACCCCCGCCCAGAAGATCCAAGCCCTGCTCAACCTTGCCACCTCCCCGAACGAAGCTGAAGCAACAGCTGCGATGGAGAAGGCGCAGGAGTTGCTCGCGAAGTACAACCTCTCGATGGCCGATGTCGTCAAGTCCGGCGAGAAGAAGTTCGCTATCATGAAAACCAAGATCACTGACGTGTTCGCGCACAAGCGGCGTGTCGGTGTCGCGGTCGGCAAGTTGTACTTTGCCAAGCACTACTTCGAGGTTGTGCCGACGCAATCGAAGAGCAAGAACGTTTACAACCGTGAGCGTCATTGCTTCGCCGGCGAGCAGCACAACGCGGACATCGCGTTGATGATGTTCGAGTACCTCATCAAGACGATCGACCGCCTCGCGAAAGAGGCCGCCGACAGGATGGAGGACAAGAAGAAGTATTGGTCTTTCCAGACCGGCTTCAAGACGGCGTGCGCCCAGCGAGTCTACGAGAGGATGATGGACAAGTTGCAGACCAGCACTGCTCCGGCAAGCCCTGGCGGAAACCTTCCGGCCTTGGCGAACCTGTACAACCAGACGCAGCAGGAGGTTACCGAGTTTCTGGAGAACGAGCTCGGCGGTCTCAAGTCGGTGAAGAACCGGCCGCAGAACTACGATCGCGACGGCATGATCGCCGGTCGTAAAGCAGGTGATAGCATCGGCCTCGATGCGCAGATCACAAGCAACAACAAGCCTGCTGGTATGCTCGAGTAGCATCAATACCGCCGCCGGGTCGGTCACCCGGCAACCCCCTCAGAATTCCACAGGAGTATACAATGGCTGACGAAGTAGAGAGCATGGCGTTTGCGAACGAGACCCCATGGCACGGTCTTGGATATCAGGTCCAGTCGAACATCAGCACCGACGAGATGTTGAAAGCCTCCGGCCTTGATTGGCAGGTGGTGAAGGAGCCACTTTATCTTCAGGACAACATCGAAGTCCCGAAGATGCACGCCGTCGTGCGCAGCACCGATAGGAAGGTTATTTCTATCGTCGGCTCGACGTACAAGGTTACTCAGAACTCTGACGTGTTCGAGTTCTTCCGCAAGTTCGTCGAAGCCGGCGACATGGAGCTTGAGACAGCCGGCTCGTTGAAGGGTGGTCAATACGTATGGTGCCTGGCGCGTGTGAAGAAGGATTTCACGATCGGCAAAGACGACGAGATGCGCTCGTATCTCCTTCTCTGCAATCCTCATATCTACGGATACAGCCGGACGGTGAAGTTTACGTCGGTTCGCGTCGTGTGCTGGAACACGTTGAACTTTGCACTCGGCGCTGCGTTGAATGGTAAGCGGACACCTGGCCGGTCTTTCAGCATTCCGCACTCGATCGAGTTCAACGATGTTGCCAAGGCTGCGGCCGAGCGGGCCCTCGGAATCGCGATGGAGCAGGCGGCAGAGTACGAGGAAGCGGTGAAGGTGTTCGCCAAGACGAAGATGAAGTCTGATATGATCCTGGACTACTTCCATGAGGTCCTGAAGTACGATCCGCAGAAGGCGAAGGTTCGGAAGGACGGCACGCTGCGCATCCCGAGCATGTTGAATAAGTTCAAAGAAGCTCTCGAGGTGGCCCCTGGCCACGACCTGAAGTCGAGCAAGGGAACGCTCTGGGGCGCCTTGAACGCGGTCACATATGTTATAGACCACGAGATGGGTCGCACGCGTGACAACGGTCTGACCGGCGCCTGGTTCGGATACACCGGCGACATCAAGAAGTTGGCGTTCCAGATCGCTCTGGAGAAGACGAAGAAGTAACTGCTGCTCGGAGGGCCTCAGTGCCCTCCTATACTCACACAGGAGAATACCATGCCTTGGAAAGTTACGATTGTATTTCCTACGCGGCCTATCATTGGAAACGCGTTGCAGATGGCCGAAGCTCTTTCGGTCACGATGGAGCAGATCACTCCAGACGCTCCTCCGCCCATGTTGTCTCCTCCGCCTACTCCTCCAATGTATCAGCAGAGGCTGACGTACTCACAGCAGAAGTATCCGAATCGCAATCAGACGCCGTCGGGGTCCTTCCCCGCTTTTCGGAAGCCGGATCCTGATGACACTGCTACTCGCGAGCAGATCGAAGATGCCGATCACGAAGGATACACCGCTTTCCTCGAGAGCAGCGTATCTCCTGCTGAGGCAATGAGCCCCTACCCGTTGAACAGCACGCTGGATCGAGCTTGGAAGAATGGCTACGGGCGCGCGGAGCATTCGGACGTCCGCTCCGACGATGATGGGATTTAAGGTCATGCTGGTGTATCATGGAACAAGCGAGCGGTACGCCAGCGCCATCATTCAGAATGGGCTGGTCTCGCGCGGCCGCGGAAAAGGCAATTGGGATCATAGCGTCCCGTCAAACAACAAGGCTGTGTATTTCACCACAGCCTACGCTTTGCATTTCTCGAAGTGTTGTGCTGAGGGCACTGAGCGCTTCGCGGTATTCGAGTTCGATCTCGATATGTTGGCCCAAGACCTTATTGCTCCAGACGAGGATTTCCTTGAGCAGGTTACGCGACGAAATCCAAAATTCACGAAAGCGGGGCGAACCATGAAGGCTCGGACCATGTGGTTTCGGAAGCGAGCTCTTACAGAGTTTCGGCACCACTGGTTTGACTCTATACAGGGGATGGGAACAGGGACGTACTACGGGAAGGTTCCTCCTGTGGCTCTCACGCGGGTTTCATATGTACCACATGCCCATGCATTGGCCCATATGAGCGACCCATCGATCTCTCCAATGAATTACAAGTTGATGGGAGTGTACTATCGAAACCTGATGAAGCTCACCTTCAAGGAGACTGACAATCTCGAGGAGGACGCGTACTGGAAGTTGATTACCGGTGGCAAGGTCCCCGACCTCTCGGCCATCGAAGTTGTAGATTTGAAGAAAGGCAGATGATGTTCGATTGGATCGCCTTCCTGGATCGACAGGGTATCGAGTATGTCACCGCGGGGGCGAACGTCGCCAAGAATAACGTCAACGTGCATTGTCCATTGTGTGGTGCGGGGGACCCTTCGCACCACTTGGGCATCTCACTCGTAGGCCCATGGTGGGGATGCTGGCGAGATCCGGCGCATCGCGGCAAGAGCGTGGCTCGACTGATCCAGTTGCTTACTGGGTGCTCCTGGGAGCAAGCCCAGCGAATCGCAGGCGAGACCGCGAGCCTACCGGCGGACCTGCTAGGCAGCGTTGAAGCCCTGCTGGCCCCGCCCTCCGACCCGGCCCCGCTGCGCAGTCTGAAAATGCCTGAAGAATTTCTACCATTCACTGGCGGTCGCGGTGAGCGGTTCTATAGATCCTACCTAACGCGGCGTGGGTACACCGAAAAACAAATCAATGGTATCACCAAAAAGTACGGCTTGCGCTATTGTAAGAACGGTCCGTTCCGGGGCCGTATCATATTCCCAGTTTTTTATGAAGGAAAGCTGGTAACGTGGACGGCAAGATCTATATTTTCGTCCGATACTTTGCGATATAAAACATTGACCGTGGACCCCGATCGTGCTAGTGTGCTAGGGCTCGAACCCGCAGCAGGCAACATAAGTGACTTCCTGCTCTGGTATGATGAACTATGCGTCGGATCTCATAGCACGCTTGTAGTAGTTGAGGGTCCGTTTGACGCGCTGAAGTTGAGAACCTTAGGAGAACGTCACCATGCTCTAATCGCAACATGTTTCTTCACCTCTGCGCCGTCTAAACGGCAGATAGATTGTTTGTATAGAGTACTACCGAAATTCAGAAACCGCTTCTTGCTTCTAGACGAAGGCACCCTGTCGAAATCTCTTGCGCTAAAGAATGAATTTGATGGTGTGCTTTCGTCTACGAATCTTGAAGTTCTACATCTCCCGGGTCACCTGAAGGACCCTGGAGAGTTAACGAAAAAAGATTTCCTTAGTCTATTTGCCTTTTCTCGGTAGGCGTGATCGCGTCCAGCTGCATGGTCCGCGATCTTCCTGTGGCGGAGCCGGGGGTCCCGTATACCGAGAAACCCCCATTTACAAAAAGCAATGAAAACAAGGTGTATGTGCATGACTCAGACTCTACATTTCTCCACGAAAACCTATATGCACGAAGCAGGGTTCACCTGCACCTTCCGGCAGTGGCGTGCACACTCGCATTGTAGATTCCTCCACGGATACCCCCTCAAAGTAAAATTCACATTCGGCGCCAACGAACTCGATAATAACAAGTGGGTAGTTGACTTCGGCGGATTGAAAGATCTCAAGGGCTGGCTCGAACAATGGTTCGACCACACCACTCTTGTTGCCGAAGACGATCCTCACCTGTCTGTTATGGAATCTTTGGCCAGCCTCGGCATCATTCAGATGCGCGTCGTTCCCGCCACCGGCTGTGAATCCTTCGCTTCCTTCATCTTCGAATACGCTCAGCAGTGGTTGATTGCCGCTGGATTCGGCCCTCGGTGTTTCCTCGTATCGGTCGAGGTCTCAGAGCACGGCGGGAATTCCGCGATCTGCGCCGCCAAGCCATTGTAACCGCGAGCTAAAGCGGTTCTTCCATACCTCTTGCAAAATATAAAATTGGCCTTTAAGCTCGCCTCCGCATAAGCGCGGGAGGTAGTATGAGAGTACAATTAGATGCAGGCGGCACTTCTTGGTTGAAGATGTACGCTCGTAAGAATTACTGGAAGGTCCGGCACATATATGACGATGTCGAAGACTTGATACAGGACGGTCATATGTGCTGGGCCATCGTCGTGAATAAGTACACCAATGTCGGCGATCTGACACAGGACGGACGTCTGATGAGCCTTTTCAAGATGACGTTCTCCAATCATATCATCTGGACTGCTTCGCGCGACAAGGACAAGAGCTACAACTATCTGAAGCAGAGCCTCGATGCACTTGTCGAGAACCGGCCCAACCTTCTTGAGACCTTGTACAGCAGGAGCGGGCAGTCAGGAGACTTGTGTACTGATCCGCTTGTTAGTCGTGCGATAGTCGAGGCGTCAGAGCCCATTAGATCTGTATTAAAATTCCTGGTGTCTGAAGCTGGGGTATGTATTATGCGGCGTCCTTTTCGGAGGAGGCTGGATGGGTCTAGGGAGACCGTAAATTCTCGCATCAGTCGCTACATCGGCATTGGCGCAGATCTTGACCTCATGTCGATGACGAAGCAATATCTTCTCGAAGCTTAGTAGGAGTTACTCATGGGTGGCAGGGCAGCGGTACTTTTGAGCGGTGGCATTGACAGCACCGTGGCGTTACATCTGGCGTGCCGGAATCACGGCAACGAGTTCGTGATTGGGATGTCTGTTCATTACGGCCAGCGCCACAAGAAGGAAATCGAGTTCGCCGACAAGACGTGTGCACAGCTTGGTGTGCAGCGGAAAGTCATCAACCTTGACTCGGTTATCCCTCCGACGATGTTGACCGATGATACGCGCGAGGTTCCAAACATCTCGTACAGCGACATCGTTGGTACGTCTCCGACTTACGTTCCATTCCGCAATGGCTTGATGCTCTCCGCAGCAGCATCAGCGTTCCACGGTGGATTGCAGAACGGCGAGTTCGGCGAACCAACAAGCGTCCAGAATGCCGGCGAGCATTCCTTGTATTACGGCGCACACGCCGAGGATGCTCAAGGTTGGGCCTATCCTGACTGCACGCCTGAATTCAATGGAGCGATGGCGAACGCTATCTTCATTGGCACGTATCAGCAGGTTAGGCTCTGTACCCCCTTGCAATGGTTGACTAAGGGGGATATTATCCTTCTGGGTGAGCGGCTCGGCGTAGCCTGGGATAGCACCTGGAGTTGTTACAAAGGAGGTGAGTTACATTGTGGAGTGTGCCCAACCTGTCGGGCACGCCGCGCAGGGTTTCAATTGGTTGGCGTCACCGATCCTACGGAGTACGCTGCTTAGACGTTTTTAAACCTGTTTGTTCTGAATGAACAGCAATAGCAAGGAAAATACAAATGGCGAATTCTAAGGTTGAAGCAGAGCTGTTGAAGGCTCTGAAAGTTAAGAAGCAGAAGTCCGGCGAGGACGAGCAGGATTATCTCGGCCGCGTGCTGAAAGCCATCGACGACCTCAGCGATGACGGCTGGTCGGATCTCTCCGAGCCGGCGCAGAAGTGGGCAAACGAGGCCGCCAAGAAGGCCAAGTCCAAGAAGGACCTCCCGAGCTTCCCGGCCGACGCCGACGAGGATGAAGACGAGGACGAGGAAGAAGAAGACGAGAAGGCCGCCGAGGACGAAGACGAGGAAGAAGAAGACGAGAAGCCGGCGAAGAAGTCGGCGAAGAAGGAGGAGAAGAAGCCCGCCAAGAAGGAGGAGAAGAAGCCGGCGAAGGACGACAAGAAGAAGAAGGCCAAGGACGAGGACGAAGAAGACGAGGACGAAGAAGAAGACGAGGACGACGCCAAGTCGAAGAAGAAGGCCGGCAAGGAGAAAGCCAAGGCTGACGACAAGGGCGGAACCAAGCGCGGCGGCGCCACCGGCGTTACGGCGAGCATCAAGACGATCATGCTCGAGGATCCCGCTATCTCGGTTGAAGACCTCACCAAGAAACTTGCCAAGGCCGGCTTCGAGACGATCAGCAACATGACGGTCACCACCGTCCGCGCCGACTTTCGGCATACGCTGAAGATCATGCTGGCAGGCGGCGGCCTCAGCAAGGCGCTCGCGGCGAAGATGTCGGAGGAGTAGTCGCTTCTACTAGCGGCGATCTCTAGTAGGGGAACTGGGTCCGCTCGGTTCCCCTGATGTTATCATTATCCGGGGTACATTCAGTGGCTATCACCAATCCTATTCTACGCGCCAGAGTTGAGCAAAGCGTTAAAGACGTTATCCTTGGCCTGACTGATAATGGCCCCAGCGGACTGCGCCCAGGCATGGCCGAAACTCCGGCGAGATACGTTAAAGCTATGGAGACCTTGACCTCCGGATACGGCGTCGATGCGAGCTCCTTCTTGAAGTCATTCAAAGACGGGGCGGAGGGTTACGGTGGTCTGGTGTTTCAGGGCCAGATTCAACTCTACAGTTTGTGCGAGCATCATATGCTCCCGTTCTTTGGGGTAGCACATGTTGGTTACATTCCTGATGGGAAGATCATCGGCCTGTCGAAGATCGCGCGCTTGGTGAATATGTTCGCGCAGCGGTTCCAGGTCCAGGAGAGGCTTACTCGTCAAATCGCTCAGGCGCTGGAAGAGTACCTCGATCCTAAGGCTGTAGGTGTGGTGCTTCGCTGCCGCCATATGTGCATAGAGATGCGCGGCGTGCAGAAGCCGGGGACGATTACCTACACGTCGCATCTAGAAGGTGACTTCCTGCATGAGCCTGAGGCGCGGGCGGAGTTCCTGAAGTTTGTTGAGATGGCAGATAAGGACGTTCGCATATGAAAAGAATTCGGGTAAACTCTCCTAAGGTGCGAACCGAAGGTTTGCAGCCTATCGACGTAGAGCTGATGTTAGACTCTGGCGCCTTTGGAGCGTGGACCCGGGGCGAGGAGATCAAGGTCCAGGATTACATCGCTTTCGTCAAGGAGTACGGACATCTATTTCATTCCATCGTCAACCTTGACGTTATCCCAGGTGACTTTGGACGGAAGAAGACTACTCAGGACGTGGAGATCGGCGCACGCCGTTCGTACGAGAATCTCCAGGAGATGAAGGCAGCAGGTATCCCGGCTGTTCCAGTCTTCCATCAAGGTGAAGAGTGGCGTCATCTCGAGCGGCTGCTCGAGGACGGTGAGCCGTATATCGGGATATCGCCTTCTGGTGACTCTATCTCGATGAATACGGGTTGGTTCGATCAGGTATTCGATCGGATAACAGATTCCCAAGGCCGGCCGTACGTCAAGACACATGGTTTCGGAGTCACGGCTGTTCCCGTGCTGTGGCAGTTTCCTTGGTACAGCTTTGATAGCGTAACCTGGGTGATTAAGTCAGGATATGGCTGTATCTTCGTTCCTCGCCCGGAGCCTTCAGGTGGCTCCAATTACAAGGAGAATCCTGTATCTGTTTGGGTCACCGGATCTGAGCGAAAGAATGATCGGTACGAGATCGAGATGCAGGGCTTGGAATATCAGGCCTTGGCTCGACGGTTTATCGAGAATGAAGTAAAGACGTCTATGCACAGCCTTCGATACGATCCCTACATTCGTATGGAAGCCATGGCGATCTACTACCAGAATCTCTCGAGGCTGTTGAAGTATGCTCCGTATCGGAAGCGCGGAACGTTCTTTCCCTCCAGCCACGAGTCTGAGCTTCCGCAGTGGGAGATGAAGAAGGCGATATTTGCAGTTGGGCCTACGGGAAATACGCGCCGGTCGGAGATCCTAAACAGGCTTGGAATCAAGGAGAGGCTTCTATCTTACTTCGATCTTCGTGACGCTGACCCCGCGGAGATCTTTGCCTACGCGAAGTACGGCGCAGTGAAGTCTCCTGGTCAGCGGAGGACGTTGCGTTTCAAGAATTGGGGGCGGGCAGAGTACTGGAACCGGAGAAGGATCCAGCTGGCTGAGAGAACCTTACGTCGAGGAACTACTCCCCCATATGTCGATCCGAAGGATGAATATTTTCTACAGGTGATAAAGGAACAACTTGATGAAGCGTGAGAGTCTGCTGGAAGTCCTTTCGACTGTTGATCCAGCCATCGCATCAAACGATCTCATCCCCGTGCTGACGCACTTCTGGTTCACGGGGAAAGCGGTGATGGCCTACAATGATATCGTGGCCATCTCGGTTCCATTCAAGACAGATTTCAAAGGGGCGATTCGCGGATCGCTCCTAAGTGGTGTTTTGAGTAAGTACGACGGCGAGGAAGTATCGCTCGTCCCCGAGGAAGGCAACGTGCTCGTGAAGTCCGGCCGCTCCAAGATGCGTATCCCGCTCATGCCGCCCGACTCCTTTCTGTTCACCTTCCCCAAAGTTGTTCCCGGCGACGAGACGCTGGTCGTGTCACGGAAATCAAAGCACGCGTTGATTCGTGCGCTGGACATCTGTTTGCAGTCTCTCAGCCGGCGAGTCTCCGAACCCCAGCGCCTTGGTGTTACGGTGGTTCCGACCAAGAACAAGTTGAAGTTCTACAGCACAGATTCCGTGACACTATCGTCGGCTTCTGTCGCCTCGAAGGACCACAAGCTTGAAGGGCACGTCACTCTATCAAAACTGTTCTGTGAGATTGCTCTGAAGCTTTTGCAGCGAACCGACGTCGAAGGTGCGTTGTTTTACATCGACAAAGAACACGTCAACATGCTCTTTGATGATGGAACAATTCTCTACGGCCGGCTCGTTGATGATCCCAACCCGCCGAAGTTCGAAAGCATTGTCGCGAGCTACCTCCCTGCTGGTGCCGACAATCAGCTGGCAGCGATTCCCAAGGACCTGCCTGCAGCACTCGACAGAGCTTACCTTGTAGTGCACAAGGCGTTGGAACCGACGACACGAATCAAGGTGGTCGCGGATGATGACGACAATACTACTCTCCGCATCATCTCGAAGTCTGAGCATGGCGACGTGACAGAACCAGTTGAGTTCGGCACGCATCCTGAAGTCAATATCAAGATCGACCTGGCGCGTTTCCGTGAGTGCGATCTCACGAAGTTTGACCGGATCCTGTTTGATCCGAAGTGTATCGTCCTTGCCAGCGGCAGCGATATGTACCATTTGATCGCAGTGCAGGGCCGGTAGGTCGAGCTCTGCGAGCAGCGGGCGATTCGCGATCCAGGCAGGGAAGCATAGCTGGATCGCGTTCCGCCCGTCTCTGCCTTAGTTTCACAGGATCACGGGGGACGGGATTTCATGGGCATTACGTCTATGACTGGATTCGTCGGATTAGAATCTTCACAGAAGAAGAGCAAGGCGACTACGCCAGCTACTCGATACTCCAAGGAAATGTTGCACAAGGCACAGTGCGCCGCTTGTCCACTGAGTAGTGCTATCGGGTTGAAGCATCCGCATATGAAACCGACTGGCTCGGACACGCCAGTGGTTTACATTCTAGGTGAAGCTCCAGGCCAGGAAGAAGACAGAACCGGCAAGCACTTTGTAGGCGTGTCGGGCTCTCTGCTGCGCGATAGAATTCCTTCCAAGTGGTTGGAGAAGCTTCGCTGGAACAACGTCGTCAGGACTCGTCCACCTGAGAACAAGACCCCAACCTACATCGAGATCGAGTGCTGCCGGCCCAGCGTCGTGCAAGACATCGAGAAGTCGAAGCCCAAGGCGATATTCGGCTTCGGAAACATTCCCTTGACGTGGGCGACAGGTCTCTCGGGAATCTCCATGTGGTGCGGCCGGCACATGCCTGTTAAAATCGGTGAGCACGTCTGCTGGTACTTCCCGATGTATCACCCGTCGTTCATCGTTCGCGGGGGCGGTGGTAAGGGCGGTGATAAAGACTACGGCTCTGAAGAAGAGTTCGCTTTCGAGATGCATCTGAAGCGGGCCTTCTCGATAGTTGATAAACTGCCCAAGCCGAAAGTCCACACTAGGCTTGACGCAGAGTCGCGCGTAAAACTTATCGACGGCTCCAACGGCGACGATGACGTTGAGAAGATCATCTACTACCTCAACAAGTTTGAGCAGGAGAAAGTTGTTGGTCTTGACTACGAGACGAACGGTCTCCGGCCATTCGCAGAAGGATCCAAAATCCTAACCGTCGGACTGAGTGGTAAGGGTGGGCACTCAATCGCGTTCCCGCTGCGACACAAACAGGCACCCTGGACGCCTAAACAGCTCAAGAAGTTGGAGGCTGCTTACGTGGCCTTCCTCGAAGGGTCGAAGTGCATCAAGGTTGTGCACAATCTGCCATTCGAGCTTGAGTGGAGTGTGACTAAGTTTGGCAAGGATACGCTGAAGAACGGCCGCTGGGGTTGTTCGCAATCGCAGGCCTACATACTCGATGAACGGTACGGATCAGGCGTCCTGAGCCTCGATGGTCTATGCCTTCAGTATTTTGGCATCTCAATCAAGTCGATCAATTCTCTGGATCGGGCCAACCTCGACAACCTGCCGCTCCAAGATGTCCTGCTCTACAACGGAGTTGATGCTAAGTACCACCGGCTAGTGTACCTGGCCCAAGCTGAGCGGCTGGAATCAGACGACCTCCTGGAACAATATTACCACAATCTGGAGAGGGTCGCCGCCCTTGTGCAGATGCAGGTTAAGGGTGTTCCTGTAAACGAAAAGAAGGCGGCAGAGTTCGACAAAAAGTATTTGGCGCAGATCGCGGTGATCGATAAGAAGCTCGAGGCATTTGAGTCTGTGCAGAAATACAAGAAGGTCTTCCAGGCTCCTTTCAAGCCAGGATCCAACGATGACGTGAAGAAGCTGATGACCAAGATTCTCGGACACTTCGAGATAACGTCAGCTGATGAGAATGCCATCAAGGGATTGGGTGAGGAAGCTACTCTCATCCTGAAGCGCCGCAAGATTGCGAAGCTGCACTCGACATACGTCTCGGCTGCTCTGCCAGGATCCCCTGTCCTGTTCGGCAATCGGTTCCATCCGATCGTATCTACGACAACGACCCGTACCTGGCGGACATCTTCGGACTCGCCGAACTCGCAGAACTGGCCGAAGTACGAAGGTAAGGAAGTACGTGAGATCATCGAGCCAGGTGGCGACCTGGTCGTGGTCGCGTTTGACTTTGGTGGTATCCAGGCTCGCAACGTCGCGATGGAATCAAAAGACGCCACCTTGATTAAGTATTTCCACGAGCGATATGATATCCACACGGACTGGATGGAGAGAATCATTCGTAGGCATCCGCAGTGGATCAAGGAAGGGGCGAAGAAAGTAGCGAAGGATACGAAGCTGGCGAAGCACTACCGCCAGCAGTCCAAGAACAAGTTGGTGTTCCCACTCTTCTTTGGCGCTGGCGCTCGGACGACATCATCAGGGTTAGGTGTCCCTGAAGCTATCGGATACGCCCTGGGAGATGAATTCAAGGAGGAGTTCCCGGGGATTGCGAAGTGGCAGAAGAAGACACGAGAGTCTTATCGCAAGAATGGATACGTGACGGGGTTGTCTGGGTTCCGGCGTCGCGCACCTGTCGCGCCAACGGAGATCATCAACACTCCGATCCAATCAGACGAATCGGTTATCGTTCTCGATGCTCTGATCCGCCTCACCGACCTTGATGAGGATCGGTTCATTCCGACCTTTGAGATCCATGACGACCTGACATTCATCTGGCCAAAGAAGGCTGTTGATCGGAACGCTGAAACGGTCATCTCGGTGATGCTCAACTCATCCTATGAGTGGGTTCATATTGTACCAATGAGCGTTGAGATGTCCGTTGGCACGAACTGGGCCAACATCGAGAACGTAGGAGAATACTTCTCCGACAATTGGAACGGTAGTATTGGGAGGTAGTATGTCGCTCGACGATAAGTTGACTATGGATCAGTTCCTGGCCAAGCTCGCGAAGACGAAGTTTATCGTGAGCGGCTTCTGGCAGGCAAGAGACGGAACCTGGTTCGTGGCAGCTGAGTCGAATGGGGTATACTACTACGGCCGCGATAAGGACATGGGGCTCTGTTTACGTCAGTGTTGGAGGCAGGTGTCTGGAGAAGGCCGCTCTTGGATCAGCTTCGACGACGTGATGAAGAATCCGACTAAGCCCATCAAGAAGATAGAACGAATTCGATTAAAATCTACTCCAACGCGAATTAGGTTGTAAGATGACATCATTGCACGCGAAATACCGTCCTAGCGCCTTTGAGGATGTTGTTGGCCACACGTCAGTTTTAAAGTCTCTCCAGAGCATCCTTCAGCGGAAGACCTCCAGGACCTTTCTGTTCCATGGTCCGTCAGGCACAGGCAAGACGACCTTGGCTAGAATCATTGCTGCTGAGGTTGGCTGCGAGCCCGGATACATCATGGAGGTGGACGCAGCTACAAATAACGGAGTGGACAACGCTCGCGATATTCAGGACACGCTTCGATACCTGCCGATGGGTCAAGGTAAAGGCAGGAAAGCTGTTATCCTTGATGAGGCTCATATGCTTTCCAAGGCAGCGTGGAACTCGCTGTTGAAGGCGTTGGAAGAACCGCCATCGCACGTGTACTGGTTCATATGCACAACAGAGCTTGATAAGGTTCCAGCCACAATCAAGACCCGTTGCACGTCCATTGGCCTCGCGCCGCTTTCGTCTGATCAGATTCGTGCTGTTGTTAAACGCGCAGCTAAGGGCGAAGGTCTGAAGATATCTGATGACGTCCTCGAGGTGATTGTTGCTGAGGCTCGTGGGTCTCCTAGGCAGGCGCTTGTGAACCTCGATGCCTGTGCCGATTCCAAGACTCGGAAGGAGGCTGCTGACATTCTGAAATCAGCGATCGCGTCTGATGCGACGATAGAATTGTGTCGCTTCCTGACTGGGAAGGGCGGCTCCTGGGCGAAAGCGATGGAAATTGTCAGCCGGCTGAAGGAAGAGCAACCTGAGGGTGTTCGGATCGTTGTCTGTAACTACGTTGCAGCAGTTCTCAAGAACACGAAGTCTGATAAGGACGCTGGGCGACTGCTGGCGATCCTCGAAGCGTTCGAGGGTACATACAATCAGTCAGAGAAGCTCGCCCCACTCTTGTTATCACTAGGGCGCATCTTGCTTCAGTAGTTTCTCGGTAGCGATATGTAACATGTGTGAGGTGTCTAATGGCTAAACGCGAAAGGGTGTCCGAGGCTGGCTTCGAGTTTCGGATGCCGATAGTTCCAGCGGAGCACATCCGCTTCATCGACGTTCAGGAAGAGGGCCTACAGATTGACGAGCACGCTCTCGAGGAGGAGCTCCAAAGTCAGGTCCCGTCCTACTATGAAGTGTCGAAGCGTCTAAGTCTCGAAGTATCGAGACGCGATGCTGCGAAGCACTACCTTAAAACTATCGAGGCTCGCGTCGATGGTACAATTCGTGGGGAGGCAAAGGAGGCAGGAGAAAAGTTAACTGAGACTACTGTTGAGAACCGCAAAATTCTCAACGCAGATGTCATCGAAGCTACTCAGATTCTGATGGATGCTGAAGCACGTGTGCGCGACCTAACAACCTTGAAGGAAGCATTCACGCAGCGGTCCTACGTCTTGAAGGATCTGGTGGCGTTGTACATCTCGAATTACTACAGTGGTAACGAGGCGGAGCGTGGTGAGAGAGCCGCACGCGCAGAAGATGTAAAGCGTGCGACTAAGGAACGGCTCGCCCGGCGCGCTTAAGTTGTAACTCAAAGGAGAGTATCCTAAATGGCGAAGGACAAGAAGAAGAAAAAAGGTAGTGGCTTTGTTTACAAGGCCACAAGTGCTGATCGGCTGAAGCGACAGGCCGAACAGACCGGCAGCCGCTTTGACGGCATCTTCAAGAACGGCGTTGAACTGTTCAAATTCAAGAACGGCGACAATACCTTCCGCATCCTGCCCCCGACTTGGGACAACGCTGAATACTACGGGCTGGAGGTTTTTGTCCATCCTTATGTCGGCGCCAACAACGGCACGTACCTTTGCCCGGCGCAGATGAAGAAGGAGAAGTGCCCGATCTGCGATGCCGCCAAAGACGCTCGCGATGCCGGCGACAAGGAGGAGGCTGCGCAGCTATCCGCGAAGCAGCGTTACCTTTTCTGGGCGATCGATCGTGATGATGAGAGCACAGGTCCGAAGATTATTGACATGAGTTGGTCGATGGATCAGGCGATCGCTGCTCTGTGCACGCACAAGCGTTCGGGCAAGGTGGTTGCGATTGACCATCCGGATGATGGCCGAGACATCACGATCCAGAAGCGGGGCCAGGCTCTCAACACGAAGTACTTCGGCCACCGGATCGATAGCGATCCTAGCCCGATCTCTGATGACGAGGAAGTGCAGGATCAGATCCTTGAGCAGATCCGCGAGACGCCTATCCCTTCGGTCCTGCAGTATTACAGCTACGATCATCTGAAGGCTATCATCTCTGGCGCCGAGCCGGAGACCGATGAAGACGAAGATGAGGACGAGGACGAAGACGAGCGTCCGAAGAAGAAAAAGGCCGGCAAGGCTGAGAAGAAAACCGACAAGAAGAAGCGTCGTGACGATGACGACGATGAGGACGAGGACGATGAGGACGAGGATCCTCCGTTCGATGAAGATGAAGACGAGGACGAAGATGAGCGTCCCGCCAAAAAGAAGAAGCCGGCCAAGCGTCGTGATGATGACGACGATGAGGATGAGGAGGAGGACGAGCGTCCGAAGAAGAAGTCCTCCAAAAAGTCTTCTCGGGACGATGATGACGATGATGATGAGGACGAGGAAGATGAACGTCCGAAGAAGAAATCCTCCAAGCGTAGTCGCGATGACGACGACGAGGATGACGACGAAGATGAAGAGGATGAGGATGAGCAGCCTAAGAAAAAGGCTGGCAAAACTTCCTCTAAAAAGTCTTCACGCAGCCGCGACGACGACGATGAAGATGAGGATGACGAGGACGAGGAGGAGGACGAGCGCCCTGCAAAGAAATCCTCTTCTAAGGAGAGTAAGTCATCTGGAGGAAAGTCGGCACGCGCGAAAAGATTCGGGCGTTAGGCTTTAGCTGAAATCAGTCCTGGGGAGCTCAGTCTTCCCGGGACTTTTTGCACACAGGAGTTAGAATGGTAGAGCGCGAACGTCTGATGCGGGAGCGTGTTAAGGAGGGCGGGTCGTATTTCTCCGCTCCTAAAACGAGCCTCTCGTTTATCCCTACCGGCTCGAAGATGCTAGACCTAGCACTTGGAGGAGGGTGGATTGAAAATCGAGTTGCGAATATCATCGGAGACAAGGCCACCGGAAAAAGTCTACTTTGCATTGAGGCTTGCGCTAATTTTGTCGCGAAGCATGATGATGGAAAAATCATGTACCGGGAGTGCGAAGCTGCATTTGATCCCCAGTACGCTGAGGCGCTGGGAATGCCTCTGGACCGAGTAGATTTCGGTGATAAGTTGAGCACAGTCGAGGACCTATTCGAAGACCTCACCGAGGTGCTCAAGCAGGCGAAGAAGTATCCTATTCTGTACATCGTGGACTCGCTCGATTCTCTGTCTGATCGCGACGAGATGGATCGCGATATTGACAAGGGATCTTTTGGAGCAGCCAAGGCGAAGAAGATGTCGGAGATGTTCCGGCGCCTAATCCGCGAGATGGAGAAGTCGAAAGTCACGCTTCTCATCGTATCGCAGATCCGAGACAACATCGGAGTTACGTTCGGCCGGACCTGGACTCGCTCCGGCGGTCGCGCACTCGATTTCTACTCCAGCCAGACCTTGGTCCTCGCGCAGAAGGGTCAGCTGAAGAAGACGATCAAAGGTGTAGAGCGTCCGATCGGTATCGCGCTGAAGGCGAAGGTTGATAAGAACAAAGTCAGCCTTCCGTTTCGAGAAGCTGAGTTCAATCTGTCATTTGGGTACGGGATTGATGATATCCCTTCCTGCCTCGAATGGTTGAAGACGACGAAAGCCCTCGACCTTCTTGATATCGAGAAGGACGATATCAAGCCGTACCTGAAAAGCCTCGACCAGATGGACGATGCTGAATACGCTCGTGCAGTCAAGCGAATCCATAAGGTGGTGACTGCGCGATGGTACGAGATCGAATCTTCCTTCATGCCGAAGCGTAGCAAGTACAGGAGGTAGTCGTGCGTAGGCCGAAACTGAAGAAGAAGGTGAAGACCAACGATCCACCTGACTTCATATTGAAGATGAAGTCGCGCGATCGCGATAAGAAAGGTGCAGCCAAGATTGGTGCTGGCTGGACAAACAGTGCCGGAGGAATTAGCATCAAGCTCAACATGGGCGTGGTGCTGAGCCATCGGGACAACGAGGAGTACATTTTCACGCTGTGGCCGAACGAAGATGACGGTGACTACGACGAAGAACCCTTAGAGGATTGGTGATGCCAGCAGCAAAGAGACCAACGCCGAACGCCACTCTTGGTGACATGCAGTTAGATGCAGAATGGTCTGTTGTGAAAAAGCACACGGACGATCCTGATACAACCGCATGGCCGAGGCTCACCATCATCAGTAATCAGCAGATGCAGACTTCTTACAAAGTCGATCTCAGCCAGCGTGGCTTCACGACAGAATTTGATATGAAGAGACACGGCGTGTGGCTCTTCCTCGCCGAGCTTGATAAGGTAGGTCCTAAGGCTGCGAAGAAGATCAACTTCAAGAGCAAGGGCGCGAACCAGCCACGGTTCGATTTCAACACGATGGCTGGTCTGTTCAGAGGTATGAGTACGGAGAAGCACAACGTCAAGGTTGAAGTTTGGCACGACTTTGATGGTGCTGTTTCGTACTTCTGGATCTTCGCTCCGATTATTCATGTCCGGAGCACAGGCCAGTATTTCGGTACTCGGATCATAGACGAAAAGTGATCCATCGATGCTCCGCGAATCTGGCATAGACTCGCGGACGTTCAGGCTCTCCGCTATGGCAGCAGCGGAGAGAGGCGTTGTGCCAGTCGCTCGCAGAGATTCAAAGGGGCTCAATGGTCGGTCAAGGGAAGGGCGCAGCGTTCGAACGCGAGGTATGCGTGAAGCTGTCCGAATGGGTTACGGCAGGAGAGAAGAAGGACGTGTTCTGGCGCACTGCGATGTCCGGCGGTCGGGCGACAGTGTTCAAGAAAAAGGGATCGCTCTTCAGGCAGTCAGGTGATATCTGTTCAGTGGCGCCAGAAGGAAACGACCTGACGAATAAATTCTACTTCGAGTTGAAGTTCTACAAGAGCTTAGACTTCGCTGCCTTCTTTGTGAAGGGCAAAGGTGTCCTAGGTGCGTTCTGGCAGAAGACTCAGAACGAGGCTAGGTCGTACGGGCTCAAGCCAGTGCTGATTGTGAAGCAGAACTGGATGCCCGTCTTGTGGGTAGCGAAGAGATCGCACATGCCTGAGCATTGGATGCGAAATACACGAATCTTTCGAGTGGACGTTGTCCATATGCATTGCAGCATCTTCAGGTTTCACGACATCGTGACTTCTGAGTACGATGGCAGGATCAGACGAATTCGATTGTAAGGAGTTGTATCATGTGTAACTGTAGTGTCCAAGACGTTCATGACTACGGTCCATGTGGTGAAGATTGTGATAGTGTAACAAGAGGAGACGACATGCTCACGAAGTATTTGAATACTCCTGGTGATGGCCAGAGCGTTATTTTTGATTTGGATGGCTGTATCGCTGACTGCTCTCACCGGCTGCACCTTTTGGAAGGGAAGCCTGATTGGGATGCTTTCTTCGCTGGTGCTGGCGCCGACCTTCCGATCGTCCATAACCTGTTGCTGCTGCACATGTTTTGGAAGAAGGGCTTTACGATCATTCTGATGACCGGCCGGCCTGAGCGGATCCGCAGCGATACTGATCAATGGCTGACCACCTTGGGCCCGAGTGTGATCGGCTACGATATGCTTCTGATGCGAGCGGACGGTGACTACCGTGCTGATCACGCGGTTAAGTGCGAGATGGTTCGCATGTTGAAGGAGAAGGGCTACAACCTTATACTGGCATTCGACGACCGCGCCGGATGTGTCGATATGTTTATCGAGGAGGGCGTTCCGTGCTTACAGGTTCGGGCGCCTGATAAGATGGAGATGGTGAAGAAATATGAACGAGTCGTCGAATACATCTCAGGGGAAGGCACGGAGCCCGGCACGCGAGTCGTCGAAGGCACGCCGCCTGAAGCGGCATAGGGTTCTTGTAGACATCTGGATGGGGCGCCAGACTACAGAGAAAGGTGCCATCATGGAGGTGCAGCGAATGCTTGATGCGTACGTTGTATCCGGAGATCAATTTGTAGTTGACCGCGCAGAGGCGAGAAGCTACACCGGTAAGCGCCGCGACCAGGTGTGCTCCACCTGTAATCGAGATACCAAGGCTCCGCTGTTCGATGGTTGTATGACTGAGAACTGCCCACGGGGATACAAGCCCTGCCTCTAGGAGACTCCCATGAGCGTATTGATAACAGCAGACTTGCACTA